ATGTATACCCGTTATAGTTACAACCCGTCGTTGGGACGTACCTACGTCTACGACAACAAGTACTACAAAAATCTAGGAGCAGTCATTAAGAACGCCAACCGCAAGAAGCACTTTATCGAACATGAACTCGAGGAGAAAACACTCGATCCCCTAGACAGATTTCTAGTGGCCGAGGACCCCTTCTTGGGACCGGGCAAAAACCAAAAGCTGACTCTCTTCAAAGAGATCAGAAATGTTAAGCCCGACACGATGAAGCTCGTCGTGAACTGGAGCGGCAAAGAGTTTCTCAGGGAAACTTGGACCCGTTTCATGGAAGACAGCTTTCCCATCGTTAACGACCAAGAAGTCATGGATGTTTTCCTCGTAATCAACATGCGTCCCACTAGACCCAACCGTTGTTACAAATTCCTGGCGCAGCATGCTCTGCGTTGCGATCCCGACTACGTGCCCCACGAAGTCATTCGCATCGTTGAGCCATCATACGTGGGCAGCAACAACGAATACCGTGTCAGCTTGGCCAAGCGAGGCGGTGGCTGCCCCGTGATGAACCTGCACTCTGAGTACACCAACTCTTTCGAAGAGTTCATCAACCGTGTCATCTGGGAGAACTTCTACAAGCCCATCGTGTACGTTGGTACCGATTCGGCTGAGGAAGAAGAAATCCTCCTAGAGGTTGCTCTGGTGTTCAAAATCAAGGAGTTTGCGCCTGATGCACCTTTGTACAACGGACCGGCTTACTAAATAATTCAAACACAATAGTAATACGTAAGTATTTTATTGAATTGAGCTTTAGATGGTTGTGGCTTTGTTGATTGCGGTTGCGAGTTCGTACAATAGTTTTTGAATAGTGTCTTTGTCGTTGGTGGTGTGCTGCGACTTGTTTAATGTTTCCGTTATAGTTTTAGATAGGGTCTGTATGTTAGCAGGTATTTCCATTGGAAATCCTGCAATTTTTTTTTGGTACACGTTAAATTGATTTTTGTAACCGGCAATTTCTTCGGGTTCCGCCAACCAATCTTCGGCATTTTCGTTTGCATTATTGTCGCTCGAAGATGGAGCGTGAGAAATGCGACGTGCAGTGATATCATCTCTGAACGAATCGTTTTCAAAGGATTTCTTAAAAATATCAGCAATTGATGCGGCGCGGATGGGCTGTTGCACTTCTTGGATAGCTTTTTTATTACGCAGCGTCGACGATTGTGGTTTTGCTTTGGATACGGGCGGTTTCGATTGAATTTTAAGGGGAGCGTCTTTCTCCGACAATCTTGCCAATCTAGCTTTGGACACTCGCAGTATTTGCGATGCTATATCTTCGTCGGGAGGCGGTGCCGTTTTCTTTTTGGGAGTACTGCTACTAATCGGTTGGTCGACAATTTCATTATCCATGGCCGGCGGAGGTGGCGGCGGTGGCGGCGGTGGTTGAGATCCAGATGCCTGTGTGGGTAAAGTAGAATTTGCAGGCGGTGGTGTTGGTATAGTTGGCGGTGTCGCGGGCAATGTTGGTGGGGTAACGGGTAATAATGGCGGGACCGGCGGTGCTGGCGTCGGTTGAATCGGGGGCAAGGATGGTGGTGCCGGGGGCAAAGATGGTGGTGCCGGGGGCAAAGATGGTCGCATATTAATTTCGGGCGTAGCGACTATAGAACCCATTTCGGGAGGTTGTTTTTGGGACGCGTACGCTTTAACCGTATTGGCGTCTGCGACTGGCTGCGAAATGTCGATAGTGGTTAATTCGTTCAACAACTGGTTCAGTTCAGATTCGTCGACGCGATACAATTTGTACAAGTCCAAAAATTGCTTTACAAGCGCCTCGATGTTGGATATTTCTTGTTCGCTCATTAAACGATTAAGTATAAGTTCTAAAGGCACTTTATAGCGACTGCTGTCGTTGATGCGACGAACCATATTCTCAAGAGTAGCTATTTTGGACGAAAGTGACGCGGGTATAGACGTTGACGCCAGCTGCGGCGTGTCCGTGCGCACAAAAACTTTATTATCGAATATATCGTTAGTCAATCGTAGCAGGTCCAAAGCTATTTTGTAATCGATAAATACATTATTTTCAAGATCGGGTTGGTGGCGGACACTTTCGTACAGTTCCGACGAAACTGGATTTGTCAACTTTGTAAATAAATCGACAACATCGTTGTCGTGTGTGCGTAGAAATTGCTTCACAGTTTGTGTGGCCATGGTGCTGGACAGACCTCTTACAATGGATAAAACCGTGATCGAATTAACCGAGTTTTTGTCGCAGTGCGAAAAAAGACCCGATATAAAATTATTCGACGGCAAATGGAGCACAGTCGCAGTGTTGGAACATAAAATTACTCAGAAATTGCTTGTAAAAAAAAAGATTAAAATCGATCACTACAATGCGATTGAATCGTTGGTGCACTCTTTGCTGGGAGAAGAACGTCACTTTATCAGAATGTACTTTAGTGTGACTACTTTAAAACACCACATTCTTATTATGGATTATATTAAAGGTGGTGATTTATTTGATTTATGGAAGAAAAAAGAACGTCTGTCAACTTTGGAACTTAAATTGATTGTGAGACAAATCGTTGACGGGTTAGACATGCTGCATTATCACAACATTGTTCACAACGACATCAAATTGGAAAACATATTATACGATCGGTTTAAGCAAATACGCATTGCCGATTACGGTTTGAGTCGGATAGTCGGGCAGAAAACGTTAATGGACGGAACAAAAGATTACTATTCACCAGAGAAAATAAAGGGTGACAACTATCAGATACATTTCGATTGGTGGGCGGTAGGCATATTAACTGGTGAACTGAGTGCGGGCAAGTCACCGTTTAAGACTCATTTTGAAGAGAAACTTTCCCTGGAGGAATTGGCGGTCAGACAACAAAGAAAACTAACGTTTACCAGTGACTTAGACAAAAATGTCCAGACATTTATTAGTAGCTTATTACGGTACAATATTAATTATAGATTAACTAATTACAATGAAATTATTAAACATAATTTTTTAATATAAAATATCACAGATTGATTGATACAATATTATTTGGGTATTAATAAAGCTTATTTACAATGTGTCCATCAAGATTTTATTCACAAATTTTCAATCCTAATACGTTTACAAAATGATTGAGTATCTTCCGTTTCATCGATAAGAGTGGTCAGCACTCGTTTCATTTTAATGATGGGTTTCTTTGGCTTGAAAGCTAACTCGTCCGCTTCAATCATGACGCAGTCATCATCATCATCAGAATCGTTGTTGGCGAACGTTGACGGTGGCGTTATTTTGGTCAAGTCTGTAAAAAAGTCATCATCACGCTCCAACTTGATGGTGACCTGCGGCTCTTCTTCGGTGGTGTGTTGTATTTGATACGTGTAATAATCAATCGCTCGGGAAGGATCGCCCGGTTCAAGTTTGACAATGTCTACGCCAGGTTCATTTTTAATGTTTTCAAGGGTTGTTAAAAAATCATTTTCGTCCACGCTATTTTCTTGAAAATTATTCAAATTTGTATCCAAAATGCCAGATACAGCTTGGGTCAACTCCATGGCGTCGACAAAAGGTGCGGCGGCGGCGTCGGCATCGTTGTTTTCGCTGCACAATTCTTTCAGAACGTCATCAATTTCATCGGGAGTTATGGAACGCTCGGCGGTGGTGATTGTAGGTGTGGTGGTCGTGGTCAGTGTAGTAGTGGCTGACATAATCGAAGCGATAGTTTCGGTGGCTAATAACGTCTCCGCCACTTTGGCCGCAGCTTGAGTTTCAGAAATAACCGCAGTAGCTTTGTCCGAATAGTCAAGATCCATTAAAGTAAAGTTAAAATCATCTTTACCTTTAACACTGTCAAACGCCGCAGCGATGTCTGCTGTAGTAGAATCCGCTTGGGGTGAGTCGACTTGCGTTGGTGCGATGTTTGATGCTGCCGGCGATGTTGGTGTTGACGCTGCCGGCGATGTTGGTGCTGACTCCTCATTTGCTGGTGATGCCGGCGATGTTGGCTTGGAATCGAAGATGCTGTTTAACTTGGATGTGACAACTTTTAATGATTCAGACAAATCCATAGGTCGTTCTGGAACAGAGCTGGCATCTTCAACATTAAAACAATCGCGTGTGTCGCCTCCTTCTTCTTCTACGTCAAAGTCATGGTTACTTTCGTTATTGCTGTGACGTGAAACGTTGCTGTTGTGTTCTGAGACGTTGCTGTGTCGCGAAGCATCGGACTTAGATGACAATCTTGAGGCTGCACGCTCGATGAATGCGTCGGATGTGACAGCATTGTCGTTAATGTTGCGTTGAATAATCTGAACGGCTTGACTCACTTTGACAGACTCTTTCGCGGACAAATTCGACGACGAACTACGCTTCTTGCGCATTAATGGACTGTTGCAAAAATTCTCATAAAAACTGTTGTCGCTTAGATCGTCAGCATTGACAGATTTTGGGCGGTTTTCTTCATCATCGTCACTACTATCACTGCCAACATTGTTTTCTTCAAACTCGCTATCGCTATCATCTTTGGCACATGCAATACAGCGTTTGTCAATAAAGCTTTTATGTGCACAATTAACGCAAAGATTGTGATTACAGTTGTCTTGAACGTGATAGGTAAACATATTTGGACATCTATGGCATTTGGTCACAATGGCATCGAGATCGTTGGCAGTGAACACATCAAACATTGATGGTAACTGTTTCTCAATTTTCTTCATCAAATTCGCATGCTCTTTTTTGAGAAAAACTTTGACATTTTTATCGATTATATGCAAAATGTCACGTATCTTGTCTTGAAAATTAATGTGCTGTCTGTCGATGCCGAGCGAGTTGACGCGTTCATATAGAGCTTTAAATGCGACACTGGCCTCCGCAAAGGATTTGTTGGACAATTTAGACATAAAATCTTTTACAAGACAAAATTTCTGGTTAGTCTTGTTGATTTTTTTGTAATATCTCTGGTAGTCCATGGTGCAAAATAATACATGAGAAATTATGTTGCATTTGGTGATCAGTGTCAACAATGATTTCATTGCTGTCGCATCTTTGCCAGGAGCCATTTTAACTAAAGTGTTATAATATGCTTCATACCGGTTGGAGTAAATGTAATGATCCTTGAAGCTCACACCGATGTACTTGATTTCCTTGGTGTTGACGTTGATGTCAAGCACGTGCTTGACGGGCGAAGTATCTTGCGTTTGCAGGTACACGTGTACCGTCTCTGTCACCTGGTTGTGCTGAAACTGCACGTGCTTGTAGGCAACAGGCATCTAAAACAATACAAAAAAACCTATTAACATACAAATATTAAACACAATTCAGAACCTGTGACATACAGAATATCAAACAAAACAAAAACATTTTTAAAGAAAATACAATATAAAAATACTTACTTGAGTATTGGAGAGGAACCACTGCATCATGTTGACTGAGGAATAGAGAGCTCTTGGTAGTTGTTGTCCTTACGGCTGCTCAGACTAAACTGAAATCCAACTTCGTTGAAGGCTTATTTATACCCTCCGTTATCTTGGGCACACACATCGAGTACGTGTCTAAAGTCACGTAGGCCAAACGCCATTGAGTGGCATGACATCATGTTATCAGAGATATGGTATCGTAATCTTTTAATAAAGTGGGGGACTTGGATATAAAGACATACAATCGAAGTTGGATTTCAGTCAAGCATCAGCTTTGCTACAGTACACATCTACTCTACTACCATGTACCGTTCAGTCGACGCCATTGCCCGCCGCACCCGTCTGCAGCAGAGACGTCGTGAACAGCTGCTGCCTCCGCTAGCGTCGAGTTCGTGGTCCCGCATCGAAGCTCCTGCAGTGCCGGTCTCTACACCCGTCGAGGCCATGTTGTCATTGACACTTGACAACGATGTACGTGCCGTCCTTCAAGAAGCCGAAGACCTCCTCAATGAAGTACCATCATTGAAGTCTGCAGACATGCAGCAAGCTGAGTCATCATCTTCAGACAAGCAGCAAGCTGAGTCATCATCTTTGCAAGCCGAGTCATCATCTGCACAGAGTTTAGACGAAGAACTGCAAGCTGTTTTGAGGGAAGCTGACGAGTTACTTACCGATTATGGCCACTCTGAAAACGAACCTGCTGACGAATACAACGACGCTACGCTGCAGGCCATGGTTGCAGACATTAACAAGCAGTACAAGAAAATTATGGGAAATACAAGATTACTTCGTCGCAGCAGCCGCAAAGCTATGCGGTTTTATTATCTACACAGCGAACAGCCTTCACATCAGATGGTGACACGTGCTCGTCGTGCTCTTGTTTTTGATAATAATCGTGATGTGTGTGTGTAAATTAATAATAATAAAATTATACATGTAAGTTTGTAAATAAACAGATTTTTTGTTGTAACAATTGTATCATTATTATTGACTTTAATAATGAATAATATCTTTAGACCCCTACGTCGTGTAAACAAAGTTTACACCCCTACTAATGCTGGTACTTTTTTAACAGACAACGTTAACGTTGTGGGTAATTCACCGGGTGGCTTTACATCAGTGCTAAACAATCCTCGCACTGTCGATATCGGTAACAATAATGTTTTGGCGGGCTATAATCTAGGCAATAACAATTTTATCTCAACGGCCGACATGAATAGTGTTATGCGCAATAATGACTCGTCACAAATACGTAGAGTGTTTGGTAATAACGTGACTGATACAGATATGACGGGTCTCTCGAGAATGCGTCAATCAGATAATATTCCTGACGCTCGATTTAATAGCGCTCAGTTGCGTAAGGATAGCGTTAAGACTTCTAACCCTTCGACAAATACCACAACTCCAGATGGTGTCCAGAATGTACTAAATAATAATCCTAATTTAAACAGACATCTGACAAATTTAAAAACGGCCGGTTATGCGGGACTGGCAGGGGTCGGGGTGTATTTAGTGTTTTCGGCGGCTACCCTTGTGCAGGACATAATCGAGGCCATTAATCGTACGGGCGGCAGCTACTATGTCGTGGGGGAAAATGGTGGTGAAGACGCAACGACGTGTCTGCTTACGCATCGAACGTGTCACAACACACATATCGGTGATGATGTGAATATATGCAATCGTGATCCGCTATTAACAGATGCAAACCTCCTGAATGTTATCTGTCGTGGGTTTGATTATGAAGTAGAAAAAACTGTGTGCAGAGCGAGCAACCCTAACGCAGACGTTACTACGCCTCAATATGTCGATATATCACAGTTAGAACCTCATCAAACAATCATGTGTATCGAACCGTATAATATGGGCGATTTAATAGGGGACCTGGGGCTTGGAGGGCTCTTGGGAGAAGAGGGCCTAGTAAACAAGTCATCTAATAAAAGCAAAAGTATGAGCGAAAGTCTTTTACCAGCTCTTTTAATGATAGGAGTCATATTATTTGTTGTATTTATAGGTTACCTAATGTTTAAGAGGCTAGGCAGTGGTTCGGGTGGTATGAATCTGCAACCTATACCTACACAAGTGGCTCCTATAACAGTGCCCATCAGAACGGTGGCAGCATAAAAATAAAGTCAAAACTATTTATGTATGTATATTATTTATTAACATATAATCCCAACACCAATTATACAATATTATTATGCAATAAAAACCCTACACCATTATACAATATTATTATGCAATTACAACCCTACAACCTTTATACAAAAACAAATTTATTTTTTATTTTTCTTCACAAGACTCTTGTACAAATCTAAATCATAATAGCGTATACACTTTAAATTCTTGGTTTTTTCAACAACACATTGTTTATAGTATTTTATACCATTAATAATGTTAGAGTCACGAAAGAAGAGTGCATCGGTGAAGCCGCATTTAGTACAATACATAATCGGATGAGTTTTCTTATACAATTTAGCGTCGGTACAGAACGTGCAACATAATGTACATTTAATGTTGTAATAAAGCACGTAATCAAAACGTGTATTGTACACGCGCGTAGTGACCTCATAAAAATAATCACGCAAAGTGCGATCGTCAAACGTTTTAACTACTTTGAGCATACTGCTCTCGACAGGGTAAAACTCAAACTCTGCCGACGGAACGTCTGGGTTATCTTGAAATGTACTTTTGATAGTGCAATCAAAGTCGGTGTCAGTAAAGAGGGTGCGACCATAAGTACGCAAATTAATCTCTGAAATCTGCTCGTAAGGTTGTTTTTCGGCAATAATTGATTTAACCGTGGCATAAATGTCGTGATAATTGCGCACGGGTACCTGACGCTTAACAACTTTATACTCCAAATTGATAGGAAATATGTACTTTGTTAGAAAACCCAACGCACACAGACGTTCTACATTAACCAGTTTGAGATGAGGAAATAATTGTAATACGTTGTAACGATCGTCACCTTTATAATCGCTTGCGCAATTATTACACATCATTAAAAATTTATTCCAACGTGTGGCCGAGTCGTCGAGATCGACCTCAAGATCGATTACACAATAGAGCACTTTGCAATGAGGACCAAAGAACAAATCGCACGAACCCTGACACTTTGTCATCTTAGTGTTTTCCACACGATTATTGTTATCGTAGCCCAGCAGTTTGAGATTGTTGAGGCGCAGGCGACCGCGCGCGTAGTCGGCGGCGAACCGCGACACTGACACGAGCAGATTATAGTTTTGGACGCTCAGGAACTTGCGCCGCAAATCTCTGGGCACCTCGGGAACAATGTTGGTGTTGATTTTAGCAGTGACGTTTTTCTTGACGGTTCTCATCTAAACACACAAAAAAACACAAACAGTTAATACCAGAAAAAACAACAAAATTATACAAATTATTAACAACAAATATCAGAAACAAAAAACAACAAGATTGTGAGATATTTACCTTTGAAGACAGCTAATGGTGCTTCGTGCGCGAGCCTCGAACAATGAATGATGTTGGAATTCACTTTAATGCTTTATATATAATGTCCCTTATCAATCAGCCTAATGATATGTAATTACAGGTAATGACAAGCTTATCTTATCAAGTGATTGATGCTAATTGTACGTGACCGACGGCACGTACTTTTTTGCAGTGCAAAAAAAGTCACCTCTGATCCTACACCGATATACAGTGGAATATTTCGAATCGTAGACTATTATACTAGCATAGTCTACACTGTAGTATATGGGCCCTATATACTACACTATAGAGACTTTTTTTGCACTGCAAAAAAGTTCATTATCGTTATCGCCTAATCTGTAGACTTATTGTTATCGCTTAAGACGTCATGACGTGCTCATTGTTTGGTTTCTTTGTTTGATAATCTAATCAAGTGTAATTATAAGCGATAATAATGTCGTTTCAAGTATAAAAGAACGATCTTGGCCAGGACACAATCAGTCTTTATTCAGGCATCATGGAGTTCAACAAAGTGTTGTGTGTTTTGTGTGTGATTGTGACAGTGGCTTTCTGCAAGAATCTGCCAGAAGCCGGAGAAGCAGCAGTTCCAGTGAAGACTACCCAGGACATCATACAAGTGACGCCACTCAAGTCGGATTCTGGTTTGTACTTTCAATACATTAACAAAGTCAAGTTTATTGAGAGTATTTGGAGTTTTGTCATTGAAATGGATCATGGGGCCGTTTTCCAAGAGTTAATTAAAGTGTATCAGTCTACTGTAGACTTGGAACAATCCATACATACTAATGCTATCAACATGAGTAGATGCACTAATGCAGAGTATATGCAGTTAATGATTAAACCATTAAAAAACCGCATTTCTGCCATGGTCAAAACACATGCTTTGATCGATCAAAAACTTGCCAAAACCCCTAAGGGCACTAAACTAGACGACGTTACTCTGCCTCCTCCTCGCCGCCGGCGCCGTGGCGCCTTTGATTTTGTTGGACACATCGATAAATTTCTGTTTGGCATCATGGACGCTGACGATGCTCATACTTTGCATAAACTTGCAAACAGTACAAACTCACTCAATAAACAAGTTGCCCAGCTGACAGACGAACTGATCAAGTTAACCGATTATGTTGATCACGAAACAACCATTTCGTCCTACCAAGAACAATTTCGATATTGCGAAATGGTCAGCGCCAAACTCAACATGTTTTGTGCCAAGATTGACGAACTCGAAAATCTCTATATAAAATTGGATCGCGCCGTGGACTCTGCCAAATTGAACCATTTGAATTCACTGGTGCTTACCCCCGAACGACTTTTGACCGAAATGCGCAAGATGCAGGACAATATGGGTACATTCCACTGGCCTGTACCTTCACCTTTGACACTTGAGAGTATGCACGGCCTGATCGACACTGTTGTGAACACTCACGTGTTTGTGACTCACGACCGCAAGCTGCTCTTCATCATCGAGGTGCCTCTGGTTGAGGCGCGAAGCTACGATCTCTATCACACCATCCCTCTGCCGTTCTGCAACCATACGGAAAAGTGCGCGATTGTGTTACCCGATAGTAAATATCTAGGTGTGTCTACTGATCAGCGTACATATGTGCGTCTTGACGACTTCAAATCGTGCAAGTACACCGACGACGGTTATCTGTGTTACAGTTCTATAGCCGAATCGCAAACTAGTTTGGCTCGTATGTGCGACATTCGACTCTTTACAAAATCCGATAAAGATGTGCAAGTGACTCGCGATTGTGACGTCAGATTAGGTAGATTTGAAGATGTATTGTTTTATCCCATAGCTGATTATAATAATTGGTTGTATGTTATGCAACACGATACCAATGTTAACGTGCAATGTCATAAATCTGATGGTATTCCAGCCGATCATAAATTTGACCCTATCAAGGTGTCGGCTGGTGTTGGCGTTATCCGGGCCATTGGCCAGGAAACTTGTAAATTACATTACAAATATGGCACTCTGCCCATCCATCAACTCAAAGCAAGCTATAACAGCAGCATTATTGTTAAAGTTAACATTGGTAGCTCTATTAATTTAACTGATGTGTTTGATAAAATTGACAGCATAGAATTAGAAAATGCCAAAATGAATGTCAATCTCGATCACTCTAGATTGCGCGAGATGACAATCAGGTTGGAAGACTTGCGACGCAACATTGCCAATAACACTAAATATAGCGGCGATGAGGTCAACGACAATAGCGAATCGCATTGGCTATCTAATTGGTTTAGCGGCGATGGACTATGGCACACCATTAAAACTGTTTGTTTGTTCTTTGTTTGCGCTGTATTATTTTTAATTTTTGGTGCCATAGTCTATTTTTGTTGTATATCTTGCTCTGTCTTCAAGTCTTGTTGTAATCTTTTTAAGAAAAAAGATAGCAAACGTTATTCTACTGACGACAGAGTTATGCATAACATTCCCACCTTGAGAAACAAGAAAAAGGCCAGGGTCTATGTTGACGATGGCAGTTTAGAGGAGGAAATTATTGAAATGATTCATGTTAATAAAAAGTAATTATGTAATAGATAATAAAGTATGGTAATGGTATTTTTGTAACAAATATGTGATAAATTTGGTGATGGTATTCAATAATAAATATATTCTATTGTTGTTATAATTTTATTGTTTTATTTTATTAACAAAATCGCTATAACTATAGTCACACATACAAGGGTTAAATTTACACACATACGGAACATTACTACCGTACAAGCTAGTATCACACACTTTAAAATTACCCACGGCAGTATAACTGTTCGACCATAGTACATTAACCTGCGCAAATGCTCCACAAAACATAGTCTGCAGCACCGCCACACCCAAACGTCCGTACACGCTATGGTACACATAAAAACACATACACACATTGTTAACATCACTGACTGGGGTTTGACAGGTTAGTTTTAAATATGGCAAGTCATCACTGCACACAGGTCTATTTAAATAGAACAATAATGGTATATAATTTAATAATGCCACACTGTGGGCCAGGCCGTTGTAGGCACAGCAAACATCATACATGGGGTAGTAGCACGAAAAAAAATTGTTGTCTAGATTACGACCGATATGGTCGTCGAACAGTGTAGCGCGCCAGCTATTCATCATGGCGCTATCTTTTTTAAAACCCATTTCAGCAGACAGTCCTCGATGCAGATTGCTGGCCGAGAACGAGTGCGCCAAGTCATTGACGTTAACTGTGCAGTCCAAAGGTGCAAACAGGTAGCCGTTGCTGAACGGTCGTAAGTAATAGTGACCCGAATGCATGTCGAGACGCATCATGTCTCCCGCCAGATTGCCGATTGTGCACACATAAACGGCATTATCCAACAGTGTCAAATCTAGGTTGCATGCTCCAATCACGTCGGCGCGCGTTGGCTGCACTCTGAGGCATTCTTCGTTGCGGTAATTAATTAAATCGTTAAACGATATAGCTTCGAATCGTCCTGAATGCATGACGCAATTAATTGGTAACGTCGGCAGCTGATAATTATTCAACACTAAACTATTGTATTTAGTAGGCGACGACGCTATACACTCGGCGCACAGCCGCAGCAATGTTGGTATGTTGCTAGCGGCCATGATAATGACTCACTTTCTTTAATCGAGCACGGATATATATGATCAGTGTGCAAGCAGCGTGTCTATTTTTCCGTTGATGTCATCGATTTTTTTGCTGTTGACCAGTATCAAGTCGATGGAATGTCGAGTCATATTATGCAAACGAGTCATTGTCGTCATGACGGAAGTGTGAAACGTGCTCATTTCTTGGCTGATATTATTGAATTTGGCCTCGACACTCTCGTAGATGACTACTAATAGCTTTTTAATGACGGCAATCTCATTATGCAAACTGTTGGCGTGCCATAGGTAAGCGGCCACCACCAATAATATAACCGTCGAATAATTCATATTGAAGAATATTATAACTCTTACTTTTTACGCATCATATCTTTAATAGATTTGAATCCGTCCAACATGGTGTCGTTACTGAATGCTATTTTATTAGTTAGATCGGCTTGCATGCTTTTGATTGTTTCCAAAGCACCACCGATATTGGCAAATAGTGCAGCATGCTCGCTCCGCAGTATATCTCGCCAAACCTCTGTATTGTTTAGCGATTCGTAGGACGCTTGTTGTGGTGGCTGCGGCGCTTGATATATAACATTATCGGTGGTGTTACTCAATTGATTGTTGCCGGCCAAACACTCTTGCAATGTACACAATTGTGTTTTAATATCGATCAGAGGATCGACGAGATGACTCTGCGCACCGATTATTAGATCACAGATCAATTGTTTTACAGCCTGCACTTGGCGCTTGTTGTGTGTGCTCAATTTGTATGCGCTTAGATAGCGACCGAGCGCAAACACGTGCACGTAATGCTTATTGTTGCGCGTCAATCGTTGGGACGAGATCACGTTTGCCCATAGCACCGCATGGCTGAAACCGCGTATCGTCACTAGAGGAGCAAGCAGCTTGGCCGCAGCCGTCAACTCAATGTAGCCGTCCCGATCATCGTCGCCGTTCTCAATAATGACCACCTCGAGCGTCTGGTCGTCGTACTGAAATTGCATCGAGTCGTCGTCATTATTGTGTGCATTAGTATTTTCGTACATTTTAGGGACTTCTTAATAACTAAACTGGAATAAGATGATTTCATTTTTTGAACACAATCTACTACCATGTATAGCAGTTACAATAACAACAAACTATTTTGCGAAAGGGAACGCGAACTTGGCACTTCGCGATACAACACCATGATGCGACAAAACGATAACATTCACAAAGAAATTCGCTCTTTAAAATCGCACATGTACGAACTGTGTCAGCAGTCGACAGCAGACCGTGGCTTGTGTAACCGCATCAAGTCATCCCTCGACAACAGCACAGGCGTCACCTACGACGCCATAATAAAGACACAATCGAAACGCAACAACAACAACAATGACGTCGGCACCGCGGTTGTTGTCGTGGACCCCGCGAAATATTAACATTGCCACTATCGATAAAGAAAGCGACTATGTTGTGTCGCTAGCCGATATCGATTTGGACGTGACCGCTTTAACGCCCTTTGTCGATAACGGACTGCGAGTGCGCTTATCCGGCATAAGACTGTATTATCTGATAAAAAATAAACCCACGATACATGTGACTACTAAAAGGGCAACCGCTACACCACCTCAGCGCAAGAGCATGAAAAACGTCTGCTTTAAAGGACAACACGAACGCGACGATATCGTCAAAGTGCTCAATCAAAAACTAAATATGCCCGAATGCATGGCGAGGTTCATGAATGATTTTTTGGTGCGACCGCGCGGCAACCGTTTTCGTAAACGTTTTATATTTAACTCGTACATTGCCAACGTGCTCACTTGCACAAAATGCAAGAAGCAATGTATCGCCGACGCCATGGCCACACTGTACGATCACGATAACAAGTGTGTTCAAGAATTTATCAAAATTATCTTTAAAGACACCAATGTTTATCTACCGCCCAATTGCGATAACATGAAGAATAAAGAAAAACTTTGTAATAAAACAGGCATGTGCAAAGGAAAAAACCCAGTTTGTAACTTTTAGCTTATCACACGCTATATAAAAAGATGAAAACGAAATCCAATATCATTGTAGGGGCAACATTCAATATGGCAACATCTAATCGCCTGCTACACAGGGGACCGACTAGCAAAATTTTAGCATTGTCAGTCTTTTCAAAAATTAATCGTCGAGTGTTTGATGGTCGGTTGAAGAACGTGTGCATCATATGGACAAAAAACGTGAATATACACAGCACGGGTCGTACAGTGTACGATCATCGCACGAAACAATGCTACATTCTCCTAAGTGTTAGACTGTTAAACAACACTCAGTACGGGTGTTTAATTGAAAAAATCATACACGAAATGTGTCATGCTGCAGTGTATGTGATAGACAAACGGTATCGCAAGAATCATGGCAAGCCGTGGATCAAATGGTTGCAAAAAGTGTATAATCTAAATCCTAGAGCAAGATTTGTGTAATAGTATTAAGTTGTATTATAGTCTAGTGTGTTTCTTTAATAAATGATGTTTAGAAATATATGTTGTTTTATTTTATTAAATTTGTAAAAGCCAACATTAATTCTATACCGTCGTTACCATCATACATCAATCTTTGCTTAGCCAACTTTGTGTAGCATGACGTAAATCGTTTGTTACTATTCAAATGAAGTTTGCTTTCAAAAAACATGTTTCGCCAAATCCAAGTTCGCCTAAGAATGATGCAATAATCTGTTTTTATTGCATAAACAATCTTTGCTTTTGAAAAACATGTTTTACCAAATCCAAGTTCGTAGCATGACGTAATTTGTTTGTTACTAGGTCGAATCAATCTTTGCTTTTGAAAAACATGCTTTGCGAAATCCAACTTTGATAAAGATTTGTTACTATGTCGAATCGATCTTTGCTTTTGATAAACATGTTTTACCAAATCCAAGATTGTAGTATGACGTAAGTTGTTTGTCACTTTAAATTAAATCAATCTTTGCTTTCAAAAAACATGTTCCGCCAAATCCAACTTTAATAGAATGACGCAATTTGTTACTAAGTCAAATCAATCTTTGCTTTTGATAAACATGTTACGCCAAATCCAACATTGATTAAATGCGTTACTAAGTCAAATCAATCTTTGCTTTTGATAAACATGTTTCGCCAAATCCAACTTCAAATAGAATGACGTAAGTTGTTTGTTTCTAATTTACACCGATTACGATTAAATGACGTGAGTCGTTTGTTGCTAACCTACTCGAACTTTGCTTTAGAAAAATATGTTACGACAAATCCAACTTCAAATAGAATGACGTAAGTTGTTTTTAAATTTAATCAATCTTTGCTTTTAATAATCATTACTCGGCAAATCCAAGAATGACGTAAGTTGTTTTTTAGTTTAATCAATCTTTGCTTTTAATAATCATTATTCGCCAAATCCAACTTCGAATAGAATGACGTAATGTGTTTTCTGCGATGCGTAATTTGTTATGAACTTTGCTTTTAATAATCATTGTACGCCAAATCTAACTTTGAATAATTTGTTACTAAGTCAAATCAATCTTTGCTTTTGCAAACCATGTTTTACGAAATCTAACATTGATATTATTTTGTATTAAGCTTCAGCAATCTTTACTTGTAGTGTTTGTTTGTCGTGATTGATCTTGACTTCGACAAGATTGTGACGATCTTGGCTTTTTAGAAAACATGTTGTGTGAAATCCAACTTTAATAGAATGACGTAATAATGTGTCAAAAAAAACAAATATATTTATTTACATTTTATTTCACAAAAATATTTTGCAATGTTTTTTACATTTTTTAATTTCCATAACGCTACTTCATCTTTAGGGTCTATTTTTAGATTTTGCAATAGACTTTTGATTAAAAGTCCGCAAAGTAACACATAGTAACGTTTATAATTGTTCTGAGGGTACATTCGATTAATTAATACATCTTGCCTCATGTTGTAATTGTCGTCATTTTTACTTAACACATAACACTCATAATTCTTTTCGACAAGCAACGGTAAACGCACTATATCACTAACGTTTAACCCCAGATGACGCGCCAGTTTTTCGTCCTTTTCAATGTTGTAATTTGCCGGTCGCGTTTCAAAGTACAGCTTGTAACGATTACGCTTCAGCATCAATGTATCTGCACGCTTCTTGTCCCCGGTCACCGCCAAAAATGTCCTTATTCCCAGATGCTCCAATATTTTCAGCTTCATCTCGTACGGTAGCGCAGCAGCAGTAACGCGAGCGCTGCGTCGACAACGTTTCGGAGCCATGTCGAAATCCACTTTGGATACCGAACACTAGCGTCGCCCGCTTTAATACGGTATCGTTATCATTCATTCTAGTATTATCTGTACAATATCACGAGGTTGCGTGGAAACTACCCATTCCTTGAATTTTTTAGGCTTGCGCTTCAGTTTATACTCGGCGCGTGCCACTTGCCGATAAGTGTAGGTGCATGGTGTCACGTACGCCAATTGTAGTGCACCTTTACTGGCACGTAGGCATTTTGCACCTTTACCTTTTTTGTGCTGAGTTAATCGGCGCGATATATTTTTTGTGATACCCGTGTACAGCATATCGCCCTTGGCCCGTATCAGATACAAGCACCACATTGCGCACTGTATAAAATCTAATGTTTTGTCGCTAAAACAATCAGTTGTACAGCAAACTCTTATACAAAATGTTGCAGACCCGTCTCGATCTTTACTATAAACAAAAGAAACTTCCCTTGTACACCTTACAAGAACTGTGCATGAGCGCCGTTCCCGGCAATTTGAAACTGCCCCACGGTTTGGCCAAACTGACTAAACCATGCGCCAAATGCGACAAAGACTTTTTATACGACCACAACGGCGGAGACCTGTGCATCAAATGTCGAGTGTGCAAATGCTGCGGCATGCACGGCAAGTGCATTCGAAAAAAGTCCGTGCTTGACGACACGCAAAAATTATGCTACTACGAAGATCCGTTATACGCGTGCACAGAGTGTCCTGCCCACACACAAGCGTACTGTCCCGCGTGCAGATGTTATGTGATATTTGTGTATACAGTGCGATTGTACGATAAATCTACCGGTCGAACGTGGCTCAGTGAAAATTGTTTTGATTGTATAGTTGATCAAGAGTGTTTCGATTGTCACAAAACGTACTCGGATTCGTATGACGTCTACGGTGATTACATATACAATTTATATTTTTGCACAATCAAAGATGAAGAACGTGTACCCGAGCAAAGAAAAGTTTGCAACAGGTGTTTTCAACGCCAAGCATATGATATATAAAATAAATAATTACAATCAATGACTGTACCCAACGTTTTATTTAACCCCGAACAGTGCGGTGACGCTGGTGTAATGGTTAGCATCCGTGACTTATAATCGCGAGGAGGGCGGTTCGATTCCGCCAGTTGCTGCGTTTTGTTTTTTAAGAGTTTATCACCATGATATTATTAGTATTTATTATTGTTATAATTACTATAATTATAGTACTATTTGTATTATTTTACACAAACACTAATGAACCTGTAAAAGTACCCGACGTCGTTGCCGAAGGCCCCACGTGCGACACTTATTATTTGAACGATAAACTTGTCAATTGTCCCGACAAACACGAGTTTAGAGAAACTAAATGTGTACCCATAGACGAAAGTGGTTGTACCGCCGCCCTGAATCCCACAAAAATTACTGCAAACGAAATGGTTTGTACCGATAGAAGCTACATTAGATTACGCAGACACCCGTGTCAAGCCATCAGAGACTGTCTCACGGCGGAGGTGACTGTTTCACGAGAGGGCTATTGTTTTGAGCTGCAAAACGACGGCACATACGTTGAAAAAGAATGCATGCAGGTTCCAGGATGCCGACATTTGGACGCCATTCACGTTCCCGAAGACAACAGTTTTGATAATGCTTTGACTGTTGACGAAGTGCCATGTCCTTTGCCGCCAACCGAACCGATACAATTTCATCGCAATGCCGATCAACCGTGCTTAAGCGGGTTTCAATGCATAAATCGCAACGAAGTGCACGAATTCTATTGTCTAACCAATTCATGCATAAACGATCAGGGACGTTGTGTAGACTGCGCATTGTACGACAGATGCTTGTACAGATTGGCGTACACGCCTGTCACGGCTATTGCAAACCCATAAAGTTTTGCAATAGGTCAGAAAAAAAAACATTAAGTTTAATAAAATATAGTTTATTGTTTACTAACATTTATTATTCAAATATCCAATACCAAACGAAAGTATATTCAAGCCGTGACATGTGATTTTATCCATAACTATGGTAGCTTTTTCCAAAACCGGTTGATCCCAATAGCACCCGGGATAGCGATATCCTTGACATGCTGCATGTACCGGTTTAATATTATCTGGTATATGACACACCAAATTCAATGATTTTCTAATTAGAGGATGCATTCGGTTGGCCACCATTTGATACAACACTGTAGCTCTGTCGTATTGATATGTAGAGTTAATGTTTTGGTACACCTTTTCTACCAATTGGCGTAGTTGTTGTTGTTTTTCTCGTGTAGATTCATTATGAACATCTTGCTGCGCTCTAGTTGTAATGTTGATGTTCATAGTTGCGCTGCATGCTTTGATATCGGGCGATATTTTCTCAATGGCTCGAATTCTATTCATTATGTCGAATAGAGTGCCACTTATTGGGTCGGCACAATTAGAACCGATTAAATCTACGCAAAACAAAAATACTAATAGTTTGATATTCATGTTTCGTTTGCGGATTCGTGGATACAACTGTCGATTTATGCACGGTTTAGGTATTTATAATCTAGCATTGAAACGATTGGTATTGACATAACGACCTTCTAGCCAATAATACAAAAACAAGTTAAATATAAATAATTTATTTTGGTTTGCACTCTTTGAGTTTATTTATACATTCAACGATTTGCGCAGCTTGGCGTTCCATTTCTTTTTCTTCGTCGTCAGTCTGGAGAGAATTTATACAGTCAAATATTAACGCAGCTTCGCGGTTAGTTTCTTTGTCGTCGATTAGTTTTATTATTTCATGTAGAACGTCATCCGCGTCGTCGTCGATGTTGTTGGTTCTATCTTGCAAACATGAATTAATGAAATGGTTCCAATTTTTCTCCCTAGTAATCTCCCTAGTAAAGTGTCTACTACAATTTTTACAAAATAATTCTTCGTAAAACCACTTTTTAAACTCTTTGGCATATGATATTTCCGAATTCATTATTAGCGACATAACACCCGCTTCGTCAATAAACACTGTGTTTGAATGCCAATGTTTTGGAGCGTTTTCCATATTTCTGGGTTTTGGAGCGTTTTCCATATTTCTAGGTAATGGTACCGTACCAAATATACACATTGGCTGGGGTTTTGCAGCAGCACACTCTAAATCTTCCCATTTTTTGCAACACGTGGATTTACATGATTTTTTATTGCAACATCAGGATGTTCGTAGCCCAATAACTCTGCAATAGTATTGGCTTCGTACACAGCATTTAGACAACAAAATTTGAAAGTCCAAATGTCCCATGTAACTCCGTCGAACATAAAATATTTATTCACAAGTCCCATTATTTTTTTTAATAGTGAATTGTGTGTAGACCGTTTGAGAATGAGATGCTTACAATTCTGTTTTTTGTTTGTCTTCGTATAAATAGTCAATTTGCTTGCCGCCCAGTCCTTTGTTGATAGCGTTTAAAAGGTCACCGTTGTCCGCGTCGATCTCCCAAGCGAACACACCCGCCAACTCGTGGTCCACCACGTACTTTGTTTTATCGGCCACCGATTTTGGATCGTCGTACGACACAAGATTACCGTCCGACTTGCGATACACGAATGCCGCTTTGGCCACTTCGTCGTAGGTGTAATCGTATGTGGTCAAATTGTGCACAATCTGCCGGTAATCGACCACACCGTCTTCCCAAGTGCCGGCGACGGGACCGGTGGCCGTGCCCGCGAAAGGATTATCACTATCGCTCTTCACACCGGTCCAACCGCGCCCGTACATTGCTACACCCAGTGCAATTTTACTTTTTGGTACGTGTTGCGCGAGCAACGCTTCTACGGCACGATCTGCGCAATAAGGTTCGTCGGGTTTCCAGGCGGGTGCAAACAATGCGGTTTGATGTCCCAGATCCGTAGTGGACCAGGCTCCTTTGAAATCGTACGACATTAAGAATATGGTATCGAGGTATTTTTGCGCTTCGGTGTAATCGACCACAGCAATCTTATCGTCGCCCGCGCTTATCGCGCTCGTCAACAGATAGTAACGATTGTGATGTATGCCGAGGGCGTCGAGCATGCCGCGAAGTTCACGCAGCAGGATCGTGTACGTGGCTCGATCGCGTTCGGCGTCGCCGACATTGGGGTTCGCGCCATTGCCGCCCGGAAACTCCCAATCAATGTCGACGCCATCAAAGAATTTCCACGTTTCTAGATACTCTTGGACCGAATCGATAAACGTTTGGCGCACGATCTTGTCGTGCATATGGAAAAATGGGTCCGAAAGTGTCCAGCCCCCGATAGACGGTAACACTTTGAGATGCGGGTTCGCCAATTTCGCGGCCATAAGTTGGCCAAAGTTGCCTTTGTACGGTTCGTTCCATGCGCTGACACCTTTCTGGGGTTTCTGTATGGCCGCCCACGGATCGTGAATGGCCACCTTAAAGTCGGCACGGCCCGCGCACGAACGTTGCAACGCTTCGAAACTGCCCGGGACACTTTTGAGCGCATCGTTGATGCCTTCGCCTCCGCACATGGGCACGAAACCGTACAACAAATGCGACAAGTTCGGTGTGGGCACTTTATCGACGGGAAACTGGCGCGGATACACACCCCATTCGACAAAGTATGCTCCAATGATCTTGTCCGAGCGCTTTTCGAAACGTTTATTGTTTTCGAGATAATCGTAGACGAGCGGCGCGAGATGCGAGCCGTCCGTGTCGGCCACGACGACTTTAACCGGTGCGCTAGTCGAACAGCCGTCGACGTTGCACAGTTTCACAGTCATATCGTACTTGCCGCCCTTAGTAACGGGAACGACGGCTTTTTTAGTGGCAGCATCGCCTTTGTATAGCTGTTCGCCGTTAAGCAAGACGTATGCCACATCGCCAAGATCGCCGGACCACACGTTCCACGATACCGGCACGTCCACCGTCCTGCTGATACTTACCAAGTTTTCGTAGGCGGTAGCTTCTTGATTGACTTTGACCAGGGCATAATTGCGATCGGCCCAATCGATGCTGGGCACGCCGGGCACTTTCGCCCACCCCATCGTCAACATCAACGCAAGCACGCAAATATACCGCATTATATTATTAAACCTTATTTACATTATATCACGCCATAACCGACGCACGCCATTGGTCCGCGATCACGCCATACGCCGTCCTATAAAAGCGCATGACAACCGCAAAATTTTAATTGGCACTCGCAAGCGCTACCCTAATCTCGTTTTTTGTTTCTACTTCGAGTTATATTTAATTATAATAAAATAAAATGGCCGTCGTCAAAGTTCAATTTGGAACTCAAGATTTGGAGGTCGTTAGTTTACGCGACGAAAAAGGCCAGCTCTGGATGTTAGCAAACTCGTTTGCCAGAATTTTGGAATATTCAAAGGCAAACAAAGCTGTTGCTACTCATGTATCGTTTCAAAACCAACGCTTTTGGGAAGAATTAAAGTCGTACCATTTCGGTACGACCAGTATTACATCATCATTGCAACATGAAAATATTAAGTCTACCCAGGTTGGGCAGACTAGTATGACGTCATCATCGCAGCATGAAAATATTAGGTCTCCTCGATTTGAGGAGATCGGTATGACGTCATTATCAGTTCAAGCCAAGTCGAAATTCATCAATCGAGCTGGCCTGTTTGAGCTAATTCAAGCGTCAAAAATGCCCAAAGCTCAAGAGTTTCGCAACTGGATCAATTCAGATCTGTTGGTAAAGCTGTGCGACACTGGCGAATATCATATGCAAACTGACGCTCCCGCCGACATTACAGAAGGAATGAACGTCATACACTCTGTCACTAACGACGGCAAAGAAGCTCCTTGGATAAAAGATTTATCAGAATTAAAACAAATTGTTGCATTGAAAGACCAAATCATTGCCATGAAAGACGAAGAAAATAAAAAATTAACTGTAAACTTGCAAGAAGCTAATCAAAATTTAACAGTTGCTAATCAAGGATTGTTGCAAGCTTTCAATATTGTGAATGAAGCACGCAAAGACACAGCCGAATTGGCTAATCGTATGGCTGATATTGCCCAGGACGTGATCGCAAAGCCCGCCAACCCTCAGCTGTTGCACTCTTTAGCAGTTTGTTCGATGGGCGGAGATCAATACGCTTTCGTACGACCCCAGAAGCGTAGCCTTAAACGCAGCCTGGATCGTTTGGCGGTCGAAGAACGGGACATTGTGTACAAATCCGATTATGTCCCGAATGGTGTCAACGTACTCAATAAAGTCAAGGAAGCCCTGCCCAAGGATAAATTTACTGCTCGCCACAACAAAATTACTTTGCTAAACGACATGACAAAAGAAGAGCTTGTGGACGTAATATCATCTACGATGACTACGCGTCAGTTGGCGCTAGCCAAAAAGAAACTTTGAGAGATTAGATAAAAAAAATAATATAAATTGGCATAATACAATAATTTCATTTATATTGCAACAGCCGTCATGTCCCGAGTATTATATCAGTCGTGCAATTTTGATGCATCCTCGTCGCTGTTGGTGTTGCTCAGTCAACATTTGCTGCAAGATAACGATAAACATAAAGTGAAAGCCGTGCTCGATGATTTAGTGAAGAGGGGACATCATTTGTGCGTGGTCGCGGACCGTAACGTTGAAGGCGGTTACACCGATCATTATCGTCATCAAATGAAAAAATTTCTAATGAAATCAACATATCCTGTGAAGTTTGCCCGTTACGATGAATACAAAGGCGTAAAGTTTGCCGTCGACACGGACGATATGGATCGTATTGATGTCGAGGGGCCGACAGAACGCATATTGAACACAAACAAAACTGGACCAATGTACATTACAAACGATTATATTAGTGATTATTATAATGATTTAATAAAACTAAAATATTACAAATGAATTGTTGTATTTTTTATCATGATAATAATGATGAATGACTGCCTATATAAACAGACTCAGTTTCGAGTCTGACCATTCGTATCCCATCGAGTAAACGTTCAACATGAACAATTTGCAAGTAAAATTGGCCTTGTATCATTACTACGACGAGTGGTGTTGCGAAGAGCAATTGCATCAACTCGACAGCAATGCCTATAAATTAGTGCACGAATACGAAACCTTGCAAAAAGGAAACTATTGTGACCTTTATACATTACTGGACAATAGAGCCGCTCTGCCTGCCAGATGGAACACCAGCAAGTTGGTGGCCGAACGCTACGTGCAAACCAACGAGATTCATCCGGATTGCAACGATACACTAAAAGTAAAACTTGCTACAATCATTGACCAAAAGCTTTTGGAAGAGTCCGCCGAAAGTTTTTTAAAGTTGTGCTGCAAGAGCATGTACTTTCAATACTACGAACTATACCGTCTGGCCAAGCTGTATGTGACCAACGACCCAATATATGGATCGTGCTATTACCTGTTCGTACTAGGAGTTTATGCAACACAAAAAATTGAATCTAAAAGCGAGGCTCAAAAGTTTAGAAAATTGGTGCGCGAGTATCTGTCGCTCGATTTGGACGCGCAAACGTTTTTCTACAAAACGAGAGCCATCAATTATGATTATTTTGTGCGTCTCGAGACCAACGCCTGGAATGCGGTTTGTGATTATACAAAGGATCGTGACGAGTCAAAGTATTTGCGTATGCCAGAATTTTATCGTTTCGTGTTGAAAAACATTGACGGCAGCAAGTATTTTAATTTTGAAACAACCGCTTCACACCAGCAACGCAACAAAATCTTGTGTGCTACATTATTTGGTTTTCATACAGAGTTGCGTCATGAAGTACAATATTATTTACAAAAATACTAAAACAATTGTAATATTTATTGTAACAATAAACACTTGTGTATGACATTTTGTTGTATTATTTACAATTTTACATAATAATTTCCTTGTTTCTTCTTTGCATAGTAAACTTTTAAATCGTTGATTATTTAGTAGGCAGCACTGGTTTAAGTATTTTAATGATAGCCTGAAATTGAGCTGCTGTGTAATTTTGCAATGCAGTCAGCTGAGCCGATAAACTGGCAAACTGCGTGTTGACCGACGTGTTTAGAGTGGTCACTTGGCCCGCCACCCCGTCTACTTTGCTGTTGACGCTATTGAAAGATGCCGTCGTGGTCTGTGCAAGGTTATCCACTTTGGTGTTTGTCGATGCGACTTGGGTGCCGACGCCACTGATAGCCGTGTTGGCGCTATTAACGTTTGTGTTGATAGTGCTCAGAGTAGAGTTTGCAGTGTTAACGTTTGTGTTAATGGTGGTTAGAGCAGCGTTGGCAGTATTAACGTTTGTATTTACAGTGCTGAGAGTAGAGTTTGTAGCGTTCACTGTGGTGCTGATGCCGTTTACGTTGGTGTTGACTTTTTGCAGAGTAGAATCAACGCTCGACATTGTTCCGTCCAGGGCGGTAATGTCCGTTTTGACGTCGGCCACTTGCGCGCCCAGCGGTTGCACGATAGTTTCCACCCCAATTATGGCGGCATGATTGTTTGTCACTTCAGTGCCCACGCCATCAATGGCATCCAACAGCACTAAAAATATATTGTCGTCGTCTTCAGCGCTCATTTTTTATTATTTTCTTAGTAATCCATTACTATAAATACAACGCTTTGGTTTACTCAATTATTATTATTAATAGCAACACCTAGCAATCTAAACGTCTTTTTATAATCATGACGGTCAAATTACAGCAAAATTTTCAAAGTATTTTATTGAAACCAGAACTCGACCAACATCATGGTATTTTGGAGAAAATGAAACGCGTTGAGCCCATTGTGTACGAGGAAATTTGTTTCATTCACTCGCTTGGTATATCGGGCATAGTGGCCGGCGGGTTTGCCGCTTTCTTGCTCGGCTACACCTCGGAATATGGCGATGTCGATTTTTTCTGTGAAAACATTGATGCCGTAGGGCTGTTGCAAACTATGAAGAATCGCTATGATATAAAATACCGTTCGGATAAACCCACAACCATCATTTTAAATAACGTCAAGTGCAATCTACAAGTGATTTGCATAGAAAGTGAGCTATTTAAAGGAGTGGAATATTACAATGAGCTGGTGAGCGATTTTGACTTGCCCATATGTCAAAGGGGGTTCTTTTTGATACACCCAGACTTAGTACGCAATAAGTCAACAACAAACAGTTTAGACGATTCCATATTCGTTATACAACATTATAATTATAAAATAATGCAACGTGAAAGTATAAAGCACAACAGCTCAAGAAGAACTACACGGCGTCTGAAAAAATATGCCCAACGAACACTCACGCATGGATCGCCACCAACTTTACGTTTGATGTGTCAAAGTGCGCTGCGAAACTTTGATCTAAACTATAAACCAATTCGTTTACCTTCCTATTACTAATGTTAACTGTGTTATCAAAGTTTTTATCATTATATCAACATGATTATGATTACACGTGAGTATAAATACAACGTTTAGGTTCTACCAGTTATCACTTTGAGTTGCAACACCAAGCAGTTTTAACGTCTTTACAACAATGGGTTTTGACGGTCTAGTAACAATCTATTTTTTGGACAAGGACAAGAACGTTATTAAAAGTGAAGATTTTTCTTGCCACAAAATGTGTCCGGAGTATTTACAAATGAATATCGTACCCAATGCAGAATTTGTACAAGTTTGTTTTAGTAATGACGAACAATCTTGCAAATGTATTTACTGCATTAAAGCAGCAATAGAAGAAGACGAAGCAGAAACAGACGAAGCAGAAACAGAAAAAGACGAAACAGAAGAAGACGAAACAGAAGAAGACGAAGAACCTCAAAGAAAAAGAAGGAGAACTTCAAATGTGAATTTCGACATTAAAGAATAAATATGTGTTGTGCCTAATTTATGCAATAGTAATAATAAAATTTTGTGTTGTAATATTTGAATTTTATTTTTAAAATTATTAAAAAATGTAAACTGTAAAAGTTTTGTTGTTATGCAATTGTAGTTTCTTCATCAGGCGCAACGTAAACAAACTCGCGCCGACATTGTTTGCAGTAATTTTGCTTCAAGGCAATTAAAGTTGCAGAGTCGCTCTCACACGGACAATCGGCATAACCCATATTCTTGCAGGCAAATTCATTACTAACGTACAGTAACTGTTCGCCGCACTTGCTGCAGAAGCATTCGGCTAGTGACATTAATCCCACGCTTGTATAGAAATTGTATTCTTTATCGTCACTTTTTACGCTGTTCTCGTCGCAGTTGATGCAAGACCCGTACATTTCCATGTCCACGTGTTCGAGCAGCACATACACGTCGCCCGGTAGAGATTTAACAAACAATTCCACAAACGTTTCATCGGGCAGCTCGAGACGATGTAGTTCCTTGTACCAGGTTTCGGCCGTCTGCAACAGTTTGATCATGTCGTATTTATCTAGTGCGTCTCGACACACACTATTGTGTTTGGCGCAGCAAAGGTATTGAACATTATCGTCGCTATCATCGTCGCTATAATATTCGTATTTGCACGGTTCAATTCTGTTTCGAAACTCCATTTTTGCACAATCGATCATAGCTTCATGAGATAGATTTTTAAACAGCTCTGCAAGTTCACACGTTTGCTTGTCTTGCGCCATGGTTTGTAATTGTGCTCATAGGTAATAAAAACTAGCTTTTATACCAAATGATAAAGTAAAATGTATTATGATTTCTATTAGAAACGCCATTTAATGTTTAAACCGGTACAAAGCAGATTGACCATCCTATAAATTTAAAGGTCAATGGTCACGAGTTTATAAAGGCAAATGTTTGCGTTAAATTTTAATTGTACATTTTTACTCACCGGCACCGCACGCATTTTTACAAAATGTCTCTCGTAAAAAAATCTTGCAACATTGGCGGAGTTACTGCGGAAATTTGGATTGTCGAAATTGAAAAAGAAAAGTTTATGTATGGTGGACATGGTGTAGCGCAATTTTTAGGATACGTTAAGCCTAGAAATGCTTTACAACAACATGTTAAACCGGCTTGGCGAAAGAATTGGGAAAAAATAAAGGGAGCCTTAAATCAGGGCCCCCTTATGACATCACTCAATCAAGACAACATACCAGTAAACTGGCAGCCAAACACTGTCTTTATTAGTGAAGCGGGTGTTTACGCACTGATAATGAGATCTAAGCTACCTGCAGCAGATGAATTTAGAAGCTGGCTGTTTGAGGAAGTTTTGCCCGAGCTGAGAAAGACCGGCAAGTATTCTGTTCAAGATAATGTTAAACAATCGTCTTCTACTAAAATTGTAAATTATGACAAAAAACTGGCAGAAGCGCAGATGGAAGCTATGAAATTAAAACTAAAATTATCTGAAGCCCACACTACGATAGCCAAATGCGATACCACTATTGCCAACTTCAACACGACTATTTCTGAAATGAAGCGCAATTATGAACACCAAATGGCAGAGTGTAAGGACCGCGAATACAAAATGAAGCTGCAAATGCAAGATTTGGCAAATGCCGCCAACATGACTATGACTCAATTTGCCGTCAATGCGCTTTTAGCAAAAGACAACATTGAAGAAAACGAGCAAATGCGTCAAACTTTGACTAAAATTAGCAACCGAGTCGTGCCTGCGCTTACTGAGCAGCCTCACAAAGAAGAGTACATTACCGGTTACGAGCGTATGGTAAATGGTAAACGTCGCATCCGCATGTGTCGTACTCAACTTAACGAGATTGAGCAGCAAAACAAAGCCATTCAGCGCTATCGTGAAGAATCTACAATGAAACGGCCGAGAATGATGCAATCTAAACGTTACGCTTGGCTGCGTGATTCAGAAAAATTTTTGCAACTGCAATGTCCTAATCCCGTTATTGTGTGGCTTAAGGTGCGCATTGAAGATCCATACATGTTCGAGGGTTTGCGATACACCAATAAACTTAAAACAGAGATGGAAGTGTTGACTGAGGGAGAGTTGCGCAATAAATATCGCAGTTACATTGAAATGTGCGAGCGCAACAAAGTATCAAACCTCAAGATTATTAAAGAATTTAAAGCATTAAAATGCGAAACTGAAGAAGAATACGTTGCTAAGTGCTTGACACCGAGTGCCGAAGCAAAAGAACGCATCAATGCTGTTGTTGAAAAAATTGTTAAAAAAATGTCCGACGATTTGATGCCGAACAGTGCTCAGCGCAACCACAATAATGCTGACACTGCTTATACTGCAGATCAAGTTATATATACTATGAATAATTGTCAAAATTACTTTGTGAAAAATATCTACAATATTAATTTGTTTGCGTCACAATCAATAAAACCAATTGAATAAATTTTAAAAAAACATTTATTACAAATAAATTACATAATATTTATACACTGTTATTATTTACTGCCGACAAAAACTCATTTAATTTTGTCTTGAAATCCTTGTGCAACAATTTCGATTGTTCACACAGCATACCAAAAATTTTGCCAAAGATTTTGCTGGGAGGCAAAGGGTTCGTTTCGTTGTAGGGTAGCACAGCTTTGTAGCAGAGCATCGCCGCCTCGGTAAAGTTTTTTTCATTAATAGGCCACGGTACTGCTTGTTCGATGAATTCCTTTGTCAAAACGTTAGTAGCGTTGCTCTCGGACAGATTTTTCAAATCGTATTCTTTTTTCACCTTGAATTTTAGGCCGTTGCATCGAAGAATATAGCCCTCTACGAGTTCTTCACCGTGTTCCGGGAAAAGCAAAGAACGATACTTGATTTCGCTACCGGCAAACGTTTCAAATTGACACGATTCATACGGAATAATGTCAAATTGCGCTTGCGCCAACAGCTGCTGTGCCAACGTAAACTCTACATTTTCAGTGGTGCATTCTTTATCCAATTCCGGCTCCGAGCAACACACAATCTCATAGGCATAATACTTTAACTTTTCCTTTTGACCCACATAAGAAATGTCATTGAGCGGTTTAGTGCGCTTGTCGTCCTGCCAACCAACCAGCTCTCCGTACACCACAAACGAGTTGCACTTGAGAATGACTGCCAACCGACGCGCACACGCCTCCAACTGTGTACGGATCGCATGATAGCCCATAAAATCGTTGAGCACGCGGTAAGTGTTCTTCGAGCCGTACGTAATGACACCCTTGTCCACGATGACGCGAAAATTGCAACCGTCCAGCTTTTCCTGCAAGTGCACCTCTTGTCGCCACAGCGGTCCGCTCACCGAACGAGACAGTTGCTGCATAGACATGTACAGCAGTTTGGTAATGTGTCGTTGCATTGGCATGATTGGTCCTCGCTCGTTCATCATGTATAGTGCAATCACTTTGCGCACGTCGTAACGCTCCGGCAGATTGGGAATGCGATCTAACTGTTCGTATAGCGTTTCTTGCCAATCTTCCATGAATTGAATTTCTTCGTCGGTGGCCGGTTTCTTTAGTTTGCGCTTGTCCATCAATGCATCGTACATTGCACGGCGCTCTTTGTTGGTGCCCAGCAGTTGCGGTAATGGCTCGTGCTCGACGTACTTTCGAATACGCAGCCAGCGTTGCACATAGGCCATATTATGCATTGCGGCCAGCAAATTTTTTGGGTTGCTTGGCGCATTTTTAAAATCTTCTTCATCATCAATTTTATCCTCGGGTTTCTTTGGTTTCTTTTGTGCTGCATGTTTGGTCTTCATTTTTTTAATGTTGTAATTTAGACACATGGTTTTTACAATGGCCGGCATTCGCAGAGCGGTCAACTCACGAACAAACGTGAACAGCTCATTGTTGTCGATGCCGTTCTTGTCCACGAAATCCTTTTCTTTGGCAAACACTCCCAAATAATAAAAAGTGCCTTTGTAGATACCCATCAAAGCGCTGAATAGATCGACGTAGGTGCAATCGCTTCCTTCTTCATTCTTGTGACGATTCACTAGTTTGTTACGATTGTCGAGGAATAACATGAAATCCTCCTCGGAACACTTTGTTACAATAACGTAATCGTTATCGCTTGCCGATGTAGCGTAGCCCTTGGCGCGGCTGCCGGTATCGAACTTGATGTACACCATCGTAATGTTGGTTGTAGACTGATGTTTGCTCGGCCAGGATCGCTTTATATATACTAGTGTAGTTGATGATGCAACCATCATGAAATCAAACTTCGCATAATATACTAAGTACCTATTGTTTATTGAATGTATAATGAACAAAATACTAATACTTTTGCTGCTGGTCAGCGCTGTGTTGACGAGTCACGATCAGGTGGTGGCCGTCACGATCAAACCTAACCTCTACAACATTAATAGTGCTCCGTTGTATTTTGAGAAATTTATCTCTCAATACAACAAGCAGTATTCGAGCGAAGATGAGAAAAAATATCGATATAACATCTTTCGCCACAACATTGAATCGATCAACGCGAAAAACAGTCGCAACGATTCGGCCGTTTACAAGATTAACAGATTCGCCGACATGACAAAGAACGAAGTTGTCAATCGCCACACCGGTCTGGCGTCGGGCGATATCGGGGCAAATTTTTGTGAAACCATCGTTGTCGACGGCCCGGGGCAACGACAACGACCCGCCAATTTCGATTGGCGCAATTATAACAAAGTCACCTCGGTAAAAGACCAAGGCATGTGCGGGGCATGTTGGGCGTTTGCGGGTTTAGGCGCGCTCGAGAGTCAGTACGCCATCAAATACGACAGATTGATCGACCTCGCCGAACAGCAGCTGGTCGATTGTGATTTTGTGGACATGGGTTGTGACGGAGGCCTAATTCACACCGCCTACGAACAAATTATGCACATTGGCGGTGTCGAGCAGGAGTATGACTATCCGTACAAAGCGGTGCGTTTACCGTGCGCCGTGAAACCCCACAAATTTGCCGTGGGCGTGCGAAACTGTTATCGTTACGTGCTCCTGAGCGAAGAACGACTCGAGGATCTGTTACGCCATGTTGGCCCCATCGCCATTGCCGTAGACGCTGTCGATCTCACCGATTATTACGGTGGCGTCATAAGCTTTTGCGAAAACAACGGGCTCAATCATGCCGTGTTGCTCGTCGGCTACGGTATAGAGAACAACGTGCCCTATTGGACCATAAAGAATTCGTGGGGCTCTGATTATGGCGAAAACGGCTATGTGCGAATCCGTCGCGGTGTTAATTCGTGCGGCATGATCAACGAGCTGGCGTCTAGCGCTCAGATCGCTTAAGTTTGTTCAATTGTCACATTATAATTTAACTCCTGAATCGTGATGCCGTCGAGCGGTATTTCGTCGACGTTTTTTAATTTTTTTTTCTTTTTCGATAAACAGCACGTGCTGGCTCGATATATTTTAGTTTTGAGCGTAAACAGCGCTACCAGTATCAAGAGGCCTAGTATCATTTTCGTGTAACTGATATCGTTGCTTTCGTTTTTTTCAATCTTGTCTATTTCGTTCATAATCATGACAAACAAATCCGATATCTTTTCGTCGATATCGCCGTTATCTTGAAGCGTAGTAATAGTAGTGGTATTTATCATTTTGTTATATAATGTCGGTATAGCAGTAGTGGTAGTCATTATACTTATCCTGCCCTGCGCACCTCAAACATGTGGCGATCCGCCACCGTGTACACGCAAGCGCAACTCGAACTGATGTGGAATAGCGTCGCGTACCGCGATTGCCGCAAGTTTGCATTCTCCGACGGCAAACATTGGTACCATCCCGACCAACATTTCGACGACATCGATGATTTCGCAAAGTTTATTCGATGCCGCGGAATCAGCGACGTGCACGCAAAGCCGCTCGAGAACAACGCCGGACGCGAATGGGTGATCGACGTGGACGTGGAAGCCGCCGATGAAACGGAATTAAACGTCAAGATCAAAGTTGCCGCGGCGACAATGTCCAACTTTTTTGGCGACAACATTGCACGTATAATGCATTCGGGAAATCGTGGCATACATGTGTGGTTGCGCATTGATCGGTTCCCCATGCATGCGTCGAAGCAATATCGCGAAAAATATTATAAGGTGTTTGTGCCGCCCAAGGAACTCGACGCCACCACCGACCTGCCGGAAGGGTGTTTTGCGTTGGCGTACAGAAAGGCTGTGCAAGAGATAAGCGAGTGTCGAGACAGACCGTTATTAAGTTTTTGGCCAACGGTCGATAAACACGTCTTTTGCAATTTAACCCAGATTCGCGTGCCACACAGCTACAATTTTAAAGGAAAAAAGTTTTCGAAACAACTGTCGTAATGTTTGATTTTATCAATAAATTTTTGTTTGGACACAGCAATTGCAATGATGTTGAAGAAGAAGCCGCTCCCGTTAAAAAGCCAAGATTGGCAGGATTTTCGTATTTGTTTAAAAAGAAACGATTGCAGTTCGACGAGCAATTTTCGTTTACAATGCACTATTTGTTTAACGACGAACTTTGGCTGGCCGCGTGCGCTTTTGCCGACGGCATAGGATTCGTGGATTCCGACGCTGCCGTATACGATCACGTCGACAGCAAGTATAAACGAAGCGTTAATCAATTGTTGTTTAACGACAACGGCTCGCAAGACTGCAGCGTCGTGTGTATCAACAAACATGGAGTGTTACAGTTGCTGGACAACATTGATTTTATCAACAAAGCCGAATTTACTGCATGGCTTTTGGACAATGTATTCGTTGAGCTCGAGGGCAAGTTTGTGCCGTCACCTTTAGATGAGAAACTAACTAAAGTTTTGCAAGCCATCGACGGACTACAGCAACACAACAGCGAAATGGCGCAGACAAACGAACAGTTTAAACTGCAAGTCATCGAAAAATTTGACGCTTTTGATCGTCGCGTTGCCGAGTTAAACGAGAAGATGAACATGTACGAGAATGTCGATGATCTTTATCGTCGTTTGCGCGAACACCACCGCACCCTAGAACGACCGCAGCATTTGTCATTTTTGTCTTCGTCAAACACCATCAACGACGACCACGATCAAAGATGCATCCGTTTTGATACCGTGCGGTTTCCGCGCGACACCTCAAAACACCCACGGCTCTCTGTGTTCGTAAAGCCCGTTGAAGAAGGCTGCACAAAAGTAGCATTTGTTGCCAGTCAACAGCGACGGATCTGCGCACTCAAGCGCAAATACAGCGACATGGAAATGATATACGATAGTGTTCACCCTAATCCTCAGTTAGCCATGCAATGTATAAACGAAGAGTTAGAATTAAAAAATTTAGATTATAAGAAAAAATCCAGACGTATCATGCACATAAATTGTAGTGTGGACACGGCTAAATCTTTTATACACGAAAATTTATAAATAACAATAAATATTATGTTACAAACATTCCAGTTGTTTTAATAAGCTTGAAACATGTTATACCTGATTTTGCTCTCATATACGATAATTAGTGTGGTCGCGGGTCACGGTTATCTATCGTATCCTGTTGCGCGTCAATACAAATGCTTTCGCGACAACAATTTCTGGTGGCCCGAAACGGGTGACAACATACCCGACCCGGCATGTCGAAACGCTTTCAAAACTGTCTACGCCAAATATCGCACCCAAGGCGAGTCATCGGGCGTGGCCGCCAACGCAGCTCAATACATGTTTCAACAATACTTTGAGTATGCCGCGTTAGCCGGCCCGAATTACGACGACCTCGAACACATCAAACAGCATGTGGTGCCTCATAATTTGTGCGCCGCGGGCGCCCGAGACCGGTCTGGCGTGTTTGGCGATAAATCCGGTATCGACGAGCCCGTATCAACATGGCGGCCCGACACTTTCTATCATAGTTCGCACGAAAAATACCAAAGCGGTCATCAGACAGTTTTGCATTTCTGTCCGACGGCCGTTCATGAACCTAGCTTCTTTCAGGTGTTTATTAGCCGACCTCAGTACAATTATTCGAAAGAATTATCATGGGATGATCTGGAACTGATCGGTGGGGCAGGATCGCAGTTGGTGAAAAACGACGGTAGTGACGAAGCGTGTGTCAGTGACCAGATATACACTATACCTGTACGCATTCCGTTCCGCAGCAATCAATTCGTGTTGTTTGTGCGCTGGCAACGCAACGATGTGGTCGGGGAGGGTTTCTACAATTGTGCCGATGTCATTTTCGACGATTATCAACTGAAGCATGCGCATCGTGCATAATGTTTACGTTAGACTCGTACATTTGCAGTTGACGCCAAAATGAGTTGTTCGGTCGTATAGATCGTTTTCTTGACACAAAGCGGTACGCTTCCTCCAAGGGTATTCGACGTTGACGCATCAGATAGCACAGCACCAAAGTAGGCGATCGCGACAAACCTGCGTGACAGTGTACATACACTTTTTTCTTTTCAATGTCAATTTTTTGATTTAGAAATCTGTATGCAGCGTCAAAGTGTTGCATGATGTTCGCCTGCTCGTTGTCGCTGATATAAATGTACATGTAGTTTTTGTGCGAAACACCCAACTTGTCCAGCGCCAACATTCTTTCATCCCACACACTGACGATGGCGTCAATGCCCTCGTCTGCTATAAAACGTTTAAACGTGTCCAAGTCGTATATTATGGCACCCAAATAAAGCTGATCCGTTATTCGAGTCACGTTTATGGGGTCACCTTCACCCAAGATGACACTGTGCCTGCGCTGATTAGTAGTCATAACGCGTTTTATTGACCTTATTAGTGCGTGGGCGCATCCGTTGGCCTACTTGTATATAAAGAATTTTTTGGGTCACCTACATATTGTCCATTGGCATCTCACCATGAACGGAGCTATCGCTGCATTATTGTTGTGTTTGGTCACGGTGCATCAGCAGCATGCAGCGAGAATATTGGCGGTGTTTCCTACACCGGCGTACAGCCACCACAGCGTGTTTAAAGTGTACATCGAGGCGCTGGCCGAACGCGGCCACGACGTCGTGGTCATAAAATCCACCGACAGAATTAACTATGTGAACAATGATAGTGTGGGAGGAAACGTTTCTGAGATTGACGCCTCGCTGTCTCAAGAATACTATGCGCGGTTGATGCGACACGCCGGAGTATTTAGGAAAAGAGGCATCGTCGCCGACAGTTCTACGGTCACCGCCCACAACTACATGGGACTGGTGCGCATGATGAGTGACCAATTCGATTTGCCCACTGTGAAAAATTTTATACACGTGGCGCACAAGCACAAATTTGATTTGCTCATAACCGAGGCGTACATCGATTATCCCCTCGTGTTCTCGCATCTGTTTGGGGACTTGCCTGTGGTGCAAATTTCTTCGGGATACGCTGTGGCGGAAAACTTTGAAACTATGGGAGCGGTCAGTCGTCATCCCGTGTACTATCCTAACCTGTGGCGCGACAAGTTTAGCGGACTAAATGTGTGGGAAACAATCAATGAGATGTACGTAGAATTGGCATTGCAGAATGAATTTAGTAAACTGGCCGACGAGCAGAATGCACTATTGAAACTACAGTTTGGCGAAACCACCCCTACCATTCAAGAATTGCGCAATCGAGTCGAGCTGTTGTTCGTTAACACACACGCGGTATTCGATAACAATAGGCCGGTACCGCCGAGTGTGCAGTATCTGGGCGCATTACATTTGCACGATAAGCAACCGAAAAGTATGTTCGGTATGGTTCGTGAATTTTTGGATAACGCAACCACCGGCGCAATCTACGTCAGCTTCGGTTCGGCAATATCCTCGGACGATATGGAACAAGAGTTTATAGAAATGTTGTTGCGCGTCTTTGAAAAACTACCCTATAGCATTCTGTGGAAATACGACGGCTTCATGAGCAGAATGCCCGCCAACGTGTTTGTGCAATCGTGGTTTGAGCAATACAATCTTTTGCATCATGGAAACGTTCGTGCTTTTGTCACACAGGGCGGCGTGCAAAGCACCGACGAAGCCGTCGAAGCGGTCGTGCCGATGGTCGGCATGCCAATGATGGGCGATCAAGCCTACAATATGAATAAAATTGTCGAACTTGGATTGGGCAGAGTCGTTGACACCGTACGTGTGAATGCGGAACAACTCATCGAGGCCATCGTTGACGTAGCAGAAAGCCCCAAGTACCGCAAACGATTGCGCGAATTGCGACACATGATTCACCACCAGCCAATAACACCGCTCCAAAAGGCCGTTTGGTACACGGAGCACGTGATTGAAAGCCGCCGTCGCGTTGTTCCCACAATGCTAAAAACCAGAGCTGCCAACGTTAATTACAGCGATTACATCATGTCCTACGTATTTGTGCCGTTCATAATGTTTACTGTGATGAATCATTTGCGTCAATTACTGAAAATTAATATGGTGTAACTAATTTGACTACAATAAAACAATGTTAACAACGTAATTAATATTCATTTGTTCATACCTTTTTTGTTAGTCATGCGCAAACGCCCACTGCGCAAGTTTGGCTTATAAATGGCTGTTGGCGAGGGCAACTTCATTCAGTATACGCCGTGTTTCGAGAGCGACACACACACATCATGTCTACTATTAGAAATAAACGCTTGTTGCGCACCATGGAACAGTTAAATTTTAGGCAAGTGCCCGTCGAAGATTTGAAGAAAGTGTCACGTGCAATTTCCATATTACAACAGTCGAACGCGAAACTGAGCAAAGTGTTGAAACAAATGCACGTTTTCTACGAACGCAAATATAAGCTGAAGCTAGTGGAACTCGAAGGTGCGTTATCTCATAAAAAGCGACAAATTGAGCAATTGGAAGAGGACATTCCCACGAGTTTTCTGTTCTTGGTACGCCAGGACAATGTTGTGCATTTCATCGAAGACTTTGAAAAGGTCAATGAAATACTGAGCCGAGGCGGAGGCAAAGTGCTGCTTTGTCGTTTGACGAAAAGCATAGCTGTGGAGAGGGCTCTATGTATAGCGTTGGCGAAATCTAATTGCGGCGACAGTGTCGAACTACGGGATCATAATTGTTTGGAATTCAAACACGCGCACGATATTGACGCGTACGACAAAGAGGTTCGAGTTATGTTTAATCATAACAAGCAATAATGTTCAGATTCAAGAGTAACCATGTAACAGTGTTTGTCAACGATGCGGAAACGCCTTTTGTTTCGGTTGTCGCCGATTGCAAAGATCGTATAGTTACATACAAATATTGCATATCGACGACGACATCGGCGGCTCGACTGAAAGTCAAATTGGACACAGATCATTCGACCAGATTGCAAGCTGTGTTCAAGTGCCGTCAAGAGAGTATGTGTATAGTTAATGCCCCAAAACGACCCGTGATTTTTGATGGTTTCGTTGACATTGAAGACGAATCTCGCACTAATGCTTTTCTAATAAAAAATAATTTAAACTCACTCAAGCCCGATCACGGTTTGCGCGTGCGCGAAATGGCCCGTGCTATGGAATCTCCTACAATACTCCAAATATTTGTGAATGAGGCTATTTTTGCAAATGAGAGTATCGACTGTCCATTTCATCTTGCCAACAGTACACAAGAAGAGGAAGACACCGCAGAGCTATATTCATTGTTGGATCGTATGAAAACTGACTATGACGACGACAAACAGTTGGCGCATTTGCGTCGAGGACAGCTCACTAATTCGCGTTGGGCTCCGGTGTCGTGTAAAACGGGTAGACACTTGCTTACCATTAGACTAAAATTTTTATTTACAATTTTATAGATAAATTATACACAATTTTAGTTATAATATATATATAATGTATTTATTAAAACAATGATTCAGAACAGTCGTTGTAAAACTTTTGTTTGTTAAAATTATTTGTTGAATTGTACCTAACAATACTGTTACTATTAGTTTTACGTACATAGTGTTTTACAAATTTGATTGTAAAAATCGTGTTGATTGATATTACAATAACTATTCCTACTATTACCTCTGTAGTAACTATTAATAAATTATTGTCAAGACTACGAGTTTCGTTTTTTATTTTTGAAGCATTACTCATGGTTTCGTTGTTGACGTCATGCGCAATCACGCCACCTCTGTGTGTCGAACGTTGATAGGTATTGTTCAGTGGTCGTTGAATGCGACGGTAGGTATATGTATAGTTTCCCGGCACAATGGTTGTGCAATACTTGTTGGGCGCATGTCGAAACCGCTCGATATACTTTTGTGTGTTCTCGAACATGGTCATGGCCGTTTGGCGGTCGGCGTTTACGACACTAGTCGCATAACTTTTGTGTTGTGCCAGAATTCTCTCAAACAGCACGGGATTGTGCAAAGCCGCCAGATGCATTATAGTGTTGTTGTTGGCGTCGAGCGGCTTCAATAGATTCACCACGGCAATGTGTTGATCGCGCAATTGTTCAATGTGTTCCACATACGATCGAAATCGCCCCAACAGCATCATAACTGGCGGAGCTATAAACACTTGACAGCCCATCACGGCTCGTTCAAAGCTGCCGATCATTTCACGAGGCCTCGTTACGTGTCTCAGCACGCTTTTGTCGACGATTGGTGAGGCTAGCACGAAATTAACGATAGCTCGTGACGGATCGGCATTCTTGTTCTGGCACGACGCTCGACACGCATACGAGTATTTAGTGTCGACGCTAAAGTATTTGTTGACAATATCATAGGGATCCGATGGATCTTGTAGCATATACTTTACAGCCAATTTAAATGCGCCTTTCAAGAAAAACTCCAAATCAAACGATGACACGTCTTGATTGTTTGTTCTAAGTTCGTACTGTACATTGAGTGCTGATGAATTCTTTAAGTTGCTTGTTTTGTAAAGGCGATTTGGAGTCATTATAAACACGCAGCCATTGTCGAAATCGATGCGAATGTAATTTTGACATAGTCCTTTGAATGTGTCGTTGGGCAGGATGGCTAGATATTGCTGTTGTATCGTGGGACCTGGCAAAGTTCGTTGATGCGCTCGAACGTAGTTGCACTGCAGAATTCTGTTGTTTTTAAATAGCGTAAATTCTTGTTCCAGTATGTGGTCCGCCACAATAGAATAGTTAAACGAAAGCACAGCTTTGCGCAGAATATCGGGTCTTTTCTCGTACAAAAACGCAACCAATGCGCTTCCCATGCCGTACAGAATGTTGCTGTCGTAGTTTGATCTCACGATTTCGTTGATTGTTTTCTGTTTGTACATTTTTAAATCCATATGATCGCGCCACATACATTTACGAAACCCGAAACGGTTTGCCGCACCCTCCACGAACCAATCCGAATTCAACCGTCTCAGCACTCTTCTATTGCTCGAGTACAGCATACAATGAAACAGCTCATGACCAAAAGCGTGTGGAATCGTTTCGTCATTCTCCATGTACACTAGCGTCACAATGGTGCGAGGACTATAACGATACATGGCCACGCCACCATTGTCAATGTCGGTAGCGTACAACAATCCGGTACGCTTGTATTCGGATACGTTTTTGTAGACGTACATGTCCACGTTCATGATTGTGTGAGAGTATGTCACGTTCAATCGTCGCCACAGTCCCACAAAATTACTGTATACAAAGTTGCATTCTTCTTGCATTCGATTCAGCGTGTCGAGTTCGCGAATGTCGTGATGTACGGTGATGTTTACCGGTCCCGCATGCAAAATTGTTGTTTGCGGAAACTGCTGTTGCTCCACAGTTTCGTAAAGTCCACTAAACATTTGCCTATGTTGTTGGTCGGGCAATCGCGACACGTAATAAATGTACGTTTCTTGACGAACGTGCTGCGGACGCATCGTCAATAGCGGGTATTGTAATGTGATCGTCATCAATTGTTGCGCAGCATTGTCAATCATTGCGACGTAGCGGCGGGAATGCTGATAATCTGAGCGCAACGATGCATATGTCGCCAATAAAGTCTTGTAGCGTTCTGGAGCCCATATAACGTAGGAATTGAAGAAATTCTGGTACGATTCAAAGCAAGCGTTGGAATGTTGATTTGCCAAGAACGATGCCACTTTGTAGTACATGTCGTCGCTGGCCAATCGCATTTGATGGGTGATGTTCGATGTGATGCGCACAATTTTGTCCGTAAATTTTGCCACCGCGCACACCGATCCTTTCTGTGGCGACATCATGTTGAGCACTCGCAGCCACGAAGTAAACAATCTAATTTCCGGAACATGACGAAACTGGAATTTTTGTTCGGTGAACGCTTTCATGATGTCTTCACACGTGTCGTTGTGGTTTGCGCAACGCACTTCAATTTGTTTCAAACGAGCATCATCATATAAGTTTGTGCAAAATGCACAGTTTAGCACTATCATAAAGATCGAAACCGATAAGTACTGCATGATTGTTGCAATTTAACTGCATAAAGTTGCGTACAATAAAATGTATTTATACCTACCATGCGTTTATCACAGTACGTGCTTTTGATAATCTTGTTTGTCCTCATTATTTTATTATTGTTGCGACCGAAAAATCATAAAAAAGATAGATGTCCGTTCGAGTTGCTACGAGATCCTATTTATAAAGGCGTTCGAATCGATTGTAAAACCGGCGAACCATCACTGTGTCCTAGGTGGTGTCCTAAATTTAACGTGTTAAAGCAAAAATGTGTTCATACAAATCCTGAACCCGACGATCCGCACAAAATTTGTCCACCTGGCAGTTTTGGTAACGTTAAACATCCCTACGATTGTAGATCGTTTTTTATGTGTGTTGGGCATGCTGCCATACAATTATTTTGCAGTGACAACTTTTGTTTTGACGGTAGAACATGTGCCAGGATGGGGGATGGTGTGTGTGCAGCGCCGTGTACCGACGAATGTAAAAACTGTTGCGTTACGGAAAGAACGTAAAAATGGCACTGCTAAGATAAGCCGTAATAATAATTTTGCAATTATGGCGTCGACCACTCTCGAACAATACACGCAATCTCTTTTGTTTAAACATGCGAGTACAATAGAAACAAAATTGAACGCTTTGAACGACCTTTGCTCGTTCCTACGTAAACATGTCGCCAAAAACGACTACAAAAACTTTGACTATGACAATCGACACGAATTCATCGCCGATATAATTGCAGAGATTGTGCACACTCATTTGCCGGACGACGACGACGACAATTTGCCCGAAAGCGTCATATGCTACCGAACTTGCCAGGAGTGCGAACGTGCCGACATTAATGCTCGCAAAATTGTAGCCCTAAAACGTTACGTTTGCAACAAATGCAACGGTGATATAAACGAAAACTTGGAAATCTTTGACGACGACGACAAAACGTTGACTATTAGTAAATGGACCATCATTAAATTTGTAACGGAAGCAGTGTTACTTGTCCGCTGTTGGGTGTGGGGTTTGTGCGAAAAACCGTGGTATATTCTTTGGAAAAAGAAAACAACGATTGATAGTAAGGCTTTGTAATTATTAATAAGCAATCTCGAAAATGCAGAAACGAATTGAAGATTTGCAAGCAAAGGAGGAAAATTTGCGTGTTAGTTACGATGCCAAAGTCATTTCTACTATTAAAAAGCGCAAGTTTACTGATCGCACCACACACGAATTTACCATTATGGTTGCGGAAAAATTTGGTTTGGAGGAGCAGCTGTTTTCTTTGTGCAACAATCTAAGTGTGAAGCAACAAAAAAACTTTATAGACAATCTTAGAGAATTAAACTATTCAAACGAAGAAGTCGAGCATTTGTACGCAGGCAACATGGAAATATTACCATTAAAGTATAAAGTAGTCCAAGAACCAGAAATGATACAAAAAGTATTCAACAAACACCACGAACGTTTTATTAAAGTGTTGAAAGATTTTATCGATAAACGAAACGCCTACTACAAAAACGAAAATGAAAAACTTTTAGAGGAGATTGTCATGCTAAAAGCCAACATCATCTACCATCTTTGTATAATGGAAAAACTTGTATTCAAAAAACAAAAACAATAAATAATCATTTATAATTTTATTTGTTTCAATTATTGTAATAATTTGACAGTACAATAACGCGACCGCCCGTCTCATTCATTATGTTTACAATTTTAGCAATCATGTACACGGAATCGTTGACGTCGCCATGCTCTTGAATAGTGACCGCGACCAGGTTGATGCACGACGACTGCAAGAAATTGTCGTAGTGCTTGAAGGTGACAACATTGTTTTCCGTGTATTTGTTGTCCTCGCATACAGCCAGCGTGTCCACCAGACCGTGTGCCGCGAACACCGGACAAAAGTATTCGTTAAGCAAGCCGCTAATAAACATTGGGTCGTGATCGTAGACGCTCGTCATAGCCAGTGTGTACGCAGCAATTTGCATATTTATCAATCTTTATCATGGAATATCCAGCTAGGCGGAGGCGGCGGTAACAAATCGTAGGACAGAATGGGTTGATTATTTTTCGGCACCATGTAGTGTGACGACGAATCGTTCAGACTGCTTCGTGCGGACGTGTTTTGCGTACTAATCGACTGCGACGATGAAACTGCCGCTATGTACATTTTATACGACACGGCAAACGACCACGCATCCAATGCCAACAACGCAAGCATTACAAAAACGATTGTAAATCTGTATGTGCGCACAAAGGTGGGTTCATCACGATAGTATTCATTACGACATTTCACACAATACACCTTTGCACTAGCAAAAAAACAGTTGCTCTTTGGAACTTGTATATTATTAAAATCGTTTACGTACACGCCGCCCCAACATGGCGCGTTAACATCGTGTTCGCGCACGTGAACATCTAATATTGCCACGTGTCCGTAACGAACAATCCAGCTCAAAGTACACAGACTGACGATCACTTTTAAACATAGCAGCGTCGTGACTAGGTGCCAAGGTAACTGTGGCAAAAACACTATGCCTAAACCGACGCAAATCAGCAAAACGCCATAGACAAATACAAAACCGCTGCAATTGAACATTCCCGTTCCATTTTCATAGTCGATGATCAGAGCTGCATTGGGATTTATCATACCCACAAAACCTATTGATACAACTATGCAACCAATGACGGTGAGCGTCGTGCTTAGCACGATACAACTAAGTGACACCGCCATGTATTTATTACTGTTAGTGTGCGTAATAATATTTTTGTTTTTATTGTATAAACCCGTGTACGATGCGCACGCGCAAATCAAACGAGCACAGCTCGAATACAACGAAACCGTCGACGATCGAATTGCGTACATGGAACAGATCCTGAGACGCAGACGTTACGTGCCGCTCAGTGCACTACCGCACATACAGTTTAACACAAACCTGGGCACAATAAACGAGGGCGAACTAAAATGCCTGTCTATGCCCGTGTTTGTCGGTTTCAATAACACACCCAACTACGATTGCGCCACGCTGTGCGATAATCCTGCCGCGGCATATTTCTATGTGAGCGATTACGACAAGTTTGTTATCAACGGGCAAATGTTGATACGCGGCGGGTACTGCACCACGAGCAGCGTGCCGCGCAATTGCAATCGCGAAACTAGCGTTATCGTGCACAGTCTGAATCAGTGGACTTGCATCGCCGAAGACCCTCGCTATTACGCCGGTCCGCAAAACATGAGCCAAGTGGCGGGCAGACAGCATGCACAGCAGATTGCGCCGGGTCAAGTTAGCCGCAACGTGCTTTTCGATCGATTGCTGGGCACGAACGTCGATGTGGCGCGCAACACGTTTCGCAGCCATTGGGACGAGCTGATGCCCGATGGAACGCGACGTTTCGAGATGCGCTGTAACGCACTCGACAACAAATTTAATACCATGTTTGTCAATCCTCTCAATCCCATAGAATGTCTACCGAATGTGTGCACGAACGTGAGCAGCGTTACTGATGGTGTTCGACCAAATTTCGAGACGGGTGAATGCGAGTGCGGCGACTTTAACCAAACCAGAGTGCGCCACATTGTGCCCGGCGATCGTACTTCAATGTGCGCTGCAGTCACGGACACTTACGATCCGCGTACATTTTCTTTGCAATTTCGCGTTGATTGCGTGTCTTTCGACATGCCTTTCGAACTGTACTCGCGCGACATGCTTTGGTGCAACGACACAATATTTAACGTAAACACCGATAATGCCGAACTGTTTACGGTGCCGGGCTCGTTTCCTCGTTCCGGTAACGGCATCGACGAAGTCACGTGGCGGTTCATGATGGACATTCGCGACAGGGTAACGTTGGGCTATCCGCGGCCACAGCCCCAGACATGATCTAAGTAACAAAAATGTATTTAATCGTAGCCGCCGTACTACTCATATTTATCGTTGTGGTACTATACAATTATGTGTCACTATTATCTTTGGCACAAGAAGAAACCATCTTTCCACTGGAACGTTTCAACAATGTTGGCGTGCCACTCATCACACCGCCCACCGAAATCATCATCGAGGGCAACGAGCACGAATGCCATAAACAGTTGACTCCGTGCCAGACGCATCTCGATTGTGACATTTGTCGCGAAGGACTCGCCAATTGTCAGTACTTTGACGACAAAGCCATAATCACGATCACCGATGCCGAAACGAATACGGAGCAAACGTTTACGATCGAAGCCGGCGAATCGTATTGCTTGGCGTTGGACCGCGAACGGGCAAGATCGTGCAATCCGCACACTGGCGTTTGGATCTTGGCCGAAAGTCCCGTAGGCTATTCGTTATTGTGCAGCTGCCTCACGCCCGGTCTTGTGACACAGCTCAGTTTGTATAATGATTGTGACGTGCCCGTAGGTTGCCAGCCGCACGGAAACATTGTCAGCATTCACGAGTCGCCGATGCGATGCGCATGCGACGTTGGCTTCGTGCCAGACTTTAACGTAGAAACGCAAACGCCATTCTGTAGGTCGAGGCGCGTGCGCGACATGATCGAGGACACAGACGCGTTTCCCGTGGCACCATGTCAAAGGGGTTACATACGCTTAGATCACACAGGCCTGAAACCTTTTTATAGAACCAACATTGGAATTCCGGAATTGTGCGTTATCGATCCGTGTTCGGTCGATCCAATCAGCGGCGAACGCCACAGTGGCTATTTGCAAACGTATAGATTGAACAATGAAGATTATCACTTTTGCGTGTGTCCGATTGCGGACGGTTTGTTTGGCGTGTACAACGACCAACTCAATATGATCAGGCCGTCACCGCGTCAAGTGACCAATGCCTGTCTCAAACCGTTCAACATACACATATCTTCGTTGAGACGGATCGATTATAAATTTTTCTGGGCACACACGGATCGTACACGATCTGACGAAGACGTAATTGCGGCCGTGCGAGAATCACAGTTAAGTTCGCCGCGCTATCGACGCATGCTATTCGAATATTTTACATCACACCCGGACACAAGCATCCCCTCTGATTATCGCATATTTAAACTGTCCACATCATATTCGTTGTTGTTCACACTCAATTCGAACGGAGCAATCGGACAAAATCTGTACACGCGTTATCGTGCAATATCAATACGCACACAGGAACCGTGCTTCTTCCCCGGCCATGAGGGTCGGTGCATCACGCACAATCCCCATTTGTGTATAAGGCGACACGCTAATTTCCAAGTGGGTTCTGCAGAGTTTTGGACCAATTATTGGTGCTATTTGAGTCGCGACGAAGGTTGGCTACAAATTTGGAGCCCTCCCGACCGCTACAGAGCTGAAGAGTTTCCCGTCGCTCTACGCAACAGACTGTTGTGGGCTATAGATCTCAATAATAGAACCAACAACACGGTCAATTTAGTATTCAGTAGAACCGCCCTACCGACGCATCGGGACCAAGTGCGCGACATTCTCAAGACGTACGCCAACTATTCGGTAACATGAACGACATTACCGAAGCATTGGAGCTTGCCGCTCAATTCGAACGATTGCAATTCTACGACAAAGCAATTGAGTGTAACAACTTGGCCACGCTATTCCTCAACAGGATTAAGCAACGCAATTTAAACGGAGACGTATTAATCATGTGTGACTTAAAAACCTTGGAGTGTGCAACAAATAGACAAAAACTGAATAAACGTAAAGACAATTTATTGTTAAAAAAATACATTTTAATACATGAGTAATACTTTTAGAAAAATTTATTACATATATTTGTTTTAATTAAAAACATACATTGAACATTTTCTACTAGTGCTTAACTTTACAATACCAAATACTTCTTCATGAGTCTTTGGTAGCGCGCTGCTAGTACCGTTGAATCTAAGTATTTCATCCACCAACGCTTGTGTAGCAGGATCGTCGACAATCATTGTCGATTCGGTGATTTCTGTGGTTTTTATAATTGTTCTTTCCGTAATCACGTTTGTTGTTCTGTTGACCGAGTCCAAAGGTTTAATTTCTATAATTTCTTTGTAATATCGTTTATTAGGATCGATTTCATAGGTAAATGTTTTATTGCTTTCTTCTTTTTCTTCCAGTTCTATCACTTCATTGTGCATGACGGGCACCATATTAGTTTTAATAATGTTATCGGTCGTATTCAATGGAACCTGCGAAACAATAGTGTTGTTTATCATGTCGGCCATACCAATTAACGGAACTGTCATAGTAGGCAAAGCACCTCCGCCAGTATTAATAGGTCCTTTTGGCTCAACTTCGTCATCGTCTTTGTCTTCCACCTCTCGTTTCAATCCTTTCTTGGGTCGTGGTGGGTTCTTACACGTTTTAATCGGTTGATAACTAATTTTTTTGTAGTTTACCGGTTTGCAGGTTACATTGAGCGCTTCACCGTCGTAATCTTTTAATGTGACATGGCTTTGTTCAAACTTATTTCCCAAAGTTTCTTTTCGCAACAACACTGTTCTCTTCAATTTGCCTTCCAAATTTATCGATAGATAAGCGGTTCTATTGCCAAATTTCTTGTTTATGAAACGATAATTATGCTCGTCGTATTGTTCCGTCCACAAACACTCGTTGTTCGGTATCAATGCTGAATATCCATAGCCGCATTCGTTGATACAAGCATAGTTGCAGTACAAAGACGAACGCAGCAAAATTCCATCACTCTGACTAATGCGATGCCACACAGTTTCGCTGGATTCTCCAGTTTGCGTACCGTTTACGATGCCGTCCAAATTCATACGCAATAAATGATGATTAATAAAAATCTGAACATTTTTCTGTGTTCCTTCACGGGTATGCAGCGTTAGATTCGTTTCCAGCGGTTTGCCATGTGCAATAATGCAACAGGCGGCAAAGATCACAATTGGCACGTACATGTTGACCGATACACCGACACGATGTAACTTATTAAATGCAAGACCACCCGCTTTTTATACGCCGACATCAAGGCCGCACCGTTACTAATCATAAGCATGTTAAACATAACAAAGTAATGAGGCCACCCATATGTATAATTAGCCACCCACAGTGCAGCTGGTACGTGTATGTGCAGTACATTCGTTGGCATCGCTCCAAGACGGTCGTGTGCAAAAATATAATACAGTAATCATGAGCGCCTTCGACGTAGCGTATGATCATCCTTTTTTGTGGCGAGCCACTCGCGAAAATCATTATGTGGCATGTTCGTGCATCAAACTACTGCCACCTTCGATGAAAGTAATGCTAACGTTACGAATGGGAATGGCTGTGATCACAACGATTTTAATTGCATCCGCCATATACTACGCACCGAACCAAGTGCATTTTTGGCTGTATTTCTCACATTGGTCTCTGTTTCTGCTACTGGTGATGTTCTTATGGGGCAGCGCAATCACTCTACGCGCTACACAAACGGAAGACAATGGCGTCGCATGGTGCTATCGAGTCTACGGAGTATTATTTAGGGTGGCCTGCGCTGCAAATATATTGTCAAGCATCATATACTTTTATATAACGTTTTCGTATGCTGATAGTGTCAAACGACCAGTTAATCATGTGATACACACGGTGAATTCATTGGCGGCGCTGGCGGAAATGTTTGCAAATGCAGTTCCAGTGCGTTTAATTCAAGTATATCAACCTGTTGTGTTTACGTTGGCGTATGGTATATTTTTGGCCACGTTCCACTTTGTCACCGGAGAGGCAGTATACAAGTGTTTAGATTGGAACGATCCTAAGGACATGTCACGTTTGTGTACGGGAATAATGACTCTGATGTTTAGCATATACTTTTTAATGTTTATTATTTATTTTTTAAAATTAAAATGTGGTATAACTAAATTGTAAAATAAAATATTATAAAACATATATTTTTCTTTATTTTACAATAACTTTACATAGTAACAATCCTTTGTATGTCCTACTGTATTATTAGAGCCGACAATTGTATTGCAACAAAAAGTCTTTAATTGAACACCATCATGATACACGCCTTGTTTGGCTAGACTGACGTCTGCCACGCCATTATGCGTCAACGATTCGACACGTTTGTTATGATTTAAATATTCTTGGACCGACGACAAGGGCACTTGTACAGGTGCACCATTGTTGCATGAGTCGTGCAATTGCAACACTTTGGCGACGTCGGTGTCCCCGTCGTACACGCCTTCGCAAAAGATACATTTTAATCGTCCAAAAGCATAATATATGCCTGAATCGGCCAACAGTCGAACATCGTTGTCGTTGTACCGCTGATTATGAAACGATTGTACGCGGGCCGCAACGTTTTTGTAGCGCAGCATGCATTGATTTTTCGACACAAACACGTCAAACAGCTTCTTCTCGGCGTCGTATTGTTGCAGGCAAAACGTTTCGTCGCGCATCACAGTATTAACGACGAATTCAGTGCCAAATTTAACCACATAAACGCACAACGGCGAGTTCATAACGTACATTTGTCGCTGCATTTGTCTGTAATGTGGAGTGGTTTTTTCCACTACAAACAGAGGTGAACCGTGTTTGTTGACTGAAAATGACGTGTTCTCGACACGATACCGCGGCTGACGATCGCGTAACCCTCGACGCACGTCCTCAATATTCTTCTCTCTGTACGTCCACGGGCACTTGATCTCGATGGGCACAAACACGCCAGTTTCTAGCACGAAATAAGCGTCCGGCGATGCTGAGAACAAACCGAATTGCGATAAAAACATGCCACACTCGAGGACTTTGTCTTTGATTTTTACTTTCAAAGTTGTTTCTATTAGATTTTCAATCATTGAAATTAATACGGCATTCTTTTTCACAACAGTCTCTTGATGACTGCCGTAGTTCATGGCTTCGTTCTGTGGCGGATCGCGATTTTGGCATGTCGCCGAAGCGGTTTGTCTATCCAAGCGTAGCATGTTCCATAGAGGATTTTTGGACTGGTTGCGCGTGGCGCGCTCTACTCGCAATATTTCTTCCAACGACAGTCGCCATTTGTTACACACGAGTCGTGTGACATAATTGCTGTATGCATATGTATTGAATAATTCCAAGTCCTCGTCGCTCAATACGCGTGCAGTCATTTTGAAGACAGCTTATCATATGATACAATTTACATTATTAACCAGACACAAAATAAACGATCTTTGCCGATTGATAAACGAAAGTTTCGTTTAATTTACAATTAAACAATGTTTGCCAATTGCCGATCAAAAGTTTCGCAAATGCATAAACGATCTTTGCCAATTGATAACGAAACTTTTGTTAGCATACAAGAAAATTAAAACAATGTTTGCCAATTGCCGATCAAAAGTCTCGCAAATGCATAAACGATCTTTGCCGATTGCTAATTGAAAGTTTCGTTAAATTTGTAATACGTCCCATTAAACGTATTTTTTCATTAAATAATCGAGACACTGCACGTTGATTTGGCATTGAATGTTAGTGCCATCGCTATGATCGGCTAGAGACGATAGTGCATAATCGAGGAATTTGCGTTTATGAAAAAGGGCATTTTCTATCAAAATAATGTTATCTATAGCACACTTTAAAGTGTTTAAAGCAGTTTGGCCCGTAACACTCTTGTTTATAAACGATGTGCATAGTGCATAAAACAAGCGTTGGCCGTTGCTTTTAGACGTGTCCACCAAAGTGTTTATATTTAAGATTACATCTAACATTTGAGTGGCGCTTTTCATTTTGACAACATTCATCATGGAAGCAATGCTACAACGTTTGTTTGTTCACAAAACTATCCCTTACATTTCAAAAAAATACATCAACGACGAACTTGCCGATCGCGTATTGAAACAGACCGCGCAATCGTTTCAACGTAACGTTTTGCAACAATCCATCTTGGCGCTGGACACGGTGTGTGTGCTAAAGGGAGGAGCAGCGGTTGCGGCGCACATGAACCGACGAACCTATCCCGAAATGCCGTTGTCGGACATCGATGTCGAGGTGTACGTCGACGATGATCGGGCCAATGTCAACAATCTACATTCGTTTGTGGCGCTGCGCCGGCTCGAAGAGCGATTGAGGAGCGTCTGCGAACAGTACTACGACGAGATCGATTCGTTATTGGCCAACATCGATATGAACTGTTTGATGAACAATAATTATAGCCGCGACAGAATGGTTATATTTAAATCGTACGTAAACGAGGCCGTCGAAGTGGAACCGGACAAGATCATGTTTACGTTGAACAGAAAAATGCCGTTCAAAACGACAGTTTCGGTGGTGAACGAAGATTACTTTTTAGTGCGCCACTCGTTCAATGTACACATGACGAGTCGATCGCCAATGTGGCTGCACAAAAGCAACGATCGTCAACATACGCTGCAATATTTTCCCTTTGACATTTACTTTTTGGATTTGAGCGTGAAGCGAAGTCCAGCACCCTACACGGACAATTATGTGTTGGCGCGCATCTACGACCTGGACGTGTACGTGGAAGATTTAAAGTACCTGATTGCGGACCAGATTGAGTGTTTGATGTTCAACGTATTCAATTATCATTGGCATAAAATCGACACACGCACCGCAAGAATACGTGCTTTAACGCAGCTTATCAACAACACAGAACCGACAGCTGAAGAACAATCCAGATACGAAACGTTGAAAGCGAGCGATGAACGGTTTAGTGTGCGCGACGTCAAACAAATTTTGTACATGCTGGGCCCGTTGGGTCCGCGATCGCTGCTCGAACTGTACTTTGCCAATCGTTTTGACAACGACATCAATTGTGTCACGCACCAAGTGAACTTTCCCTATCATCGTTGGGAGAGTAATTACTACTCTAAATGCTGGAAGAGATTTTTGACAATCATCAACTCTGTGTTTGGGTACAATTACACAATTCAAAGACAAAAGTATTTTCAATAAACAAATTTATTACATTATAACAAAATAGTTTCATTTAATATCCTTCATATTCGTCGGGACCGAATGCCGATTTCAGCTGTTCTGGTATCTCCCACGGTGCACGATCGTGATCAAAGTAGCTCATGTTAATGAACACCGCCGCGCTCATAATGTTGGTGGTGCGCGACATGACGGTGAGCTTCAATCGACCGACGGGTTTGTACTCTACTGTGTCGGCATCGTAGAAATCTTGATCGAGTCGCACTTTGAATTGTTGCGGCACCAGCAGATTCATCATGCGATCGTTTTCGCTGTTAAACAAATATCCTTCGTCCATGTCTCTGATCTCGACGGCTATAACGTAACGCTGTTTGTATTGATCGTAGGCGATCTGCGCAAATCGCAGGTCACTAATGTGTTTGTCGAACGACACAACCGCTGGATATCTGCCCGCACTAGTCATTATTAATATATAAAGAGTGGCAGTAAACAAAAATTATTATTATATACAATAGTGTCGAAGCGACGACAACGATGTCTGCTGTACGCAAAACCTTGTACCCGATTGTGCATGAAGACTTGTACGAGGCTTATAAACGCGCCGAGGCTTGCTTCTGGCGAATGGAGGAGGTCGATTTATCAAAAGACTATGACGACTTTCAGCTTAAATTAAACAATGACCAGCGTCATTTTATCATGCACGTGTTGGGATTTTTTTCGGCAGCCGATTCGATTGTAAACATAAACGTTTTAAATTACATGCTGCAAACGGTGCCGGAACTCGAGGCCGTGTATTTTTACACTTTTCAAGCGGCCATGGAAAATGTTCACACACAAATGTATGGAACGCTAATTATAGAATTGATTCCGGACAAAAAGCATCAAGACTTGATACTCAACGCTTTTGACAATGTTCCGTGTGTGCGCAAAAAGGATGATTGGGCATTGAAATGGATCGAAAACGACAAAGCCACTTTTGCCGAACGTCTGGTCGCGTTTGCTATAGTGGAAGGTGTGTTTTTTTCGGGTAGTTTTGCGGCAATATTTTACATCAAAACCTTGGGCATAATGCCCGGCCTCACGTTTAGCAACGAGTTGATATCGCGCGACGAAGGAATGCACACAGATTTTGCGTGTTTGTATTATAATACGCGCGTTAAAGAAAAATTGTCATATGAAAAAATTCTAGACATGTTTAAAGAGGCCGTCGACATTGAAAAAGAGTTTTTTACGGACGCTTTACCCGTATCATTGTTGGGCATGAACGCGACCATGATGTGCGAGTACATCGAGTTTGTTGCGGACAGACTGTTGATGCAGCTCGGTCAGCCGAAATACTATAATGCGCGTAACCCCTTTTCGTTTATGAACAACATATCGCTCGAGGGCAAAACAAACTTTTTCGAGAGACGTGTGGGCGAGTACAAAATGTTTGGTACGGGCTCTGATAAATTTGAAATTTTGGATAAGTTTTAATAAAAAAACATTATAATAATACTTGTTGCGTTTCATTAATGCCAAGTCTCAGATTGTCGGCAAACGTTTGCATCGGTATATCACCATCGAAATATTTACATCTTTCCATTGTACTACAATCGACTAGCACCGGCGGCATTCCAGAGATGCACGTGCGTAAAGCGCTAACATGAATACCTCCCGCAACTTCGTTATCGCCCCTACATATTGCAGCCGATTTGCAGGGGTGTCGTGGCCATCTATAGGCAACGTCTTCCAATGCACAAGAATACCTACTTTCAATAGGTGGATCGGGTAAATCCGCTTCTAAATTGGCAAACAGCGGACTAAGATGTCTGCAACCAGGCAACATGGAACATAAAACGTCTCGCATCACACCATTGTCGTATCTATAGCATAGACCTTCTTCGTGTTGACGGAACATATGCAAATTTGAACATTGCACTAGAAGCGCGCACGCATTAGTGAAACTTCTACTGTGCAATTGACCCTCGTTGCAGCTAAATTCGTTGGCGTTTGGCACAAACGGTGTCTGAGTGCCAAAGCATCCCGTTTCCGTTATACGAACGCACGACTGCATTCCATTGTCAAATTCTGTATTAATAGGACACGTGTGTAATCTATCGAGGGCATCATAAAACGTATTGCACGCCGGTCCGCTACGAACTGGATAAACTATATCAGGAATCTGCTCCTCCTCCTCCTCCTCCTCTTCTTCTTCTTCTACTTCTTCAATAATTTCCTCCTCTTCTTCTTCAATAATTTCTTCTTCCTCTTCCTCTTCTTCAATAATGTCTTCTTCAATAATTTCCTCTTTTTCATAATTATCATTTTTGTAGGATAAAATCGCACAATAAATAAATAGTATTAATAAAAGAAAAATTATTATAATCAATATGAGATAAAACACGTTTATTGGAGTTTTTCGTTGTGGTTTTGTTGTAGTAAACGATATTGGAGTAACATACTCGCAATCATAACATGGTTTAGTGTAGCGTTTAACGTTAACTGGCCGACGAGATGACATGACTATACTTATTGTTTATGATTTACCCTATAGATTGTTGTTTTTTGCTTCCTAAAGGATTAAGAATGCCAAGAATGGTTTCAAGTTGGCTTAGAATTGTGTTGATTGTGTTTGTGAGTTCAGTGATCAGATCTCCAATGTCGAGGCCGTTTATAGCTTGAAGTAAATTGTTTAGTGTGGCATTGATGTTGGTCACGCTCGATGTTAGATTGTTTAGTATCGAATTAATGTTGGTTAGTTCGTTACGAAGTTGATCTGATAATTGAGCAATTGCCGCAGTGAGTGCGTTCGTTAAAGCCGTAAAGCGCGCGTCGAGTTCGGCCAGCAGACGTTCAATGTCTCCGCCGATTCCGCCTAATTGGTTCTCGACTATGTCGAGGATTTGCGCGATCTGAGCAGCAATGTTCACGTTCTGTAGACGTATGGCGTTTAACACATTAGATAATTCGAGGTGTTGATTGGCATTGTTCACGGTTAGTTGGTTGAGATTATTGAGTATAGTGTCGTTTTGCCGAGCGATGCGCTCCAGCAGTTCGTGATTTTGGTTATGGTGGTGATGGGGACAGCATCGAGGCGAACGCGATCTACGCCTGGGCGACGGTGAACGGCAACGAGAGCGCGAGCGACGTCTCGGCGACGGCGACCTGCGTCTCGGCGACGGTGAACGTCTGCATTCGCGGTACTTCTCCAAGTACACTTCGGCGACGAAAAGCGTCATCAAGTAGTCTGAAATCTGGGAGTTGACGCGATTGCACAGATTACCGAGACCGTACAAGTCTATAAAGAGTTTACTAGAGTCGTGCGAGCACTGACTCTGGCATCGAAAATCTATCCAGCATTTTTTATGGCGTTGCTGAATTGTTTGCAGCGACGAAGAGGGTAGTCGCAACAGACTCAGAACGTCGTCGGCGCTCACCCAGAGTATACACAACTGGTCGAAATACACCGACACGTTCAAATCTTGACATTTTTTAGTAAATAACGACATTATATTGTAGGAAAATCTAGGTTTTTGCCGAATTACTTATTTTAAAATAAAACATAGCACATTTACATATAAATATTTATTGCAAAATCTTTTACATACAATCAATTCTATTGTTCTAACCATTTTGTTACTATTGCCATTCACTAGGATTATACTTTCGAGGAACATTGCGATTCGATATCATATTGTGACTGGCACACACCAATCGATTGACGTGTTCTTCGGACGGCACTCTATTATTGAGCACAGCCTCTACAGCAAGACGAAATTCCGAACTATATATCATTTCAACACCTGTTAGAAAGTAGAAACTTCCGTAGTCGTAGTCGTAGTGGTCACCAAAGTTTCTACATCTATTGGTGGGTCCAATTTGAATGTTGTCCGGTCTCCAATAAAATAAAGTGTACAACAACTGGACCGATTCTTTGCATCTCTCAATATTTACTAGATCTTCATCTGCAATAGTATCGTCTAGACACTGGGTTGCTTCAAAGAATTCTTGATTTTTGTTTTCGTTTCTCCAGGCGCACGGTAAATTGTAGTATATCGAACGTAGTATTTGAATTAAAGCTTGAGGCGCATTGTCGAGTAGCGTTGTGTATACCAACTTTAGTTGCTTTTCCGATACCAGATGGTATGTTGTCAATACGTTTGTACAGTCTGCCTTTGTGTTTAAATACGATGGTGGATCGGGTCTGTTATTATAATGCTTTAAATCATTTCGAAGAACTTTTATCAAATTTTCAACACGAACACTTGCACAAATTACATTTACGCAAAATATTAATACAAATAATCTGTAATACATAGTGTTTGGAAGACAGTTTTACAATTAAAGTAACGTTTTATATTCAGTTTGCGTTTATATAGCCAGCGATAACAGTGTTATAACGTTTCGTCAAACTGTTGTGCAATATCGTAGACCCGATCTAATAACACTTCGACATCTTCGTGTCTGTCCACGACTGATATGGTGCGCCGCCGCTTATCACACTTGAAGTCGACAAATGAGCGCGGTCGGTCGAACGCGTCGACGGAGCTGACGCATACGGCCAAGCAATCGCCATTCAAACACATGACAGCGTCGATGACGTCAAAATGGCGCAGGTACTCCTCGTAGATGGCTTGCTGGTCGAGATTGTCGCGATTGAATATGGCCAGAACAAATGTTATTCGCTTCATCGTTGCTGGCCGACTGCATCGCGATCGTTGCGGCACAGGGAACATATCGTTTTGTTGATGTCAAGCGCGGATAGAAGGGCGCCTTTACATCTGACGCATCGTTTGACGCAATCCTTGGTGTGATAGTAATGCTTGCTGTCGTTGATCGCCTCGGCTTCGTACAACGACGGACAGCGACGGTGATCATTATTGAGTGTGTTCATTTTGGTGGTTCTATCGTAACGGTTGAGGTAAAAGTCACGTTTCAACGATAATGCCGTGTCGATTTTATGTAGATCGCCTTTTATTTCACGCTTTATTACACGTTTAACTACGTTACATTTTTGAGCATTGTCCAAACAATCTTTATAAGTTGACATCTTGTAGAAATGTAAATAAAATTAGAACAAATTTTTCTTTATATATTTATTAAAATAAAGGTTAAAGGTTATCATTAGTATTATTATTATTGTTTTTACTATTAATTAAAGTATACGTAATAAAATCTTCAAACAAGTTTTCAGCGGCCGATTCCCAGTCATCGTCATAATTTTGAATTTCACACCATTCTGTCCAATAATTGTCAAAAAGCTTTGCTAACTTTTTTCGGTCTTTAGCGTACACTTTTGCCAGCCACATTTGAATGGTATTATTTTCCATAAATGATTCATTCATGTACAATTGACTTTTGTAATCATCTACATATCCAAATTTACCATTAGCATCATAATTACTATTTGTAACAGAGCGAATGATGTATCTCACAAACATTTTTGCAGATTCACTACAATCAATTTTACATTTTACATTGCGCTCTGCAAGTGTGCGATTAATCACTTCCTCAGCGCTGTGTCGTTTGTTGGTTTCATCATAGAAAATCAACATCATAGACCTCACAAACTCCTCAGAAAATACATGTTTACCCGAAAAATAATCTAATAATTTTGTTGTAAATTCGTCTTTTTCGTCAGCTGCCACTATATTTCTTGCAACTAGAAAATTAAAAGCTACATTGGCTTGCTCTGTGTTGCGCTGAAGCATTCGCTTGTTAAGATCTCTGATCCATTCATTCGATGACGAAGTAGTAGTAGTAGTAGTAACCGACATTTTGCAAATTTGCACTTATACATCAACAACCACATTCGATTACTTCTTGTACGTGCACACGCAATCGCTTGTACACGTCAATGTGCCAATTGTGCATAAACTCTTCGTCTTCCTTGTCCGCACAGTCCATAATACATTCATTGGCGACATATTCAAAAATATCTTCGTCTTGTTTCTCCTTGTTGTCGGCGTACACTGTAGCAATAAACATTTGCAACACTTCATCACGGCCCAACATGCCAATCAGCTCCTGTTTACAGTGTTTCCAGTAATTTGTGTTAGTGGGACATTCATATTCTTCGACTAGTACATCACTCATGTTGCTACACATAGTATCCACTAGTTTTGTTGTCAGTTGCATAGCAGAATTTTCAAGACCAGGCAATTCACTTATGACCCTGTTGATACGTTCGATAACGCCAAGACCACCATCAAGCATCGTGTTACTTGCGCGTTCCTTGTAAAACTCCATCAATAAAATCATTTTCAGATCGATTCGTTTCAGAGTGATTAATCTTTCGAGTGTGGGCGAAACGTATATAGTGTTCGCCAAACCGTCCAAATCCGTGTTGCTGGGTATGACATTTTGCTCAATAAGCGCTTCGATAGCTTGGGTGATATTTTGACGCAGGTCCATGATTGTTGCACAGTACTTTAATTATGACTGATGCACAATTGTTCTGTTGCATAACTTATATAGTGATGCCGATAATTCCGCACCCAATACGACCGCCAGAGTTGCCGGTGGTTTTGCTCAGCGGATGATCGGTGAGGCCGAGATCGTCGCGCTCCGAATGCACCACCAAACTTCGACCGACAATGCTGTGTTCGCCAAACAACGACATGACATTATCGATCTTGTCGATAGCGGTGAGCGAGTTGGACACTTTCGCCTCAATGTTGCCCAAATCGCCGACGTGTCGCACCGCAGCGTTAGGCGCGCCATGATTGCTACCCGTAGGATTGAAATGTTCGCCGGCCGAAGTGCATCCGTTACTCATATCGCCAAATTCGTGCACGTGAAAGCCGTGCAGTCCTTTCGGCAAGTTCATAATGTAGCCGGTGATGTGTACTAGATGGGACGGGCCGGCCTGTTCGAAATAAATTTTTCCGTAAACATCACCGTCGATGATGCAGATAGCTTTCATGATGTAAAAGAGCGTCGCACAATCTCAAGAACACTAGTGTTAATTCAGCAGTACAACATGATCAAGCACAACGAAAAAAGTAACGAAACAATCACAGTGAACGTGTCGCAAATGTTTTGTTGTTACACGTTGCGTTGCGTGCTTCTAGACGGACTGTCTTATTGTATCGCGTGTGCATCATTGAGGATGAACGAACTCGACCAAGCAGACATTCGTTTCCAACATCATACGCTAAACGAATTGTCGTCCAGGAACAGCATATTGATGCACGGCGACTGTAGCGTCTGCAGCAGAAAACTCGCCACGATCGTTGACGCGTCCGATTGTCGAGATTGTTTGTTGATGATCGGTAGTTTATACGGTCGAGCGATCGACGCCGGTTTCGTAGACGTTGTTCGCGAAACTCTGGTGTAACACTGTTTTAAGATATCATGTCGCCGACGACTATTTGGGGTATTGTGGTGGTGATCATAGCACTTTTAATCGTGTGCTACTACGTGATGAGAGGTGTGGTCTACGTGAACAGAATGCAACCGCACACTCCTAGCTCGTTGATAGATTTAGTGTTTGACAGAAACGGCATCGTCGACTGCACCAGTACGCGTTTGCCGTGCGTGACGGATCGTCAATGTGCCGACAATTGTGCCGTACAAAACGCCACCGGTGCTCTAGTCTGCGAAAACGGATTCTGCATGAACCGTGACGCTTCGCTCACCGGTCGACCCGACGATTTTGAGTGCGACATTAGTCTGGGACTGATAAAAGTGTTTGTGGCCAGCGAGTTTGTTGTGGACAATCTGTGCATCAGCACGTATCGCGACATCGTAGACGACTTTGGCGAACCTCGACCGTATTTGTGCGGCGGCGGAGGAACGTTGGACCTCGATCTCGCCAACAGGCAATTTAGTCCGGCCGACTGCACCTGTGCCGCGGGTTTCACGAAAATGATATTTAATCAGACCGCATTAGCTCGCACTATACCAGTGTGTATTCCTAATCGCGCCGCAAATGTGTACCGTAAGATCTACACTACGGTCGTGTGATAGCAAGACAATGTTTGCGTATTTGGTGATCCGTCGTGCCTGCCTCTTTGTCGATTCCGCTCAACGTCGAATACTGTTTAATTTCGTGGATGATCACAAAAAGGAAGACGTCCAGTTGCTGCTTGAGCGATTATTGCTTGCATTCGACGTGTCGCTAGTTTACCGAGTGATCGAGAACATAAAAGCTATTGTGTGGGCGTTGGTGAAGACTGTATATGCGCACAATCCCAACGTGCTGTCGCTGAATCGGCACAAACCACATTTGCAGTACGCCAGTCAATTGATTGCAAAAGTTAACCAAACTCAACAGCTGCACGAGTTTGCACGCGATCTGTACAAGCAGTATTGTGTGTACGAATTAACGGAGGACAGTTTGTCTTGGAGCGAGCTCATAAATGTGTTATGTAATCTAGACAATATATGTAGTAATAATAATAAATAATGTTTATAATAAATTTGTGTTTGTATTTGTAATAAGAGTACCTCAATAATGAATGAAAACGAAGAAAAATCCGTTTTAAAAATTTATAATGAGTATCAAAGCGATTTGTATGTTACCGTTGAGGAACTGTCTCACATTGACAATGTAATGGACGAAAAAGACAAAGCGACACGCTTAGCGTCCACTATCAACACTCTACAGGAATTACAGGAAATCTTTAAAATAATGTTTGTTAAATTAAAAGATATTAAAGAGATACAGATTAAACGAGATCACGATTACCTGATAAATTGTGCAAGAAGCGATATAGACGTTATTAGAAAATTTTTAATAATATTAAATAAAGAACGGTCCACGATAAGCATGCATGACGTGGCAACTATTGCACAGCCCGATCTGATTAAACAGTATAATGTGCTCGAGCTATTCAGGCAATGGGGCGATCAGTTGAACGAATTAGAGTTTAAAAATGTCTCGTACGAACAAGAGTTGCAATATTTGCTCGTTATGGATCAGTTTCAGATAAAATTAAAAAGCAAAATATATTTAGATCGCATCGAATGTGCTGCTCTGATAGTGCAAGCACTGATTAGACGCCACATAAGACATGTAGATTTTACCGAAATTGTTAATTACTCAAATGAAGATACGAAACAAAAGTTGTCGTGTATCCTGCACTACATATTAAACGTGTGCGAAATGATGTACAACAAAGACGTGACTCTCACAAGCGTGCCTATAACAATAAAACATAATGTCATTGACAAATCACTGATTACAATAGCGACAAATTTCAAGCGCATTAATACAAAAGATATAAAAGTGGAAAAGTTTGTGCAATATCATAGGTATCTCTCTAATCCCGAGGCAAAGTCGAACGAATACACAATTTTGTTTGTCGACGGTAAAGTGGGCAACAGTGTTTATGGCGACAGATTTAATTACGAAAGCATTGTGTTCATGCGCTGTCCCGAAATGTATGTGCTGCCAAAGTTTATCAATCATCAACTCGGTAACATGGAATCGTACTCGCTGCTTGACATTAAACAGTACAATGTGCTAACTTCGACAATGAAAGGCGCCCAGCGAGCATCGGACGCGTCCTCGTACAGAAATTTAACAATGCACAACTACATTATGCACAACGGCTACGAAAACGAACTGCCACAGCTAGATCATGAAATTTCAAAATTGTTTTCAGGTGTCTATTTCGAACAGTTGGGATTGCTAAACGACCAAGCAACTTTTAAAAATATATCATTTATGATAAAGGGCAACAAAGAATTCCAATTTCTCATAGACGCTCTAGTGTGTTTGCATTTAGAGGGTCGATATGAATTTTGCTCGACAAACGAAGAAGAAATGCTCAGTTTAAAATACGCCATTAAATTTCTAGAATCGTACACCATATCAGAGTTGTACAATAAACTGTCAAACTACGATATGCACGTGTCGGCCGCCGTAAACTTAAACAAAACTCCGCCGTTATACAATGAGTAATAGTAAGTGAGCGCGTGCAGACATGGAGTCAATCAACATTGACGATTTCGCACGGCAGTTAATTGCCGACAAGTGCAGCGCACTCATAGAAATGCACGAGATGTTACCACGAAATAATATGCAGATACTGCGGACTGTTCGTGACGAGTACTTTAAAAACCCCAACGCAAAAAACTATGAAAACATTAAAAAACTGTTTAGTCAAACCAAATATTTTGACGATTCCATCGACTACAAAGATTTCAGTAGACGCGTTCTACATATTGCCATTAAATTTGGTCTCAACAAAGGTAAAGAACATTTCAAAGAGTATCGAGCCATTCTAGAGGTGGCCATAAAGCGTCTGGACGCCATTAATCCCGATTTGCGCAGCTCAAAGCGCGCTCTACTTCAACATTACAACGAGTGTTTTGAGAATCTCGATAGTCCAAAGAACGACGAGCATCACTTGATTACGTTCGCGAAAGAGATTGCTACAAAAATATTCGTTGAAACTATCGATTTGTACAGCCACAATAACAAAAGTCCTCTAGAATTTGCCACGGGCAACGTTCAGGTGTCGGAAGAAAAAACTCCAGCTCTCACGCCGCTTCTGTCCGCCGCCATCAAGAATAGAAAGCGTAAACATCAAAACGTAGAATACAAAGTTGCCACACCATTGTTTCAATTGTAATAAAAGAATCATTAATAATTTAAAGGTTTTATTTAATCAAAAAACTCATGATCATACACAAATTTCATATTACAAGCTTTTGCAAAATCAGAATCGTTTTTGCACGTTCCGCAAACATTGTCGCCGCAAAAAAACGATTCGGCAACATTAATATTTGGCTGGCGCGTCAGCAAATACTGCATAGCGCCAGAGCACGGTTTTCTGTATTTGTCGGCTTTAGTCGCCGCCATTACTATCATTGGTATTGCCAGCAGCTCGCACACCGACTCGATTTGCGTGCGCATCTCCTTTTCGTTCAACTTGCCCGTCGACACTCCCAACTGATTAGTTATAATGACAATGGTGTACTCGTCCATGAGCAACTGCAGCAGCATGTGTCCAACGTTGGCGTATTTCCATTGCCAATCGTGCGCGTCGATCGGGAAAATGTTACCGCTTTTGGTCTCAATCAACGTACCGTCCAAATCGAACGCGGCAATCTTGGGTTTAACGATGGGCAAACGACGCTCGTACACGTACAACGAATCGTCTACCACATGCCATTTGTTAATCAGCGACATGATGTAACGTTCGATCTCTTCTTGTTGCTCACCAATGTTGCCGGAACAATCAATATCGTACTCGTCGGCCCCGACAACCTTTGCAAACACACCGAATCGCGCGTCCTGCTCTGTAACGTATGTCGCGTCGACGCGATCGATTCCATTGTTGCGTTTGCGCATCATGCGAACAATATGCGATTCAGTGTGTGGTTTGATGCGTATGACGAGGCATTTCCAGTGTTGCATAAAACCCATGTCGACACACTGACGCATGATAGTTTCCGTATCGTCGAGGCTAATGTTTTTGTTGGCCGTCTCGTAAACTAACGCTTCCATGGGGTGACGATCGAACACATGCACGCCACAATTCATGCCGTTTAGCCTTTCGTAATCTTTGAAGCGATGCGCCGCATACAACAGACTGCCGACACGATGGTCAAATTGGTATTTGTCATGTAGCTCTTTGTAGTCTGTAAAGTGAACCGTGATGCCTTCGCGTTTTCCAAGCTTTTTAAGAATTGTCGTTTTTGTAGTGCAGGCAACGCCGCCGAGCGCGAGATTATACGACATTTTGCAAAGTTGGCTGTTTACTGATGCGCTCTATTGTTTTAGATGCGTTTTATACACAATGATAACTAATTATATCTCTGACGACAACAATGTTGACTAGAGCAGAATTGAATATTGTTTTTGTATATCGATTAATGAACTTGGATTTGCTAAAACATGTTTTTTGAAATCAAACATTGTTACGAACTTGGCCAAGTAAAGATCAATTGTTGAAATCGACACATTCAACAGGCAAACATCAATCATTGGCGAGCAAAGATTGATTTAACTACTGAAATATAATACGTCATGCTACAAAGTTGGATTTGGTCAAACATGTTTTCTAAAAGCAAAGTTCATTGTTGGTTAGTAGCGCTAATAATTAAAGTTGGATTTGGCGAAACATGTTTTTTGAAAGCAAAGATTGATTTGACTCAGCGACAAACAAATTACGTCATGCGATGAAATTGGATTTGATAAAACATGTTTTTTAAAAGCAAAGATTGATTAAATTTAATTACGTCATTCGATTTGAAGTTGGATTTGGCAAAACATGTTTTTCAAAAGCAAAGATTGACAAACAACTTACGTCATTCTATCAAAGTTGGATTTGGCGAAACATGTTTTTTGAAAGCAAAGATTGATTCGACCTAGTAACAAACAAATTACGTCATGCTACAAAGTTGGATTTGGTAAAACATGTTTTTTGAAAGCAAAGTTCAATGTAGGTTAGCGACAAACAACTTACGTCATTCTTTTTGAAGTTGGATTTGGTAAAACATGTTTTTTGAAAGCAAAGTTTATTGTATTACACAATAAAAATAAAATGTTGCATCATTGTTGTGTACGCCATTTAATCATCAATGTTAGATTTGACGAATCATGTTTTTTAAAAGCAAAGTTCATTGAGGTTAGAACAAATTACGTCATTTTTATTAATGTTGGCAATGTTTTTCGAAATCAAAGATTGATTATATGTTAGTAACGCTACTGATGAAGTTGGATTTGGCGCAACATGTTTTTTGAAAGCAAAGATTGTTCGTTTTGTATGTAATAAAAACAGATTATTGCATCATTTTAAATAACTTGAAGTTGGATTTCGTAAAACAAATTTTTCTAAAGCAAAGATTGATTTAACCTAGTAACAAACAAATTACGTCATACTACGAAAGTGGATTTGGTAAAACATGTTTTTCGAAAGCAAAGTTTGTGGCATTAAAAATTGTTGTATCATGTTTACTTGATATCATTTTATTAATGTTGGATTTCGTAAACTATGTATTTTAAAAGCAAAGATTGATTTAACAAACAAATTACGTCATTCGATTTAAAGTTAGATTCGGCGCAACATGTTTTTCAAAAGCAAACTTTGATGTATGTTAGTAAAATTTAATGATGACTTTCATAATAAATAGGCAAACAGTAAAAAATGTGTGACATTATATCTTTGGGCACACGCAACGAACAATGGCAAACATTTTAATCAACAAGTTTGCAGACGACAAAGCCAATCAATACATAGAATATGTGCGTCCCGATTTGGAACAGCTGTTACAATTGCGCACAAATATAGAAAACGACATTACTGCAAGTCATTTGGTACAATTTGATTGCCCCGACATTGAACGATTGCTGGGTGTGATTATGAATCGAATTGTGTACACGCATTTGCGTAACGAAACAATCAATATTAACGATGAACCTTTCAGTGTTTATTTTGCGTTGTGCCTGAATTGCGAGAAAACTTCGTTGCAAAATATGGATGGTGTCAACGTTAACAGCGTGTGTAATTACATATGTGATAATTGCGGTTGGTGCTTAGCAGTTGTCGACCCCTACGAAGTGCTGGACGAGGAAGAAGCCAACGCAGAATTTGAATACATAAACACAATTAACAATAGCGTCAGGCGTTTCAATCATATAATGAACAATGTTGACTAAGTAAACACTGATTTTTATTGAAGAATTCTGTTTTTGTTACATTAAGATTGATTTTTGCCATGGCCGGACGTGTTATTAAATTTAAGAAATCAGTAAATGCTTTTGTGCCGCAAATGGCAACGGCGGGTTCGGCGGGTTACGATTTGCGCACGCCCGTCGATTTTGTCATCAAGGCTCGCGACAAGCACATCGTCGACATCGGTGTCGCCATCGAGCTACCCTACGACACGTACGCTCAAGTGAAAAGTCGGTCAGGATTGGCGTTTCATCATCAAATCGTCGTTGGTGCTGGAGTGATTGATAATGATTATCGGGGCACAATCAATGTGTTGCTATTCAATCACGGCAAAAAGAGTCGTACGTTTAAGCGCGGCGACAAAATTGCACAGATGATTGTGCACCAGTACTGCAAGTTGCCGCTAATCGAAACTGACGAATTGTCGACGACGCAGCGCGACACCAACGGTTTCGGATCCACCGGCAGATGATGTCACAAGTGATTTATATACTTAAACGTTAAAAACGCATACTGTAATTAAGTGTTTATTTAATAAACAAGTTATTTGAATAAAATAATTTTATTTCAATTTGAAAAATGGTTGTGGTCAAAGTAAATTTTGGTAATCAAAAGCTTGAGGTTGTGAGTGTCAAAGATTGTAATAATCAATTGTGGTTGCTTGCAAATCCTTTTGCTCGAATTTTACAATACGTTAGCGCGCCTAACGCAATTGCTAAATTTGTCAGCAATAATAACCAACGATCGTTCGAAAACATCAAGTCTCATCATAGCGATGAGACTTACGTGACGTCATCATATGTACAAGCTAAATCAAAATTTATTAACCGGGCAGGTTTGTTTGAACTAATTCAGGCGTCAAAAATGCCCAAGGCTCAAGAGTTTAAACAATGGGTTAACTCTGATTTGTTGGGAAAATTGTCCGATACAGGCGAATATCGTATGCAAACCGATGCGCCTACTTCTGCTTCTGAAGCAATGAACGTGATACATAAAATTTGTAACAACGGTCAAGAAGCTTCTTGGCGAGAAGAACTCAATGAATTTAAACATATCATCAAGACAAAAGACAATAAAATTAATGAGTTGACACTGTCGCTCACCGAAACTAATGGCGCATTGTTATCGCTTTCGCAAAACTTGTCATCAGCGTTAAACATGGTTAACGAGGCACGTCAAGACATGAGTCAATTAGCCAATCGCATGGTGGACGTTGCTCAGGACGTGGTCGTCAAACCCGCCGATCCCCAGCTCAGGCATTCTTTAGCCGTGTGTGATCTTGGTAACGACCAGTACGCATTTATTCGACCTCAAAAAAGAAGTTTAAAGCGCAGTCTTGATCGTTTGCTTGTCGACGAGCAGAACATTGTGTTCCACAGTGATTATGTACCGAATGCAATGAATGTGCTAAACAAAGTTAAAGAGGCTATACCAAAGGAAAAATTTACTGCTCGTCACAATAAAATAACACTTTTGGACAATTATAGTAGGAAAGAGCTAGTGGATGTGGTGTCGTCGGCGTTGAAACAGCGACAATTGGCGTTATTAAACGATAAAACTTACAAATAATTATAGACTATATTTTAAGGTTAAGGGTAATCGATAATGTTTGCGTATGTAACTCTGGTTATGCTCGGCGACGAGTATGTGGAAGGCGCAAAGGTCTTAGCAAAAAGTATATTGTACACGGGCACAAAACACGATTTGGTGTGCATGGTGACGCCTGATGTCAGCGAACACGCCCGCAACGAACTTGCCAAACTGTACACGCACGTCATTGTCGTGGAGTATATCCACTACAAATGTCCTCCTATGCTAACGAAACGGCAAAACGAAGTATACGGCAAATGGATTTCGTACGCGTTTACTAAATGGCAATGCCTCAAACTATTGCAATACAAGAAGATATTGTATCTGGACGCTGATCATCTTGTCGTTAAAAACATTGAACATTTGTTCTACTTGAAAGCGCCGGCATTGTGCTTCACCGACGACAACAACAGCTACTACGAAAAGTTACTGTTCGGTGACGTGGTATCGTTTAACAATCTGGCGGGGTTCATGCGTTACAACAAAATTCTGTGCAAGGGCGGCACGGTACTGTTCGAGCCAAGCTTGCAGCTCTACTACACAATTCTCGGACTGTTGCGACCTACTAATAATTGTTTGGTAAAATGTTACTATCACAACGGTTTTGACGAGCAAGTGCTGTTGCAGGCGTTTATCGAGATGCGCATGAACGTGACCCAGCTATCGTTGTTGTACGCGTGGAACGCCGGCGCTTATCACCGATTGCGCAAAGGCGGCGGCAATCCGTACGTCATCAATTACTACGGGGACGCAAAGCCTTGGCACTTGTCGAAGCTGCGCAACATTGAGTACACAGACGTGTACATTTGGAAATGGTTTCAAGATTCTAATATAGGCACGCAGTAGTGTGTATAAAACCCGTGGTTTCAGGACTGTAACGTTAGTGAAACTTGAGCGATACACGCTAACATGTCGCCGACTAAAACTTATCACATTTTGGAGCCCGATACGTTTATGAAGATACGTGGCGATCTGGCGTACGATCTATTCGACGACATCAACAAGAGTGTTTTCGATGACAAGCTGCGCGATGTGGAGATTGTATGGTCGAACCGATTGCGTCGCGTCGCCGGCCGTTGGGAGAAAAAGAAGAACGACACACCGTGCAAGATTGTGCTGTCTAGCGTGTTGCTGACGGACCAGTCGCGCCTTGTCGACACGTTGGCGCACGAAATGTGTCACGTGGCCGTGTACATGGTTGACAATAAGGCGAGCATTGCTCACAACGACAATTGGCTGTACTGGGTGCGGAAAGTGATTCGGGAATATGAGAACATCGACATTAAGCGCCAACACTGCTACAACATCGACGATAACGCGTGCTACATGTGCTCAAATTGTAATCATATGCATAGATTAACTGAAGACCTGAATTTTAAACTATGTAAATGTTCGTGTGGAGGAGTTTTGTTATGTACCAATAAAAAAGATTAAATATATAATTTGTTAGTTTTTTTTTATTACAATATAAATAACATTTATTACACATTTGTAATGTGATAAGAAAGCATTAGAACTTTGATATAATAACAATACTAGTTTAGAATGTGGTTGTACATTTTTATTATTGTAGCGTTTGTAATATTTGTTTTAATTTTAATATGGCAAACCGACGTGTTTATAGCTACAAACGCTTTAAACCCGCTAATCATAAACGTAGATTTGGCCGATGACAGTAATTACAAAAATGATTTGGCAGTCTTTGAAAAGTACTATTTGGACACGTTACAAGCCAAGTTTTTGCAAAAAGCCGAAAAAGTAGCGCACGCCACTCGGCAGTTTAGCGACGACGGTAACATTTTTGTGAACATGAACACGTGGTCGAGCGCCGTCGACTTTGGCATTGTTCTGCACACTCTGATAGGATATGGCGTCAGATTTAACAATCGCAACGACGAACTATACGAAAACGCCGAGCTCGCGTATCGTTTGTACGAAGCGATGCATTTGATCTACGAGCGCGTGCCGATTCCGGCGCCAACGCATTCGGCACCGTGGGGCGATCGTACCGATTGGTATCACTTTAGCATCACCATGCCCGAATGCTTCCAAAACACGTGTATAGTTTTGCGCGATCATTATGATTTGCGCGAATTGACAGAGTCGCTGTTGCACTATTATTTGCCTTTGCCGACACTTTCGATGGGTTGGTGGCGTACGGCCGGCAACGCGATGCGCATGTGTTTGCCCTATTGTTACGGTCAATTGTTGCGCGGCTATACGTTTGCCGAGATTGGTGAGGAAACGCAGGTACAATACGTACTAGACTTGATCAAGTTTCCCCTCGTAAAATCCGGCAACGGCATTCATTACGACTACGCGTATTTCGATCACACTGACGTGCGCGCCTACGGTTATCTAGTCAATAGTTACTTTACGTTTAGCTATTACAACTTTTTGTTTGGCGAAGACACGGTTAACATGCAAAACGTATACAATTCATTATCGCTCATTGGCAGTAATCAGGGTGTAGTGAATCCGGCTCTTTTGTCGCGCAACGGCTCCAATTATTCTGCGGTCCTGGCGCATTTGATTGAGTTTGTCGATGGTGTCATCAGCGGAGACTTTAGTAAAATATTAACCGTGCGCAACAATCGTTACTTTGGATCGGTTGTTGGTCAGTCTCCGGACATTGCCTACTACGAAGCGGATCCCAATAACAGTTTGCATGCACCGCTATGGGCCATGACTCGCCGCATCTGGTCGAACACGGGTCGTGTTCTTTCGTACCGATCGGTCGGCTTGGAGTCGGGCATTCTGCTTACTACGAATCTCAGCGGAGTAGTTAACATTCCAACGACGGGTCCTAGCACGAGCAGTTTCCATCCGACGCTAGCGTACACGGCTCTGGCCGCTACAGAAAACGCGGGCGTGATGGCGATGCATGTGCGGTTGGCGGAGTTGAATCTCGAATTTCATAGTTATACTCTTTATCATCGCTACGGCATGTTTCATTTGTACGATAAAATTAGGACGTTGCGCCACATCACAAACAACGCGCGATGTGTGGTATTGGTGCGCGACAACAATAATGAATCTCGCTGGACGTCGGCCTCGAATCTCATCAGTGCTAACGGCATCACTGCCAAGCACCATAACATTATTAACAATAACAGCCTCTCGAACTTTGATGTGCGCACATTTGACGCGTTAAATCTGCAAACAGCCGAACAGATTATCGGTGCAGAATTGATGAACCGCGGCGGAGGCGTTACTTGTTTCAGTTTATTAGCGCAGGACGTAGCGGGCAACGACAACACTACCATCACCCGTATCCCCGAAAGCAATATACTTGTGATTGCCACCAATTCAAACAGTATTCAATGCGTTATAGATTTTCCCGTGGTAGTGTTAAAAGACGAGGAAACTCGCCAGATCACCATCAACGACGCCACCAACATTTCGCGCAATCTCCATCAATTGTCGATAGACAAGATTGTTAACGTGTTGTCAGTGTTGTCGTTGTCCGTGGACAGTTTGATTTTGCCCGCTAACATTACTCGTTCCGCCAACAGTTTTTACTTGCAAAGCGATCACGGCAATCAATTTAAATTTATGTATTAGATCGTCGAGGAAACGGCCGGTACGGCTATGGGTTTGTTTAAATCTATGACGCGAGCGGGTTCGCGTGCTCTCAGGTCCAAATTAGACACATAGGTCTTTTGTCTGTCCCTCTTTCGGGCTTCGACTATTTCGACGGATTTATTAATGTTTAACATGAGCACAATGAACATGATTACTACAATGAACACCACTACACAGCATATCACAAGTAAAAAGTCGCGCAAAAAAGCTTGATTTCGTGTTACTATTTGCTCCAGTTGATCGTGATTTAGCACGGACACGGTGTTGGTCTGATTGTTGCGTCTCATTGCGTCGTCGTCTTAAAAAAAGTAGTTGTACCGGGCCGCGGACACGATCAGATTGTCGATGCGTGTCGCCTCGTACAGCTTGTCGCGCATCGTGTTCAAATGGTACGGAGTGTTGACGTCGGCATAATCAAACGAAACTGGATTGTCCTCGACCATATTGTTGGGTACGGCACCGAAAGATGTGATGGCCAAACTGTCGTTTTTGCAATACAATCGAACGTTGCGTTTGCGATCAATGCTGTTTAGCTTGATGATTATCTCGGGTACTATCTGATAGGGCAGCACGAGTATTTGAAACATGCTAATAAAGGTGACGACCGTTTGCGACGAATCGGGTATGAGCAGGAGCTGTTGAGCCCGTTTTATAAAGTTTAAATTGGGAATGTTTAGATAGGGACAATGAGCGTTCGTGTCGCCTTTGATCAGTCTGCGGACAAGTTCATTTTTTAGTTCAATGTAGATTTCTTGCACGTCAGCATCGGACATCTCAAAGGCAAACTTTGCTGGTATCTTTCTGTACTCTAGTATGGTGAGGATGCGTTTGACGTTTAATTGACGAATTTTTCGCGGAGTCTCGCGCAAGAAACATATTAGGAAATTGTTTTTATTGTCATCGGTGAGTGTGTTAAAGTGGTCCAGGGGCGATTCGCCTGCAATGGGAATGTAATCGCGCAAGGTTCGCGTCAAATATTGAATGGGACATACCGGGTTATTGGAATCGACCACCATGGTTTTACAATAAAACAAACTGTCCGTTAGCATCATGCTGAAAACTAATGTATTGCCTGCGCCAATTTCGACAATGGGAAAAATGGGATTCCAGTAGACAATGGTGAAGTTAGGTTTTTTTTCGGGACTATGACTCTCGTGACGTTCATTGTATTCTTGCCGTTGCACGGCTATGTATTCGAAATTTTTAATGTATGCCGTGTTGACAAACTTGACATCCTCTTCCGTGGGCACGTACACGATCAGTTTGCGAACTAGCGCTCCGCCCACATCGTGCTGCGGTTCGACGCGATCGTAGGGAAACGCAAAAAACCGGTCACTAATGTATACCGCAATGTTAAATGAGCATGTCATTTTTTAAGCTGTGCACTTTAACTACGCTTAATAGAGGCTCGGGTATGTAATTGTATTGATAGTACAGCAACTCTTTTAACTGAAATTTATTTAGTCTTAGTGTTAACAATACTACGGTGCACACTATAAAAATCACAACTAACAGTGTAGCATAGATAATCATGCTAGAATGTCAGAGTGGGATCCCACCATCAACTTGATCACGTCGTCTACCGGTCCCACGTAGATACGATTCGAGACTTGATAATTGATAGAGTTGTATTTTTTCTGCACTATACTGTCGTACACGTACAGTACATTCATAATTTTTTGACTGGGAAACGATGTTGTCGGTGTACTAACCAACTTGCTGGCAAACTGTCGGTAGAACCATAAAAAGTTGTATCTTATCATGAAGAGGGCAACACGATCGGGATCGTCGGTGTAGTCGTGCAACTGTTTTTGTAGTGTGTCAAAGTTGCGAGCGTTGTTCAAAAAATAATTGGACGACTTTACGATGAACCATATCATTTTGCTAGCTTCATTTTCGTCGGTGCCGTACATTGTTAGCGGTTCGAGTAGTTGGTAAAAGTAGATTGTGTTTGAGAGTACGTTTAAATTTAACTTTTTTATTTTGTTTATTGTGCTGTTGTAGTTTGAGATTGTTATCAAATTTGTACCGAATCCTTCACTGGGACACGTTAACATTGATGCTCCTACAGTTGTAGGTATCACGGCAAGCAAATTAACCAATAACGGCGGCATTACAACTGTATTTTTGTGTAGCTGTTTAACATTGGCAATAAACGTTTCGTTTGGCGACAATGGCCGAGCGAAGATGTCTGCCGCTGTAGCGCGACGTTTAGCGGTAGTTGCTCTTCTAAGTCGTCTGCTGTCGTCGGTTATTGTTTGCTCTTCGTCTGTAGACAAATCATCGACCGTGCGATCAAGTGGCCGTTTCTTTGCAAAATTAATCAGTTTATATTTGTTTAGTAGTAATTTGACTAGTTCATTGTCCAAACTTTTAAATTCGGCAGCGTCAATGTTTAAATATGTTTCGTAGGCTTTTTTATTGGTTACTTTATCGAGTATCGACACTACTGCCGCTCTGATCGTAGGCGGTAACGTTTCCAACAATTGAGTGTTTGCCCGCACCAACCTCGCGTAATAGTCTACGTCAATGTCAACACACTCGACTATGCCACCATTTTTCTTGTACAACTCGACAAACTCACTGATTTGCGTATGTAGGGTACAATCGATTTTGTCGATCACCAATTTTTGTTTGTAATGATCTGCCACCGAGGCGGCTGGATTCTCTAATGATTGTTTTAATTCTTGTAGAGTTTGTTTAGTTACCGATTGCAATGCATTGTTTTCGAGCAAATCACTGACCATTTTGTATAAGTCTTCTGTGGCTGCGAGCTCTACAACAGGCATTTGTGCTTCGTTATTGTTAATTTCAATCAAAGGCATTAGGGTGTCGTTATCGTTTGGTGTTTCTACCATAGATACTGTAGTTTCGTTATTTTGTGGTTCTATTTGAACTTGGTATGATTGAGACGAACCGGCGGCAAATTGTGACATGTCAAACGTTGGCTCTTCATTAAACATTATTGTGTCGAGGCTGACAACGACGGAATCTATTAGACTTCTGGCGTACACATAATCATTTTGCATATCACTTGTTTTAATGTTTTGAGTTAGGAGTTCTATTGAATTGGTCGTTTCGGGATAATGGTTTATCAGATATTTCTTCAAGAATAAGGCATAGCTTCTTTTGATATGAAAACTGTTTCGTGTAATATCTTTTAGGATAGCCATTATTTAATATAAGTGACTAAATATATAATGAGCACAATGACTGCAGTCGAGTACACGTTGCGTTTCAACAAGTTTGATACTTTTCAAAATGTCAACTTTAGAGTCAACCTCACTGTGGACGAAATTGATTCTCTGGCCTTCTTATACTCCAAATACTATAATCAAAGCGAAAATGTAAACATAAAAGGCCTCACATTCTTCAATGAATTTAACAAATGCGTCGATTTTGTAAAGCGCAATTTTGAAAGCAAACAAGACAACAGCGATGTAAAGAAAATATTTTCTGTTTTCTTAAAGGACGAATTTATGGGTCAAGTTCCCAAATTTCGTACAATTATGCAGTATCTCCAAAAATACTACAAACCAACGCCTACGCCTTCTATACCCGATCTGAGCGCCCGCTGTAACGAGTGTTCAGTGAACACAATTAAATGTTTGAATTGCAAAATCAATTATCTGTCGGCCAGCATCAGTACTTTTGACTCTAGCATTCAAGACGGCTGGGACATTTTCCTGAGACCAATGTTTGGTTTGCCCCTGATACTGTTTGTGCTTTTGAAGACTGAATTTGTCGAAGATGGCATGTTCAATGCCGACGACCTAATCACGAATTCGTTTGCTCAATTTTTCTATAATTTATTGTGCGACAAAGCGGCTACTAATTTTGTCGATCACAAGGCCTGTTTGCCGCTCATCAAAGAATGTCGACGCGTGACTGTGACGCTGCGCGATCCAGAACTCGAGCGACTGCTTTGCATGTTGCGCACCAACAGTTCGTGTGATTCCAAACTGTTTACACCTTTCAAACAGTTCATCATAGAGCTAGCGCGTAAAACTAAGATTAAAGCATTGAAAGTAAACAAAATTGCCGCTGTAGTGTTTACTAGTTTCTTTTTGCGTCAATACCTTGAGGCGGCGCCTAATAAAACAAAAAGTGCTGCCGAACTGGAAGTGCGCAACGTGTGTCGATTCATATTAAACAAATACAATGATGAACAATTGGAAAAGTTTATGGTCAAACTGGCCAATATCAAAGCCGATCTCTTTCGCGAAACCATGCAACAGTATATTGTATCCGAAAGTTTTATAAGACATTTAGTGTTACAGTATAATCTCGACGAAGAACTGTGTATGCTACTAAACGAAAATGGCGAGCCGTGATGGACCACGACCTCCGCGCCAACGACGTGAAAGTAACGAACCTAGCATTTACGCGGACGACTTGTTGCACAGTCTAAACTCGAACAATACCGTGGCAGATTTGATATTAAACGATGAATCGGCCAAAAAGCGTTATTCGTTGGAAAAAATTAGTCATCATTCTGGCATAGCTAAAACGATTCTAGACGCCATCGAAGACGACGATTCATTCCAACTCGGGACGATCACTTCGATAAACGCGCTCAAATTAATGTCCGACATCTACGATAATAAAATTGTTATTTTCAATCAATAAGTGAATATCTGTGTACTGGGTCAAAATGAGTTCGGTTATGCTATTTTTGGAGATTGAAAGGATTAAAAATAAAGTTGATCCCAACATGAATTGGACAATTTGGACTAAATTTTTTCCTTTACTCGCCGATCCCGACAGTTCGATCAATTTGACCTATGAAGAGTTTCAAACGTTTTTAGTTAGCGTGGCAGAAATGTCTAGAGTTGCACAGTCTGAGGACAATGCCGCTTTAGCGAGTGCACACAGCGCACCCGGCATGCCCATCACGCCGGCGACGACCGCACAGGCCGCTCCGCGACCAGTATTAAATATATTTCAATCGCCTAGCAGTCGCAGCAATGAAAATTCTGCTACCGCTGTTATGTTCCGCAAAAACTGTCAAAAGTTACTAAAACACTACACACTGAGCAACACGTCAACGTCAGATTTCAAAGTGTCCGACATTGTGTCGTGCATGATCTATTTGGCCAAAGCGCCTAGATACAAACCGTTGTACGCCCTGTTAGAATCGTCGATGAGCGACGACTACGAATGTACTCCCAACTATACGGCGGATCAAATGCATCAGTTGGTCGAATTGATCAAATCGTTGTTGGATTTGCCAACGTCAATGATTGATTTCGGCAACATTAAACTGCTCAAAAACACATTTAACAAAGCAATGAACTATCCAATTTCACGGTTCGCCCGCATCATGATGCTGCCAACAGCGACTTTGGCGCGCGACAAACATTGCACCATCGAAGAGCTTATACTAGAGCGAGGCAACGAAATCAGCAAAATTGAGCCTGAACAATGCATCAATGCCAGCGAGGGCGGCACTAAAATACCGTATTGCGACGACGAACATTTCATCAACGATCTGCTGAAGCTAATCGACGATTTTAGCCTGCACCGAATGTTCTACAATGCTGCCAATTCAATATTTTACACCACCATGGAGAACTACGCTGTGGCCAATTGCAAGTTTGACGTCAACGATTATAACAACATTTTTAGAGTGATGGACAACTTGCGCGAGTACGACACAAAGTGCGGATTGGTGGTGAAACGGGCCGAAACATCGGATTCGTTAAACATATACTTGGGTAACGCGTCCGGCAGCAAACGTAAAAAATACTAATTCGGAATTTATAAGGTAGAAATATAAAAACTTGTGCGGTCAAAGCTTTATTGTGAAAATGGTGTATCGCCGATCGAGTAGCAGTGGCAGGAGAAGGCGTCGCAGCAGCAATGGACGGCGCAGGAGCAGCAGCGGGCGCCGCAGGAGCAGCAACGGGCGCAGACGTTCAAGCGGAGGGTACAGGCGGCGTTCCAGCGGTTACCATCGTCGTCCCGGCAGGCCTCGTGGCAGTCGTACCAAGCGCAGAGGATCTTCAAATCCCTACGGTTACACGAGGCGGCATTACTAGTCGCCTAGTTTGCTACACCGCTGACAGTATTTGATGAAGGACACGGCTTCGTCGCCTGCGCGCATCTGTTTTTCCATCGTGACAAACTGATGGTCACACTCTTTCAACGACATACCATTCACCGGTGGCAAACCTAATGTGTAGCATAATTCGTTCAAATAAATAATATCGTCAGTTAAAATGGTTCTTTTTTTTATCTTGCGTTTTTTTTTCATATTTTTGCTATTAGTTTCGGCAATTTTTTTCTTTAACAACAAACTTTTCCAGTTTATCGAGTACTTAAACAGAATGTAATCAATGGGCTCCTTTTTAAGTTTAGGCGGTTTGCTGTCGAATTTTTTGCATTTGATCGTTTTGACGTACTCTTTGATCTGATTCAAACGCCTCACCAACAGTTCGCAAGGACATTTTTCCGGTAATCGTTCCCTGCGTATGTACTCAAATATCTCTGCGTACAACTTAAAATCGTTGATTGTGTTGACGAATAGTTTATGCACGCACTCTTCGGACAAACGAATCTGCTTTCGTTCGCGCTCAACATTACTCACAGCCGGTATATAAGCGTACAACGAATGGAATAGGTGTCCAGTGTTGACAAAGTTAAATGTTTTATTTTTAACATTGGCCGCGTAGTTGTTGACGAGAAAATCAATAAGCTCTTTGTATGATTCGTTATCACGAAATTCCTTGAAAATCACAAAAAGGTCGTAACAATCATGTCGTGGACGTTCTTGCAACGGCGCGATGCTTTTTTTCTCCGCCGCCATGTGCTTGTGCTGGCCGACAGCGCCCACCTGCTTCGCATTAGTTTTCGTCATTTAAAAATGTTCGAGTTTGTCGTGTTTGCGTTCAGCAAAAGGCAACAAATAGACGAGAGCGAGTACAAAATTCAACTCGTCAAATGCAACGACAACATGATAGACATTCGAAAAAACTTGAAACTAGCTTTCAGGACGTCCGCCCTGGGACACGTGTACGTTATTAATGAAAAGATGCCTTTGTACGCATTCCTAAAAGAATGGTACGTTCAAAGCTATCTAGAAGTGTATCAGATGCACTACGACAAGTTTGTGTGGGAGATACCGCACGTCGTGGTGTTCGATCTCGACAACACACTGATCAGCGACGAAGATAAAGTTCGCATTCGCACACCAAATGTGTACAAGAGTCTGTATGACTTAAAACAAAAGGGTTGTGTTCTGGTGCTGTGGTCGTACGGAAACCGAGAGCATGTGACGCACTCTATGAACTTGACCAAATTAAATGATATTTTTGACGTTACTATATGCGGCGGACAACGACTCGGCCGCAACGCAAGCAGTCGCGTTATAGTCGACAACAAGTCCAAGATGGTGTTTGTCGATAAACCGTTTTACTTGGACATTGATTTGACAACAGACCGTTTACCGAAGTCACCACGCGTAGTGTTATGGTATTTGCGCAAGATTGGCATCAACTACATCAAAACCATAACACTCGTCGACGATCTTAAAGATAACGATTACGCATACGACTATTTCGTGAACGTGTCACGCTGTTTCGAGCCCAGCAACGATTGGGACAAATATCACAATATTATAGTCGATAATATAGTGCAGTATGAACTAGAGTTTATGCAATAAATTGTATAATTGTGAAATAAGCCATTATTATCATTATGACCGATTTAACTATTCCTATTCCGGTTCTCGATGCACCGAGCTACATAAATTCTGGCAATTTATATTATGCTCTGCATCATTACAAAGAGCCTATACCGTTTGTGATTAAAGCTGGAAGTGTGGTTACATTGAGCACTAATCATCAATGTACAATACTAGTTTACAACAACAATAGATTAACGGAAGAAACCATTGAAAACATGACCGGTGAAACAACATTAAACATTGAAGTCGACAGCGTAGTGTTTGTTAACAACATGATTGTTAGCAATCCAGATGACAAGTATCGTGTTACATACTCTATAGACGGTGAGTACGAGCCTTTGACCCGTATCGATATGGGTAATAATGAATATAGCGAAGGTGTTGACGAAAACCTGAGTTATGTGTTTGTCGAAGGCAAATGGATACAATTGTTGGTGCCGCAAATCGATTTGAAACATTTAAACGGCATGATCGCAAACGACAAGGATCTGGACGAGTTGAACGATTATTATTCGAGCATTATAGAATTTTATAACGAATTGACCGACACAAATTTTGTGAGAAAATATTTTGCTAAAGCTGATAATAACGGCGCCGGCGGCGGTTATTACGGCAAATACACGATGGGCGAAAGCAATCCATCAATGCGCAGGTTTTATTTAACACCTTCCAAGTTTAATTGGGGCTGCTTGCACGAAATTGCTCATTCGTTTGATGCGTATTTTACTTGGAATTACGCTCATGCAGATATACGCGAAGTATGGACAAACATCATGCCCGACTACTATCAGTATCTCAATTTTACAGAGGAAGAGTACTTGACTAAAAGTTGGAAATTGGACGGACAACGAGACACTTTATTTATGGAAATAAAAGCCCTCTTTGGTGTTGTTCCTTTTAATGAATGGTATCTGCGAGACAGATTAGTGTTTTTAACGTCTTTATTCTTTAAATTTGGCCACAAGAAACTATTGACCGCCCTGTTCACGGAAATGCGCCAACAACTCACCAATGGCACTTTCGATTCGTGCTCATTTAAAACTATGGAGCTAATCATGACAATATTCGATCGCAACAATATGGACATTGTCCACATCAATCGGTTGGTGGGAATCAACGAACTTGACCCTTTGGTGACCCTAAACATAAAGTATAATATGCAGAATTCGGTGTTTGTGTTCGATTTTATGATTAAACCTAACGTGGTCAACTTTGAATTGATCGATTCCGACTTGGGCATTCAACGTAACGTAGAACTGACGTTCAAGAATGCCAATCCCACAGATTTGATCGGTGCTCATTATAGTTTAGTGAAAAACAGTAAACACACACTAGAATCCACCTTTACAAACACTACATCACAGACCTTTACCAACGTTAGTTTGGGTGCTTATAAATTTTTTTACGTGACCGGTAATTCTACACGTCGCTACTATTGCGATGCAGACTATGTTGTGTTTGGTGAAACGGAACCGACTCACGCGCTGACAATAACGCCATTGCTAAAGCCCGTACTGTACAATGAAATATTCAATATTCGCGGTTTGGGAGATCACTTAGTGGCCGTTTTAAAGATTAACTATCAAGACGAATATGTTTATTTCTACCCTATCAGCAATAATCCACACGTTTATTTTCCAAATAATGTCTATTACAGTATAAACATTAAAAATCACAAATTTTTCGAATATTTTGGCAGAGACAATGAAATTGACATATTGGAATACAAATTTCCGTTGGTGTACGGTCAAGAAATTGTGTTGTATCACAGGGAAATCGGACGTTTGATATCGTCTTTCCACACTACAAACCCTACAAACACGTTTACAATCACTCGAATGGGAGTACGACAAAATAACACAAATCAATCGACGCGAATTGTTGAAAAAATTCTACAATTTTGCTTGTTTGTAACCGAAAGATATCCCAATTTGATTGCCAGCCCGTACGTGCAAAACGAAGTGTATTTATCCACATACTACCTGTTGCCGCAAGACCAAAACAATTTAATACCACAAATACTCGATTTCTTACCGGACACACAAGTGACGTCCATAACCCTAATGGGCACGGATTACACTAATCTAGTTAGAATAAATGAAAAAGAAGGCGTTTTACAATTGCGCACTTTTGATAATAGCGCACCGGGAGTAGAAATTATGGTAAATTTGGTACGCGACCAGGAGCCCATATACAATTTATTGATACACGCCGATACTGTGGTTAAAGAGTCTGAGTATTTAGTGGCTTTAAAATACAACGACGTGCTACAAATAGTGATGAACAACATAGCAAACACGCGTTTCATCGTTATTAATGGTCTGCTCGAACAGTCCAACGACACAACAGTTTTTTATCGTTGGATAAATGGCACTTTTGATAAAATATCCGATAAATCAAGCAATGACTTGCTAGGACCACTCTTGTGGGCAATGGGTATATTATTCTTCATTGTTATAGTTCTTTTAATAATCATTATTAAAATAGCTTCGCCTAGCAAAAAACAAGTTATAACTAAAGAAAAACCAAAACCAGTTATCAAATCTATTAAATAATAATTTATTTCATCAAAACATTTTTATTATTATTATTAGTTAACATTTGTTGTAGCATAATTTTAAATTTATCAGCGTCCGCAGGCAAATCAAAGTACACGGATCGTTTTAAACGTTTCACATTGTCCTTGCTAAACTTCAAACTGGCTTCGTGCATAGCGTTATTCCAATCCACAACGGGATTTGGACGTTTTTCCTCTACAATAATGTCGGCCTCGTCAAAGGATCGTTTGTGTTTCTGTTGTTCCACGTACGGTCGTTGGCCGGTGATGGCTTGAAAAGTAGTGTTATTCTTGGCGATACATATCATCGGTAGTTTTTTGTCGTTGGCGGGATACTGCACTGCCCGGCCGGATAAATCGACCATCCTGTCGATCATTTTCGACACTTGTTCGTCTTTCTGTACCATCATCATGTCCTTTTGCGCCATTATCTCGTCCTTCTTTTGCATAGTATCTTGGAAGCCGGTGTACATGCGATTCATGTCGTTCATGATGCGGTGTATCACTTGATCCTTTTGCTCTGACATTTTTTGAATGCGAGCGGTAAGTTGCTGCAGTTGTTCGTCTTTTTTCTGAACTATCAATTGAAAGTCTTTGTACAGACGCATTGCATAACTTTCGTCGTCCTCGCCGCTACTAATGGCAGGATTATACTTGCCGGTACACAATACTTGCGGAATAACTTCTTCGAGCAGCCACTCCTGTAACTCCACAGCATGAGGCAGTTTACTTTTCATAATTAACTGAATCACTCCGGCCTTTGTTATCATCCATGTGGACGGGTGAAGATACAATGGACTATTTTGTCCCACAATCTTTGCCGCGCCATTTTGGGCAAGGGAGCCGTTTTGGCCCCCTTCAATCTTTGCCGCGCCGACTTCAATGTTGTTTTGGCAAGTTGGTTGATATGGAGTTTTGTATTTGGTATCGACATGTTTTTGCACAGCACCTTTGGGATCTTCGTATTTCAACATCAGTGCAATGTCTTTGGCCACAAATTTGACATTTTTGTTGTCGTCGACGACATACCGCAATTCAAACTCTTCTTCGCCGAATTTAAAAAATCCAACTTTGAGTTGTACCATAGTTATTAGGCACGTCAACTATCTCAGATTGATGATATAAAAATAACAATTTTTTTTGGTTTTTTAATTTATATAATAGGATTAGGCTATTTTGCGATAAATTTTAAGGGTTCTGATTGTGTTGAAAGTTTTTCGTTGACTAAATCTATAGTCGTTGTTAATGACGGCGAACACGTCGAGAAAGTTTGTGACGAAATGCAAAAAATCCATTCGCGCACAGCTCACGCCATTAACGTAGGGCACGATGCGCAGTCCGTTGTCGGAATCGTTTTGCGAGTATATGGGACGAAACTGACGAAACCGGAATCGTTGGCAATCACACAGTTGATAGTTTTTCTGTTCGTCCATTAAATCTTCGCCGTCGGCACACACGACAAACGTGTTGAATCCACGATCGCCAAAACAACGACGAAAGATGCGCGTCGGTACACTGAACACAACCAAATCGTCATCGATGCAATGATAGTTATATTTCCGCCTAAAAGCTTGTGCCGCTAATTTATTGTCCATATTTGATTTTGTTGCTAGCCAAACTGATAATGCCTATGTTACTAGCACATAACCCGTATATATGAGCAAATTAATAATGTCTAGAATGCTATAATGAATTTCGTCAACCGTTAGTAATATTCGTTCGTCGCTGACGTTATTCTTGAGTGTCAAAAAATGTTCGAGCACCACTAGACTGTTGACATTCGTGCAAACGGTGTTATACAATCCGCTTTCGTTTACCGATCTAATTTCATCTTGACTGAATCGCACCAACGAAAATTCGCGAGGACAAAACACGCTCGACGACTCCAAGTAGTAGAAAAGCGCCCCGTCCAGATTGTACAATATAACGTTTTCGGGCTTTATTACGAACAAACGCTCGACGCGAGCGGGCGTGCTCAGATCGTACACTTCTATATACGCGCCAAACTGCAAAGTATGAGCGTGGTCGTGTACTAATTTTTTAGCATCGTTTCGATAAGGATTTAAATAGAGCAGCGCGACCAAAAATATTAATAGACATAAAATGGCGATTGCCGCGATTAGAACTGACGAAATTTTTGACAACATTTATGAAAGTTGCGATGAGCGCAAGCCGATCGAGCCGGCCAACGCTTTCGATAACGCGGACAATGTGATATTGCGGAATTGCGTGACGGGCGCTGCAAAAGTGATTGACTCCTACGACAATTTTACAAAGCTTCTCACCTTAATGACAAACACGCAGACCGACACCAACGAACCGGTGGCGTGTGCCCAATTGCACGGCACCACAAAGATCGAGCCGCACGACTGGTTTGCCGAACAAAACATTTTTCGCATGTTTGTGTGTCCGTTTGTGCACGCAGATCAATATGAACGCATTAAGGATCACGTGGATTTTAACAAATTTATTGTGAGCAACGAGCCCGATTACGCAAACAAATGTGTACGCTCTGGAAACTATTATTATTGGCCGAATATGGCAATCATCTATTGTGGCTGGAGTATATATTTAAAGAAGAAATTTAATATTGATGTTGGCGCTAGCATACCGATTGTGCACAATCGTGCATTAGGCAACGTCAATCTGTTTATCTACAATCCTGAAGATTTCTTGAACGTCGAACTATGCTTGACTAGCGGCGATAAGACATTGTTTGTAAACGGCCGCACCAAGTTCAATGAAGTAGACGACGATGATCTGTTCATACTGACAATGGCCGACAACAGCGTGAGCAAGTGTAAAATAATTCCCGAACTGGTGTACAGCAACAAAAACTTTTTCGATTACATCAAAGACGACATCAATCTAAAGAGTTGCATCACTGCGGACGGCTACAAGGATTTGTTGCATGTGGACCTGAACAGTCTGCGTGTGTTTGAAGATAAAGTCATGCCTACGACAGCACTAGTGACTAAAGATCGTTTAAAAGTGTTTCGCAATATCACACCTTCGAGCGAAAACATTGATTTAATGCAGCGCCACATTACCGAATGTCTAGACGTGATCAAAGAGAGAATGATTGAAGTGCTGGCGCAAACCGATAAAGCGGATCGAAGAGTACTGCAGACTTACTTTAAAATGAGCAATTTTGTCAATTTTGATTACATTATTGTTGTGTTGTGGCGTGTGATATCGAGGAATGAAGTGCTTAACGCGACTAAAACCGACATTAAATTGTTTTTCGAGCTGCTGTGTGAAACGATATTTGGCGATAAGGGTATCGATTACGAAATGGCAAAGATGAGGTGCGAACCCTATTGCAAGTTGACACCAAAAGTGTTTATGCGATTTTGCAATCATTGGTCGCTGTTTATCAATGAGAATCCTTGTGTGACGTTGGCCTATTATTACGCCATACATTTTTTAATTTATTGCAAACACGATACGTGGGATTATACATACGAAAACGCCAAAACGTGCGGAGCCACACTAGAGGTTTTGTGTGCGGGATTTTTCAAGAAAATCGTTTCGTCCGGTAACATGGCTTTTGTGTATAACGGCAAACATTACGTGTTGGTGCGCAAAGATGATGACCTGTTCAAGTTGACTGAGAACTGCAGCGGCATTGCAATGCCGAGCATCAAATTTAACAACTGGAAATACATGTATTTCACGGAGGAAGGCGTCTACAATTTGTTCATCAACGACTACCATCACGGTTGTCCATTCATTATGGGTAACACTCTACTGAAGGCGTTGACGAAAAAGAACGAAAAAACATATTTGCCCGAACGAGTCATTCAATTTATGTTGGACAATGGAAAAAGCGAGAATGAAATCTATAAAATATATCATATGGCAAAAATTTGTCGTGAAATCAAATCGATAAAGAACAACATGTCGGCAATATTGGCCTTTAACAATTGCAGCACATGCCGCAACTGCGAACAGAATACGTTAAACGATTTGTTTCGCGAAGTTTGGAGCTATTCGCACAACGAACTCATCATAATGGGTGTGTATTTGAACGATAAAAAAATGTCTGATCTAATTATGAATTTAAAATGCTTTGAATGCAAACAAAGTCAACACAAAAAGTCTCGCAAATGCACATGCCTCAACAATTTAGAGATTGACGTAAAGGCTTTCAAGATAGTGTTGATAATGGAATTGTTTTCTCATTGTAAAGGATTGCTAGAATTGGCATGGTCATTATTGTACACGTCACAGCTGTACAGCACTGTGTTAAAGGCCAGCGTGGAAGGAAACTCGTGCAAGTTTACACAACAATTTGTGTTGGATCATGTCGATTATTTCTACGCGCATCGCTATAAAATTGTAAAGTATCTGTACGGCAAACTGGACCGCATCGATTTTATTGATAACTTTATAACGGCACTAACGTTGCCGATTCGATTTGTGGAAGAACTGAAAGATGCCACTAACGGGGATTTAGACAGTGCCTACGAAGACGACGACGACGCCAACGGCTACGATGATGATGACGATAATGTTTCGGCACCGTTGGAAAAATCATCGTTTGTCCATAATTTCTATGCCAACTATTTTAATACGCTTATGATGCTAAAGAAATGGAACGTGTGGTGGGACAAGTTGATAGTGAGACGACACAATGACGATCTCAATACATGGCTGACGCGATTCTATATGCGAGTCGTCATGACAAAATTGAATTTACAAGACTATTGTTCGTCGTTTGTTAAACAGATTGTACAGGGCTACCTCTACTTTAGACAGTTTACCAATTTCAATTATGTCAATAGTCTGGTCACTATACACTTTGGCGCCGGCACCGGCATTCCGACCGATTATGAAAAATGTTGTCTATATCTGAACGGCAAGCCAGGCTCGGGCAAGTCTAGTTTTTTTGCCGTGTTCGATCATTTCGTGGTAGTGCACAAACATGACAGCGCCAAGTATACGCTCACTAAAAAAGACACCAACGAAATGGAAGCGGACAAGATGATATCGCAATTGTACGTGATCAACGAAATGAAGGTGTGCGATGATTCTTTCTTCAAAAGCACTGCAGATTCCACAAAAAGTAACACCGTGTGTCGTAAATACGAAGGCAGTCAAAAGTATGAGGGCAATTTTAAGCTTTTGATCGTGAACAACAAGCCCTTGCACATATCGGATTACGACAAGGGTGTACGCAACAGGTTTGCCGTAATCTACACGGACCATTTGTTTGAAGAGAATATGCCATTCAACGGCTCGATTTATTGGCACATTAAAAACAAAACATTTCCCATGGAAAAGAGCTACATTGACGAGTTGGCGAAACCGGTCCGGCTGTTTTTGTCGCACATTCTCATGTACAAAAGAAACGCGCGCGACGGCTACGTGTCGTACAAAATGTTTTTGGACAAGGATCCCGTACACCAACACAATCTCATGTGTTTGGATGTCAACAATAGTCCATTGAATGCACTGTTGTACGTGCTGAAGGTGCAAGTGAAACCAGGCGCCAAAGTCGTGGATGAGACTAAAATTGAAAAAATGATTGATTTGGCCGTGCCGTTTGTGGAAACCATGTTGCACGACATGCTAGTGAGTAAACGCAGCAATGCCAGCCAACGAACAGCCATGCTTTTTGACGCGTTTAAGCGTAAATACAAAAAATACTACAGGGAACACGAAAAAATATTTTTCAACATAGACATGGCTTGGAACAAGGCAGACTTTAACATTAATCAACCGGAATTTAGATGTTAAAATAATAAAAAAAATTGTAATAAATTTATTTATTAAATTTAAATATACGACTGATTAATTAATAAAAATGTTTATGATAAAAATGTTGTTGTTTTATTATTGAAGCCTAAATGATTTTTCATTTTTGATGAACAAAGTGCCGGCGTCGTTAATCTGCGTGTAGTCCCATTCCTTCAGTTTGAGCTGTACATTAGCGTTTGTAGTGTACACAGTAATAGGGTACGAAGTGTCTCTGAGGTCGGGCACCGACGTGGTCGACGCGTCGATCAGACAATACACCATACCGTCGGCTTCGTAGCGTGTCATGTTCACAGACTCTTTGATTTTGTTGGAGTCGAGATTTTTGAACACTATAAACATGTTCTTGAACTGTTTGATGTCAAAATTGCCCGTCAATCTGTTTGCGGTGCTACTCTGTGCCGTCTCGAGCAGTGTTCCAACAAACACACAATTGTTGCCGACCGCCTTGTTGCCTTCGTTGATTATGTCGTTGTAGGTGAGGGGTCGTTCGGCAACGTAGATTTTACTAATTTTATTGTCGCCGTGCAGGACACGCAGCGATTTTATTTTGGGACTGTTAAATTTTATGGTCGCAGCGCCAGTGTCTTCGTCCGGTTTGATGGAATCGCTGCTGTCTCCTAAACTGGGCGATGATTCATTGATTGAGTTGAAATTGAGCTTGTTTGTTGTGTACAAAAAGTACAGCAACGCAAGCACAATGATTATGAATACAATCGTTCCGATCATTTTGAAGCGATTTCAATGATTGAGTTGTTCAGTAAATGTTTTAAAAGCGCACTTAAACTATCTTGTTGCCAGTCCACGTGAGACGGTACCACAATCACAATGCGGCTCTGCAATCGAAACAACTTGAAAAGATACGTCAAATACTCTACGCACGAGTTTAGCGTGTTAACACCGAATGCAGATTCGTCCACCAATTCAACATACGTCTTATACATAATGAGCGCGTCGATTAGTACGTGATTCTTGCAATAGTTGCCATTGTTGTGTTCCAGCAAATCGCTAAAAGTTTTTTTCATAAATAAGGCTTCCTCTTTTTTCAATTCCGAAAAAAAGCTTGTCTTGTGGCACGATTCGTCGTCGATACACTCTATTATACCCTCAAAATATATTACATCATTGTCGTCGGGTTTGTCGTTTTGCACGCCTTCGGGCATATCGGACAGATACAGGCAAATTGTACGCTCCTGACATTCGGCCGTCATGATTCCCGACTCGGCGTTGCTGAGGCAATACAAGGATAGTTTTTTTCTGTACACGTTCCGCCACCTGGACCGGATACGTTCGTCCAAGTCGAAACAATTGGCGCAAATACTGGCCACCGAATTAGCTTATCTATACGAGATTGCTTGTCTGATCGCGTACAAAGATGTGCAGGTCAGTGAGATTGAACAGCTTAAAACTTGGGCGACCGAGTTGTCTCACGATTTCGACATTGAGCAAATGAAAGTGATGTTCAATGAGAAAATGCAAGAGTTAAACTTGCGCAGCACTCAACCCAAAGATTACTCGTACAGCTTTCGGACAATCTGGGACACTATTCATTTCTTGGCATTGATGATCGACGACATGGTGGCGAATCGCGACAAAATGACATACGAATTTGTGACAAATCAACTGGCGCAGATGAAAACGCTATACTATAATTTATTTTTTAAACTCGATTGTGCCATGTGTCGCGATCACTACATGAGCGTCAAGGGATACCTCATTCAAGTCATTGAACGCATTCAAGTGTGCCTGAACAACGAACGGTTTGGTGAAAAAATCGGCATGGTCGACGAAATAAACATGAGCAATGTCAACGGAAACGTGCTCATGAAACACGGCATGTTGTACGCTAGCATGGTGTTTCACAATCACATCAACAGCTATAGATACATACAACAAAACATGAAACCGCCCTCTAATTACAAACCAATGGAATGGCCATTGTATAAATCGTTACTAGAAATAAAATAGTCTTTAACGTATATGGCGACAATATTTTGTAGACTGCGGACGTGTTTATTGTCGTGTTGTTGTCGTATAAAAGTATAAGCTTGATTAGTGATCGTTATCATTTGTCACCATGAATAGTGCACACGACGACGTGTCCATGCAGGCAAACACCGTGTTTAATATTTCATACGAAGAACAAGACGAAGAAGACGAAGACGATCATGACAATTTCATATTCAACGTTACGGAATACATCAATTTTTTACGTTTACTCAGCGGTCAGTTGACACTCGAAGACGTAAACTATGAATTCACCATGGACAGCGGCGACGAAGATTTTGACTACGACCACGGTCTGTTGGATATTCGACAATACATCACAGTGACGACGGCAGTGGACACGTTTCAGCCTAGAAATTTCATAATGCGCGCCGACTGCTCGCGGACAGACACACCAATCATTAACGACACTTGCTGCATCTGCCTTGACGCGCTGCTCGAAACAGACAAGCAGATCGCTCAACTAGACGCTTGTCAACACGGATTTTGTGCGGAATGTTTGTTTATGTGGCTAAAAACTCATTGTGTGTGTCCTGTGTGCAGAACGTTATGTACCAAAATTAATCTCATTAAATAAAACAACAATTATACAATTTATTTGAATTTTTATTAATTAATTAGGTACTAGCCTGTCGGGTCGATGTTTCAATATTACTATAGAATTATTGGTGACAATGGCTTCGTATATAGTTTGATGAGTTAGCTGACCAATAGTTGGGGCCACCTGTATTTGTCTGTTGTTCAGGGGTCCGTTGAGCGATTTAAAAACACATTCGTCAGCGTCGTATTCCACTTCAACGGTTTTGGATTGTTTGTATTTGACGTATTGCATAGTATCGTTTAGAACCACAAATCCGTCTGTGGGCATGGTAGCATAGCCTCCGGACACAATGGGCGCATCGAAAAAACGCTGAAACTTTATCTGTATCGCGTGTCCATCGTAATCCGTTAGGGTCAATTGTTGATTATCATTATATTTGGAGGCGAAATAGTTGATGCAGTCGACAGCGCATGCCGGTGCAATGTTGTACGGGTCCAGCGACACTTCGTATTGGGTGCGATTGTTGTAGCTGTACTTGAATACGTGCAGCAAATCGGTGACGTACATCACGTCATTAACGAGTTCACATTGAAACGCCACCACATTGTTGATGGCGAATAGTTTGTGATCGAATCTACTTGAAAATATTTGCATGTCGTCCATAAACACAATCATGAATGATCTCGTAAAAAAACCTTTGCCTCGCACTCCGTCCAATTTCAAAGCCCATTTGTAAATATTTTCTACATTGTCCATATTGTAAATAAGATGTTCGTCCTCAAATTTTCTATAAATAATGTTGTTTTGAAGCGTCGTATAGGGCAATAATGGACTAATGTTTTGATGAGCCGTGATCGAATCAATGTCTCGTATTACTTTAGCCATAAAAGATAAAACTTTATGATCAATCCGGTCATCGTACTCGTATTCCAAGCGGATAAAAGCCATTATCTCGTCTGATCCCAAGTGGCTTTCCTTAACAAGATTTTCGTTAGTGTTTTTCAGTGTATTATAAAGTTGTATCTGTTTAGCGGCAGTTTGAGCGTCACATTTGTCGATCAGGCTTTGATTTTTGTATATATGCTCAAATTTTACTTCACACTCTGGACATTCGTCGCTTTTAAACACTTTGCATTTAACTATGCGACGCAAAAAATGATGTGGACATTGAACAGGTTGCTCGACACTTTGACGATTCACAAAAGGCACCAATGTGTCTCTGTGGGCATACACCATTTTGTCGAGACTGATGCATGTTTTTTGAACGCTGCTAAATTTATTGCTGTTGATAAGGCGTGTACGTATGTTATTTTTGTCCGTAAAATCGCAATATTCTTCAGACACTTGAAACTTTTTAGAAATATAAGAATCTAAAATAATATACAGCAAATCTTGGCTCAAATTAATAGAGTAAGAGATTTCATTTTCCATCGCCATGGCACTAACACCTTACGGTTCGAATCAGCCACAGAGCAACAATTGTATTTTTGGCGCGATTCGACCCTTCGACACGTGTCGCACCTACAGCAGTCCGTGTTCAAATGACGCGTCCCAAGAGGACGGTTGGTTTATTTGCGAGTATCATTTGTCGATTCGATTTAGAATGGAAAAAATGGTGCTGCCCATACCAGACGCCGAAGGCACTATCTACAATAGGTCCGTAGGAAAAAGCTTGATTTCTGGAACAGAATCAAACCGCGTTTTAATACCGACTAAAACTAATTACGAAGATGTGTTAAAACTGCCCTCAATGTCTTTACCGGAGCAGCTTATTTTCCACATGATTTACGATGAACCAGACAAACAAAATGAAATTTGCAAACTGTTACAGTACAATGAAAATTTTCATTCTGACCTGTATAAAGTCGTAGAACGAGTGTACAACAAAACCGCTGAAGTGTTGGCAAAAACCAATCCCGAACGGTTTTGTGCACGCGTAAACATTAACAACTTTCGCTCGTACGGTACCGCCGACGAAACCGATATAGCGAACGTAACGTATAACGCAATGCCGGGATTTCTTAAAAATTTAATAAATAAAAGTGTTGCTCCGTGCACCATGGACTTTCCGGGCGGCACAATAAATTTAAGAAACGCTGCTACATGCGCTATTAATCAGCAAGGATTAGTCGCCACTGCTGATATATACAATCCGGTCGTTCCCAAGTATATGTCGGTGACTAACGAAAATATTCTGCAAATCGATTACGTTCCACGTTTCCAAGGTAATGCCGTCGCGCTTCAGACGAATTTGTCGCGTTACGAACACTATCCGTTGGTCGTTCCATTAATGGTGGGCAATGAAGTACTCATTACCCGAGACACATACAAGAAACCGCCCTACCCAAATCCAACATTAACGCCGTCTATCAGCGTATCTACTGCTCCCGTTGTTCCTGCTGCTAATGCTTAAAAGACAACACATCGACAAATGACTATAAATACGCGAACTTGATCTAGTGTTGCTCAGTTGAGCTGAAACCATGAAGTCGGTCACAATTCAATGTAATATTTGTTTGGAACAAGTCGTGGTGAAGAAGCCCGACGATGAAGATTTCATGTACATTGTGCCGTTGTTGACGCTGACAGCGTGCAATCATCATTATTGTGTGGAATGTTTAAAGAAGCTTCAAATCAATACCGCTGAAAAATTAAAAATAACCGAAGATAAAAACAATCGAATTCATTGCGCCACATGTCGCAAGTACAGCAACCGTTTACACGCCACATGCATCATGAACAACAATATGTTTATGATAAACATTTGTCCGGCCAACATAAAGCTATATTCGACGAGTTCTGTCAACCTACACCTCGTCGAATACATCAACACCTACTACAGCACCTGTGTCATGCCTAATGAAACAATAAAAAACAACAAACCAACGCAATTACAACTTAACAAATTAAACAAAAATTACGATGATACTTTGAAAATTTTTGAAAAGCTCAAAAGTGACGTCAGAACGTTGGAAAACAATTTGACGTCTTTAAACGATTCTATAGAGAACAGGAAAAGTACACGTGATGCTTTAAATTACAACATTTTTGACAAACGACAAGAATTGGACAAACTGAAATGGGAAATTACACAAGCTACTGTGAAACTGGCAAAAATTAAACAGAATGCCGAAATGCCGCAAACGACATCAAATCGAACAACCGTGCAGTCCAACATCAAAAAGTTTACAAAACAAATTTACAAACGTCCGCAACAACAACAACAAGAAGAAGACGAAGAAACGGCAACTATTGACGTAATAGATTTGACAGACGATTCTCAAGATGATACACCCAACAACACAAAAAGAATGCGAATATAACAATTATTTTTTTATTGTAAAATTTAATGTAACAATAAAATGTATAAAATGTATTATTGTGTTTATACTTGTAAATCCTCCATGTAATAGAGTTTGTTGTCTTCTAAATTACACGTGAAATTGGCTCTTAAAGCGTGGTCCGGGCAAGCCATAAACAAGCCGTCTTCGGAGACGTGAACCCATTTATTGTACTGAACTCCGTCGTTAGATTGGGTATTAATGTTCATAAAAGTTTTCCCGACAAATTGCCGAACAGTAATGATATTATTATCAAAAACGGATAAACATCCCACGCCGTCGCCAAGGTACGCGTAGGCGTTTATTACATTGGCTAGTCCCTCGGCGTTTTCGCAGCCAGATTCAACTTTGACGTTAGCGCGCAATTCTTTGATTGCATCTCTAATGTGTTCGTCTGCAACGTCGCACGCCGACAACTTGAAAGTAGGCACCGAATAAAAACAAGTATAATCTAAAAGTTTATCCGTCAACGTTAACGAAGGTGGTGGCGGCGGTGGTGGCGGTGGAACTTCATCGTTGCCTCCGCCGCTTCCGCCTCCTACACCCAAATTGTCGTCGGGCGGATGTTCATATTCGTCTCGCGTCCACGGATTAAACGATGGTTGCATAATGTCGTAGTATTCAAACGGATCGAAGAGAGGATTCAAATAATCGTTTGTCGGCAATTTCGTAATATTGGATTTTTGTATATTCGACCCATATCGTTCAATATAATTACTAGTTTTTACACCACTGTCGTTATATTTAAATGTAATCGTAGTATATTTGTTCGTAATCGTAGTATATTTCTCGTGGATTTGGTGTAAAATTGTACCGCAAACGTCGGATTGTAGTATATTGGCCAATATACGCGTCGTAAAGTGGTCCAACGATATATAATTGTCTGTTTCGTCTAATCGCCTCGCGCACAAACTTTGATAGTCGGCATCTGAACTGCGCAACGTACCCGTGGCCGGCACAAAGTATTCGTGCTTTTCCAGCGTCAATTGTTGCGCTAATACATTTTCGTTGCACAGATTTAATCGAGTGCCTTCGAATGGGTCGTACAGATATTCTCCGTAGCAGTCGAGCGACGAGCCGTCCACGAAATTGATGCCCAACTCGTCAATGTCGCGCGCATACTCAACTTTGCCGTCCAAACGATCCGTTTCCAAGAGTTCGTGGACACGATCGGTTTGTCCGACAAACGCAGACATAAATTCCAGTTTCAAATCGTTGGGGACATTTTCGATGCCGTATATCGGATTGATCACGGTGATTGCGTTCATTGAGAACGGTACACATTGACCGCTGGCGGCATCGTACACTTGGCGTGGCAGATTCACGTTTACAATGAACTTGCCGTTGAACAATTTGTCGTCGAGAAGATCGCTATTGTCGCAATCTACTTCTCTCACCACATCGAAATTGTCGCACACTAAAACGGCATAATCGTATTTAATGACGTCATCATCAAAATTGCTAACGCGTGTGCCGGTGCCGTTCTCGAACGTAGAGCATCGTGCGTCGCCCGAACATTGATATTGATCGTTGACAAAGACGCGATTGATACAGGTGACAAGTTCGGCGCTGTCGGCCGAAGTGCATCGATAGTATTGGGTCGAGCCAATATCGTCGGTGATGTACGTGTAGCCGGGACCGTGAATCGCGCACGGCTCTGCGTTGACGCACATCATGAGGCGACGATCGAAATTTTTGCCAAACGGACACGACACAACGGTGGGTTCGCCGCCTTTGCACACCATGTATTCGTTGATGTTCAACGATTCCGGGAACACGGGCAGAATGTAGTCGTCGGGTCGATCGGCACAATCGTTGCGTAAGACACACACGCCGTCGACAAACATGTGATTGTTGGGGCATTCGTCGACGACGTGCGAGCCGCCTTCGAGGCAGCGCAAATACATGGTGGGATGAATGTCGTGTTCGTTTGGCTCGGGTTTAGGAACGCGATGATGCAACACTAACGCGTCGATCAAACGTTCGGTCAAACCATAGTTGCCGGGGGCGCGACCGAAACATGGCGCGACAGGTTCGCATCGCATAGTGTTTGCGTTGAAATGTTCGTCGGCGGGACAATCCATCGTCATCCATCCGTCGTCGCCGCGAATGTCATATTTGCTCGGGTCGGTGGCGTGCGCTTTAACGCGAACCTTGTCTGTGGGTGTCGGTTCAAATTGTTGGTTCAAGAAATTGAACGTTTCGATGCGATCGTCATGTGTCTCCACACCAATCTGGCTAAGATCGTTGGTGCTGATTGTGCGCACGACATACTCGTGCTGGTCCACTTCAGACACATAACTCAGTGTGTCGGGTAACGGATGTAGCGCATTTGTGCGACGAGAGTATTCGGTCAACACTTTGAGTTTATTATTGAAATCGTTTTCGTCAAACTCAAATTGTATTATTAAGTATAATATTGAAAAGATTATTATCAACACAATGGCCACCAACAACAGCAACACTGTCGACATTTCTGTTCACGTAACTCTGGACAAAGAGGCAAACAAAAATATCCTCTCGTTTATAGTTAGGGAAGAATATCACTTAAAAAAACTAGCCGTCGGCGCCTACAGCCTCAACATACTCGACACGCAGCTGTTAAACGATCTAGCGCAACGCGCGGGCACCACCGTCGCTTGCGGCGATTACGTGATTTGTTCTAATTTTACAGAAAATAGCAACAAAATTAATGTTATACTGTTCAATATTAAACCGACAGTGCTAAAGAAGGGCGGCTGCATCTTTAAAATTATATACGACGACAAACCAATTACAAACGTCAATAATAATAATAATAATAATTTTGTTACATCTGATAAGATGTTAGTCGAGCCGCTTAAAGACTTGAACTCTCAACATGCCAACAGCCAATACTCTCACACCACCTATGTACCAGAATCCGACGGATCCAGCAGCAGCTCATCTTCCTCCGACACGGACGACAACGACACAGACACCAACGAATTGTCTGAACCGATCCCAGCTAAACGACAAAAACTTGACGAATCTGACCCGGGTCAAGTATGACGAGAATTTGCTAATACATTATATATTTGACGGCCTGACGAACAGCGAAAACACCAATGTCATCAAAGTGTGCAAAGTTAGAGTGAGAAAAACATGTGGCACTTTGTTAGCGCATTACTATGCGCAGGTGGACGTGTCGAATGGGTTTTCGTTCGAGTTTCATCCAGGCAGTCAGCCGCGCACGTTCCAAAACGTTCACACCGACGGCAACACAATCATAATTATGATGATGTGTGACAATTGTTGCAAGGAAGAATTGCGAACGTTTGTGAAAGCGAAAACAGTTTTAATGTGGCCTTTAAAAATTGCGAGAGCATTCTGTGCAAACGTAAAAGTTTGCAAACGGTTCTGATCACAGCGGCTCTAGTGGCCATTTTTGCTAATATGTTTAGGTTTTCCTGGTATTATATTTTTTTTGTAGTCATTATGCTAATACTGTTGTATATTAACAACAATTATATGATAAGTGTTCCTCAAATTGTATTTTGTCCTCACAAACAAACACACAGTCAACATGGCACATTTACGAGGAAATACCAATGCTAAATCGCAAAACGGCAACGGTAACGTTCGAGCCATCGAAAATGAACCCTGGATGGAGAAGTGCGTCGACTACGTCAACACCATTGTTCGCTACTACAAAACCAACGATATGTCGCAGTTGACACCGCACATGCTAGGCCTCATCAACACCATTCGCAGCGTTTTTATCGACACCTACCCGGTGGACGTGAACGTCACCAAACGTTTCGACAGCGACGCCGGTCTCATATCGAACTACAAACGATTGCAAAAAGAACTCGGCGATAAACCGTTGACGAGTGACATTTTTAAAGCTTCCTTCCTATACAACACTGTACCGTCGTACGCTCAAAAGTTTTACAATAAAGGTGCGGATCGCATGAGCGCCGGCAGCGTGGAGGAGGCCGCGCGCCAACTTGGTTATGCGGTACAATATATGATTGCGCAAGCGGTTAGCACAAACACGCCAATACCGTTGCCATTCGAGCAGCAACTCGCCAACGATTATTTGACTCTGCTGTTGCAAAGGGCAAACATTCCTATAAACATCCAAGACGTTATCAACAGCGGTAACACGAAACACGCTAATTCTAAAGTGCACATGATCAATCAGCTGGTCAATAATGTTATTGACGATCTGTTTGCCGGCGGCAGCGATTATTACCTCTACGTTCTGAACGAAACTAACCGGGCGCGCGTCATTAGTCTGAAAGAGAACATTGGTTTCATGGCACCTCTGTCGTCGACGGCCAACATATTCGAGTTTATCGCTTCGTTGGCCACTAATTCCGGCAAAAAACCTAGCGTGTTTCAGAGTGCTGCAATGTTAACCATGCCGACGTCAAAGCCCATTGTGAACACGATTAAAAACACGTGTCAGCAACAATTGACGGAGTTGGCGTTTGAAAACGAAGCGTTGCGTCGATTCATACTGCAACAGTTAAGTTACAAAAACGATCTTCCATCAACACTACAATTGCAGCAGCAACGATGAGTTTGGACATTCCCTATGAACGATTGAGTCCGACATTAACGGTCAAGTATATTCCATTAAAATTGGCTCTAAACGATATTCCGGACACGAGTAATGGCGACACGGCCAACAGTAAAAATTCAAACGATTCAGCAGCGTCGGCACCAAAAGTGAGCATAACCGTGCCCGAAAAAAGAAACTACGATACGGCCGGTCGCTAATCCGAAGCAAATGTACGATGTGTTGGTTTTGGGCATGTTGACGGTATTCTGTATTCTTGTGCTGTTGTACGCTATCTATTACTTTGTTATATTAAGAGATAGACAAAAACCTACCACCGAACCAAGAATTTTAATGTATTAGCATGACCGACAATATTTTTAATAAAACAAACAATGTAAGAAACGAGTACTCTTTTAATTGCTGGAAATCCAAAATTCAAAGTCATTTCAGATTTGAAACCATTTTTCAAATAGCCACCGACCGTCAACGATGTACACCCGACAAGGTGCGCAACGGTCGGTGGTCAAAGTTTATTTTTAACAAACCATTTGCGCCCACTACACTAAAAAGTTACAAATCGCGTTTCATTAAAATAATCTATTGCCTGATTGACGAATCACGTCTCGACGAATTCGATACGCACGATCTGAACGTCGAGTTTGACATGATCGAACAGCAACAGCCCACCGTCGATCCTGAAGAGCTGAGTATCCGCATGCACGAGCTGCGTTCCGTCACCAAAGAAACGCTGCAGCTCACCGTTAATTTTTACGTCAACTGCATGGGCATAGAAGAGTATCGTATACCGAAAGAGGTGATGCTGCCGCGCGACACCGAAATCAAAAACATTCGAAACAAAGAAAAAAATATTGTTCTTAAAAACATTTTAGATACCGTGATCGATTGCATTAAACGCCGCATCAAATATTTAAACAGCGACTATGTTCACGATCGTGGCTTGTTGCGCGGCGCTATAATTTTTTGCATAATGCTGGGCACCGGTACTCGCATTAATGAAGCGCGCCAGATTAGTCTTGAAAATCTCGACGCCATCATCAAAGACGGCAAAGTTCGCAGCAAAATTAACCTCAAACGAAAACGCAATCGTTTAAATCCACTGCATCGACTCGAACTTGCCCCGCTGATACTGGCTCGCGAAATCTACTCCAAACACCCTACGATTCTGCAAATATCAAAAAATACATCGACGCCTTTCAAAGATTTCAAACGTCTCTTTGAGGAAGCCGGCGTCGAAATGGACAGACCGCGCTCGAACATGATCAGACATTACCTGTGCAGCAATCAATACAACAAAGGCATTCCTCTGCAACGCGTGGCAAAACTAATGAACCACTCGTCGTACAAAAGCACTCAACATTACCTAAACAAGTTTGATGTAGACATTGACGACAGCGACGACGACGATGGTGAAGAATCTACGGAAACGACAAGTACAAACGAAGAGAACGACATCACCGGTCCAAGTTCGAGTGGCGACTCTTAGCGGTGCAAACAAAAACCAAAAGCCGCAGAACAGGCCCCGCTACAACATTCGTAGCTGTACTTGCAATTGCGCCCAGTGTCGGTGCACGCCATCGCGCCATAATTGGCGGCGGCCAAAATGACAAATAATAATATAGACTTGATATGCATTACAAAAACACAAGTTAGCTTAGTAATAGCGGAGAAATAATAAAATAAACAAAATTTTTTTTGAACAAATTATTTATTAAAACCTTTGTTACATTCACAATAGTTTTTTTTCTTATTACACACATTATAGATATGACCTAATTTTAAATTGTCTACATGGTGATTGTCAAATATTACATTGGTTACCATGTAATTTCCCGAATTGTCGCAATATGTTGAACAAAATTTTATATTTATTAATCCATACAAGTATTGTAAAAACTTGCCATTATAAAGCACGCTGTCTGATTCACTATTTAAAAATACACGAAAAACATTTGATAATTGCAGTGTATACTCGTCTCCGTACATTTCAAACGGGGTCGTCAAACAAACTTTACAATAATGTATATTAAACCATTGCATACAAATTTTTAGAACAGGATCTAACGATTCTACAGGCCAATATTCAGCATTTAAAACATTTTCACAAAATCGTAACACATTTAATTTAGCATCTTCGTAGTCTCCATCACTATCGTCATGCGGTACCGTATGTAATAATCCTAACAAAAATTGTGCCAACACTTTAACACACACGTAACGATCAATGTGACTCACTATATTCTTTGCGAATAATTGTATTACAGTAGGCCAAAGATAAAGTGTTTTTAATTTAATCAAATGAGTTATTAACTCTAACAACACCACGTCAATCAATAATTTAGCAAACGTAGTATTCGATATACATTTGTCAAAAATATCTTCAATGCGACTATATCGCGAAAAAGCTACATATTTTATATGTCGTACGTCACAATGATAAACATGGCCCGGTTTAATAAAATTGTGTTTTATTTTATAATATTTTCGTACCTCTTCACTTGTTTTATCGGTTTCGTAATAATTTTTGTACGCCCTCAATGTTTTTAGCTTGTTCGCCAACGGTAACTTTTGAAATTCGAGCACATTAAAACGTTTGAAATTATTATAATATTCTTGCCAACCATCCGCATCGGTTATGTCTGCAACTTTGTTATACAACAAAAAATCATCTTGTTCTTCTGGACTGAGCAGATTTAAATGCTCCGGAACAGTAATTTTTGCGTCGTGCGTAAATCTTCGTAGTGCATTGTAATAATCGTATTTGTACGACATCAAATCCGCCGATTTATCAAGAGGCATGGTAAATTACACGTTCGTTTGCTCGAAGCAAGCACTACAACGTTATAATGCAAGCTCTTTCAATGTTTGAATTTATATACGGTTTGCGGCCGGAAGAGGCGGCGCCATTGTGCGCAAACGCACTGCTACAATATCAATACATTGGCGGCAAATTGGGTTCTGATGCGCAATTTACTTAATGTGACACCATTATACAACAAATTAATAAAAACGTTTTTTTTGTCGAACGTCACGTACACGTCAATGCGCGGCACAATTTGTATAATGTGTCGGGTTAAAAAGTCTTCAGGATCGGTGACGTAAACGAACCCGTCGATCGAAAACGTGCCTTGAACACCATTACCCTCGCCCGTTATCGGTAGCACGCATTGATTATTGCTGTCAACATAATAATCGGACACCACAGACACCAAATGACCGGCGTCGTCGAATATGGGCGCACTCACATAGAGCTGTTGCATAAACTCTGATATATCTGTTTTTTGCAAGACGGCAGGCACTTGACCGTACACATAATACTTGGCGTAGTGATGGTGGGCGTAATACAATTTGTCCTGTAATTTCATTCTTCTCAAATAGGCCTTGTGCATAGAATTGAATAATAACACATTGATGTACGTGTTTCGTTGCAATCTTGGAAATTTCCAATCGCTTGCTACATTTGGATAGTGGTATTTGATGGCTTCAAATTCGGGCGCCACGTCGTGCTGACCAAACACGTGTACGCGACCGTCGCGATCGCCGCTGCTGATGATGTTGACGCGACGCACCAAATGGTTCACTGAATATGTTACATGTTTGATTTCTTCCACGACATTGGCCCGGCCACTTTCGTCGTCCGTTTTAATTGAGCTTGACATTGATAATGAAAAACAATATACAAACTTCAAGGTTTTTATATGGCGCAATCATTGTAAATATATTGGCAAACGTTCCTTTATTTTTGCTCGACACACACAACAATCTTTGCATCGTTTGGCACACACCGAACACGTGACGAGATGAGCGCACGGCAAAAAACATGTGTCGCGCGGCAAATCCATACATATTTTACATATTGTGTCATCGTTTAATGGCGCAGCAGCAGCAGCAACAGCTGTCGCGGATTCGACTTTGTCTTGCACAAAACTATCTAGTTGTGGATAAATATTTACATATGGTTTTTCTATAGGTTTTTCCTCCACAAGAAGAGGTAACGTATTGAAATGACACTCTGGCGACCAGGTGCGATGTATGACTGAGGCATTGTCGGTCTTGTTCAATTTTACAATAACAATTTGACAGCACGAACACCTGATTTCTACCTTTTTGCCGTAATAATAAAATCCATTTTGAGCCAGCTGTTGGTAGTTATCTTTAAAATGGGCCCGAGCAATCTTAAATTTCCGGAACGATTCCTTGCGCAGTGTGACGTTTTTGTAGAGTTGTGCAGTCGCTTTCGGGCACACCGAAAATGTATGATATTTCAATTGATGGGCATCGAGTCGTTTTAAATAAAGCGAACAATACGCACATTTGTAACCGTCCGCTCCGTCGTAGTATATGCCAGTGTTGACGAGATTGTTTTTATAATCGTTGGACAAAAAGACACCATCGAAACTGGCGAGGCGATTATCCGCATTTTTGAAATGGCTCGGCGGAGCTAGATGAGCGTGCATGGCGTTCATTCTTCAGAATGTTCAACAGTTGTTGAAGTGCACGTTTTTGTTTGACACCAAACTGTCGGGTGCACGCATCAAAGTGTCGCCTCGAAACAATGCCGACGGGTGTTTCGAGTCTGCCCTTGCACACCAAATATTTTTCAGAGTTGGCGGCTCGCGAATGCGTCGGTTTGTAAAAATAGAACTCGTCAAAATTAACGATAAACGATTGTAACAGACTTATTGTTGCACGATTAAAAGTGTCAAAAATTTTTAGGACACAATTACCACCTGCTCGCAAAACCTCTAAAATAATGTAGCACTCTTTGCGCAGCAAAGATAACGTCAATGTTTCTTGATCGTTTTCCCGGCCCGACACATCGAACGCGCCGTCGGCCACGACAAGATTGCACCGTTTGCGACAAAAGTACATAAGCTCAAACATGACGTTGGCATCAAAAATGTCGCCCGAATCGAAGCAGCCGTAGATTTTTCGAAAATGTTTGTGGTCAAATGTATAGTCACAATCGTTGCGCAGGGTGACACCGTAGCCGACACAATCGGGATTCGTCGAGAAAACGTACTTGGCAAACTGGCCCGGTCCACCGCACAGATCAACGAACGTGTCGACGTCGCGACACACGTTAAACTTTTCGTCGATCTCCTTGAGTTTATGGTAGCATCGGCGCGGAACTTTGTCTATCAGGTCGCGAGCATATCTAATTTCGTCGAGACTGTAGTTGTTCAAGGCGTTTTTTAGTTTGTGAATGGAAGATTTTAATTTAGCGTTCGATGTCATTTTGTATGTTGAATTGAAATGCGACCACCACAGTCAGCAAAACTGCGCAAATAAAAGCGAAAACAATGTGTACAGACATTATATTCATCGCAGAGAGCGTGCCGACCGGACGATTGAGAGCTTTGGCCAAACAATCGTTAGTTACGAGCAGAGTTCTATTTTTTGTTTGATATATCAACGGTCGGTGATAATCAAAGTGTTCAAAGTTTGCTTTATTGATCATCGTACGATACGTGCTATCTGGCGGCGCGTCGAGCAGCGTGTCAATAATCAAATCTTTCCACGCGTGCTCTCTACCCTCGGGCGACACTTCGATTCTGTCCGAGTTGAGCATCCGCCATCGCACCATGTCCGACGTAGAGCAACAACTAGAGCAGATTATGCAGGAAGAAGAGGAGTCTCGCAAACCTGTTAAAAGGACTAACAATGAAAGGGCCACTATCGATAATGTGCCGCCGACGAAACGTTTCAAAAACAGTCCGCAAAAACGCGTCTCGTCCGGATCGACGGGTAGCGAAAAAGCGAGCACTACAATAATACCTACGGTGACTGGCCAGTTGAGGTCTAAGAATATGTATTGCGTCAACAATAAAGCCTATTACTTTTTTAATTTTACGGTCAACAATGAGACGAAGACTTACTATGGTAACGCGGGCCATTTTCAGCAGTTGCGCATTGATGCCACGTACACTATCGAACCGGTGTGCGATCAAGATGTTTATATATCAAAAATTACCGAAAGCAAGAACGCTGAGAAGATTGTCGTGATTAAACGATCAGTAGAACAAAACGAGTTTGATTGCGAAGAAACCGTTTCGGTAGTGGCAAAGTTTAAATACGGTTTCAAGCTGCTCGATTCTGATTTGTACAAGTGTGTGTACGTCATCAATTATGGCGACAGCTACGAGAACTCATCGTCTGTGCAAATAGAATGTCAGGCAAACTATAGGAAGTGGGCGGATTGCATCAAGAACGAAACAATTACAGACGAACATATGCTGTTGGAGTATTTTAAAAATGTTCAAGATCAAATGATGAATTTGTATCGTGTAAAATGTCAACAAAGCAACGGTAACTACAAGAATTTTGCCCTTCAAAATATGACGCAAATGTCTATTGCCGAGAAGCCGGTGTGTCAAATTAGCGAGGACGAAGACAACATTATAAGTATTAGTCGCTCTAACAAGCGCGTAATTGCGGGAGTAATTGAAAAATTAACTGTCGAGCGTCAAAGTAACGAACGGTTCACGTTCAACTACGTGCTGGAGAACGAAACTGAACCTGTGCGCGCTTGTTTCTACGTGAAACAACAAAACGACAAAAAAAATGATAGGCTTTTGCAGCTGGAAGCTAATTTAAATCAGCTGAACGATTTGATCGTTAACAAAGTGCATCGAGTCTACATATACGTGGTGGCCGGCCTTAGTACGACCGGAACTACTAATTATAATGTTTTAGGATTAACTAAACAAAATCTTAAGGATGACTTGTATTTATCAATGTAAATAAAGTATTACATTTTTGATTATTTTTGAAATTTTATTTTGACTTGTTCCTCGCCAATTGTTCATATTGAACTTGAAATGTATTTATTTGCCCGATTGTTTCTTGTACACGGGTTTGTAGGGGCTCAATTTCTACAACAAGCGATTTTATCTCACTTTCAATGCGTTCTTTGTCACCTATTAGAGTCTCTTTTAGATTGTCACTAGCTTTTTCGAGTTCTACATTGCAGTAATCCTTGACGCTTTGATTTTCCGCTTGTAACCGTACGATTTTATCACGCAAATCTTGTGTGTTTTTATTGTTTAACATTTTAAGATCGTTGGGGCTCAACGCCGCCTGATTGTTAGACAACGTTTCAATATTAGTTTTGGTGCTTGCTAATTCCTGTGTTAAACGACTCACGGTCGATTTGACCGATTGTAACAATTCTGAAATACTACGATTTTTGTTCGATAGTTGTGCATTTAATGCTCTTTTTTGATCAATTATAGCTCTTTGATTTTTGATAACTTTAGTAAAGTTTGTATTGCGAGGTTGTCGTTCTCTATTAGGATTAGATTGTCTTTGACTCGGCGGTATTGAAGATCGTCGCGCTGATAATGATGGTGAAGGCATGACGGTGGCGGCTGTCGATAAAATAGGCAAATTGATTGGTCGCCTAGTTTGATTAGGTGTGCTGATCAAGGGATTCTGAGCCTCGGCTATTTCTGTTTCTGTTATTTGATTTGCGGCTAATGCAGCAGCTATATTGGTGGATTCGGGTAGTATTATACTTGTAGGTCGCGTAGGCGCAACGTTGCTTACAGGTTTCAGGCGCAAGTCGTTTATTACAAATTGTAACGCTTCTTTGTCTTTTTGTAATTCACTAAGTTTGCTTTCTAACGCTATATTTTGAGCCCGAAGATCGTCATAGTCTTTATATTTTAATTTTAAACTTGTCAATTGTATTTCGGTATCTATAAATTTCTCGTTTAATATCTTTACGGTGTCGTCATTGGTTAATTCTGCCGCTGCCATTTGTTGTTTCATAGCTTTGTTTTCTGCGATCGTTTTGTCTAGAATTTTTATAGCTTCCGTGGATATGTCTTCAAACGTATTAAAGTTGACGGCTATGTTGTTTGTTTGTAGATAGGTTTTGATATTATTAAAAGCATTAGTCATTAATTGCACATGACTTTGCAGTGTGTTATTATTGGACTGTAGTTCGTTATGCTGCAATGTTATTTCATCATAGGCCTGATAAATTTTGCCATATTTTTCAATTTCTGCATTGAGTTGCAGCTGCAGCTGTCGTATTTGCTCCTGTAACGGTTGTTGAACTGCTTGCATTTTTGTCTGAATTGTGTTATCAGTATAGTTTGTTAGCGTTTGTTCTATTTGTGACGTAATTGTAGTTAAACTTTGAACAGTGATGTAGTCGGATAATACAAATTGGTAGTTCAACACATGGGTGGCCATCTTGCAATACGAGCTAATTACAATTGATAGACAATCGCAGATATCCGTGTTGTTTGTTAATGCCCATTGTGTCTTGCGTGCCAGACAGCTCAGCAAATCTGCAATGTTTTTATTCAGATACTTCTCAAAATCTTTAAAATACTTTAAACTTGTTATAATACTTTCATAATTGAAATAATGTGTAATTACTACTGTTACACGATCAAGTAACGCTTGAAAGTGCTCAATTGTAGGCGAGCGCACAGCAGTATTATACATTTCGGTTAATTCATTCAATTCTTCGGGTTTAGGAACAGCGACAGTTTGTGATGACGGCGGCTGCGGTGGTGGTGGTGGTTGTTGAGGCATGTAATTGGGTGTCGTAGTAATCGAAGTGTTACTTGGTATCGGGTGAATATTGATTGTCTGTGTGGGTATGGCATTCGTGGTGTCGTTGGATGGCGGCTGCATCATTTGCGCCTGCTGATGCTGTTGTAGCAGAGGGTTAAAGCCATTGGGCATGTTGGTATTGTAGTCGTACTTGTAGTTAAAATTGTGCGTGATCGCGTGAGGTATAGAGTTTGTGCCGTCAGGTTTTAGGGCTTCCATGACGAGCTCGGGCACTTGCAAATCGCTGCGATTAATCAGATGAGGCCGATAAACGAGTATAATAGACCGAACTCTATTGAGAATTTCATCAGTGTACGCTTGAGTTTTGGAACGTTGACTCATATTGTTGATTGTTTGCAATAGATTGTGAACAGTATTGGCGCTCACGTCGGTATTCTTGTATCGCGGAGTGCGATAGCGGTCGCCCATGATGTTTGCTCTGATAGAATACGAAACGCTATTGCGAAAATTGAAAAACAACGGTGTGCGACGCGGCACAGTAACGATCGGCACGAACGATGTCTTCAGAATCACCAGAATGGTGTACAAAGACGGTTACTTAATTGTGTTTTTCACGGGATACTTGAGCAACGGAGACATGTATCAATTTTTCATGGAAACCAAATGCCCGTTGTACTCTTATCGAAAATGTTTTGGCACGCACGCTGGAAACACGTGTCACCAGGGCTGCGTCAGCTACAAGACTATGGTAATGCCGGGCTTGCGCGGAGTGCACAGCGACCGCATCAATGTTGTCAAGTATAAACGCGAAACGGCGAATGCCCGCCACGATAAATATTGTTTGGACGCTTTCTTTAACGACATCAATCGCGTACACACGCAGACAAACATTAAAGAAGGGCAATATGTCAAGTTCAACAGTGTACAAAAATGTTTCGAGAATCGTTTAATGTGTTCGTTCAGCGACTTTGATGCTATACAAGACTTGTTCGAGACTGTTGATCCCGATTCGTTGTCGCGCGAAATCGTTCCTGTGATTGCGAGCTACGATATTGAGACCCATTCGAACGGCCAGCGCTTTTCGAATGCATCCATCGATCATATCATTTCAATAGCAATCGTGGTGAGACGTAACGGCAAAACTACCAAAATATGTCTGTATTACATGAAGCCGGGTGTGCACGACGACATGCTTCGCTTTGCCGACGTCAATCATGCGGACGTTCTGGTAACACGCTTCGACAACGAAATCGACATGATAGCCGCTTTCTTCGAACTGTTGCCTGTCATAAACATGGATTGTTTAATCGATTACAACGGAGACAAGTTTGATTTGCCTTTTATGTTGGAACGCGCCAAAAAGGCTAGTACGGCCAAGCGAAAATACGCTAAACCCGGCGATATATGCAAAGTGCGTCGCTACGATCTAGAACCGGTGGAGATTAAAACAAAATCTTTGTTTGACAAGTTTCAGAATAAAGTAAACACTCATTATTTTGGCTATTACATACATTTGGATCTATATCGATTTCTGAGCAGTGATTCTGAACAGAATGATGTGGAAAACTTTCAATTGAACACTGTTTCGCAGCACTATCTCAAGAGCAACAAAGTCGATCTGCCCATAAGCGAAATGTTGCGCTTGTACAATGACGCTAAAATGCAACGCATCGTCGAGTATAACGTGCAGGATTGTGTCTTGCCCATCGATATTCTATTGAAGATTGAAATTCTTGACTTTATGTACACTCAATGTGCCCTGCTCTATTTGAGCACTGACGATCTGCTCAGCAATATATCACACAAAGTGAATGTGGTGTTTTTCTACAATGCCATCACCAATACACGTGTGGACAGTGTCACTAAACAAACATTGCCCGACCCATATTTCTTCAACAAATACGATTTGAATGTGACATCGGGTCGCAAACGGAATTACGATGGCGACTCTGTCGATTCGCAAAATGTCGATCTCACGAAACTGCAAAGAAAGCCGATTCCTATAGGTGAAGTGCCCAACGATGCGGTCAAGCTGTGTCATCAGAATCAAAAATGTGTGTACACGGGCGGCAAAGTGCTTGCGCCCAAACCTGGCTACAAGAAATGGGTGGTAACGCTTGATTTCAACTCGCTCTATCTATCGATTATGATGCAGGAAGGCATATGTCTATCGAACGTGTTCGTGGCCGACGATTGTAACGTGTATCTGGTGAAGTATCGCGAAGCCATTAATCCAAAACTGCTCAAGACACTGCTCGACCTGAGGACGTTTTATAAAAACAAACGCGACAAGTTCGAGCCGGGCTCGTTTCAGTACAATTTGTACGACAAAACGCAGAATGCAGTCAAGCGAATCGCCAACAGCATCTACGGCTATTTTGGGATATTTTTTAAACCGCTCGCCAACTATGTCACAAAGATTGGTCGAGACAAATTGATGGAAGCCATCGAAAAGATCGAGGCCACTAGCGATGATGCCGACATATTGCGAGACTTTAATCTGAGCTCGATCAAGTTCCAAGTGATTTATGGCGACACAGATTCGTCGTTCATACAAGTGCTGTTCAATGAAAACGAAATAGCCGGCAACGTTGAAAGCGTAATCCGTACAATCATTAACGATTACGTCTTGAAAAAGTTAAATTCTGGCTGGGTGGGTTACAAAATGGCCCTCGAAAACGTCATGTCTAGTTTGATTCTGTTGAAGAAAAAAAAATATTGCTATTTGAACAGTGAGAATCGTTTAAAGTACAAAGGTTGGCTCGTCAAAAAGGACATGCCAATTTTTATGCGCAAAACCTTTCGCCAAGTCGTGGATTCGTACTTGCTTGGTCACAGCGTTGCGTGCGGACTCAAATTGCTCTACGATCTAATGGTGGGACACTACAACAACTTTGGCGTCGACAACAATTACAGCGAGTACAGTATGAGTATGGGCTATCACGAAACGTCAACTAGCAAGAACACTAAAGTAGTTGAAGGAGCAGCACCCAGAAAAAAACCCATAACAATTGCGAAGCATTGTCGCGAGCTGCTCGCCAACTCGGGAACAGACTTTTTGCCCGGCAACGGCGATCGCATACCCTATTTGCTTCTCGACATAAACGGCAGCATCACGGAAAAAACGTTTCCATTAAAATTGTTCGATTCGAACATACATCGTGTCAGCTGGTTGAAGCACGTCGACATCATGAGCACTTTTTTCAACGAACTCATTCAAATTTTCGGTGAACGCGCAGAGTTTAAGCACTATTACGAGAACATTTGTAGTGTGTACATGAGTGAACAGCTGTACGACGTCAAGTATCCCGTGTTGAAGGAAGTGGCGATCAAGAATAGTGACGACAGTGGCGAGTTGCCGAGACGCATCAAACAGTTTTCGTTATATAAAACTAAACCAAAGAAATCAAACGAAAGCGATTATGCCCAGCAAGTGTGCGGTAAATGTGGCGTGCAATGTTAAATGTACAACAACAACAACAATTCTGTATTTGAAATAAATTTATTTATCCACAATAATGGCATTATCAATTTCTTTGACTAAGAATTGTGACAAATCGTTGATCTCCTCATCGTTGAGATGTTTATAGTTGATGAATGATCTTAGAATTTGCAGTATATGACTGTTGTAGTAGACCTGGTTGCAGAAGTAATCAATCTGCCCGTGCGACAGTTTGATGCCGTCGGCAGCATCCATAATGTCGCACATATCTTGAACGGTGATCTCGCGTCTAATGAACATCTTAATGATTTCGGTAAATTTGTGACAAAATGTTTCGTCACGCTCCAAATCCTTCATGTACTGTTTTAGATGTAGATTGACCATGGTGACTTTGGCCGCCACCGGCATCGAACTAAACACTTGGTTGACGAAATTTTTGAAAAAATCCATGTTGCTGCTGCTAGTCGATGGAGCTTTTGTTCTTATTTAATATTGCGTCAAAGGCCTTTTCGAGATCCCGTTTCTTTTTTATACTCTTAGCTTTACCGGTCGGCAGGTTTAGCGTTGTGGATTCGTCTTTAATGTAGTACATTTGCAATAAAAGAATGAATATTACAAACATCAGTAACAAAAATAGCAATAGATTAGAGAACCCTTCATTTTTGTCAAAAATGAAACCGATTACAATTAATACGAGAAACGTAAAGTATATCAACATTTCAATTGTTTCAAGAAACCTCTTATTGTGTGCTCAAAATTTATAATAACTGCTAGCTTCATTAAGACTTACTTTGTAGTGTAGAAATTCCATGTCAAAACGACTCTACAAAAACATTCTATGGCTTGTGGTGTTATTGATGGTGGTGTTATGGGCGGCCGTAATCCTGTGGAACACACGCAGAAACAATCCTTACCGTCCGGGCATCACGTGCAACTCGTACTATTTGCGAAACGATCTACTCACTTGTCCCGAAAAGTACGAGTTTGATAACGCTCTGCAAAAATGCGTGCCCATCGACGAAAATGGTTGCACAGCGTTGGCGGTGCCTAGCACCATAACAGCTGCAGAGTTTACGTGCACACCGACACGCTTGCACAAACGAAGTCGGGATCGTCCTTGTCAGGCTTTAGTAGATTGCGCGACCGACGTGTCGACATACTCCGCCGAAGGCATGTGCTTTAAACTCACAGAAAACGACACTTTCGTCGAGGTGGAATGTATGCAAGTGCCCGGCTGTCGATATTTGGACATGGTCCACGTCCCGCTTGAACTTACGTTCAACGAAGTTGGCGCGCAGCATTACGACACTTTTACGTGTCCCGTGTCTTTAGAAAATAATCGGTTTGTGCGCACTACAAAGCAGCCCTGTTTCATCGGAATGACATGTGCGAACGACAACAATAAAACGCTATTGTCCTGTCCGTACCATTGGCAATGTCTCGACGATCATGAAGATGCCGCTGCGGAGATTTTATGCGTCCCTTGCTGGTATTATGCTCGATGTCAATACATGAACGCCTATACGCCGGTGCAAGCGATTGCCGCAGCATTAACCTAGTGGTCGTAGAATGTTTGTAATCGCATTAATCTTGCTCAGTACACTATCAATGTTGGCTTTGCTGTCTTTTTGAAAAGCGTTCAATTGATTCGTTATAGTAGTATTTAACGTGTCAATTTTTAGATTATTGTCCTTTTGAAAAGTGCTCAGTTGAGATGTGAACGCTGACACGTTTGTGTTGACGGCACCGATCCGAGCGTCTAAAGCTTGCAAACGAGCGACAGTGTCTTTGATTTGAGAGCCTATCGTTTCAAATTGTTTGTCGGCAGCACCGCTCACCTGTTGCACAATCCCCGACAAGTTTGTGTTGATGTCGTCCACGGACGTTTTTAGTGTGTCTTTCATGTTTGTGACAATGGTCAAAAGCGAAGTCGTGTCCTCGGCCAATTGATCGATGGGCAGATTGTCGATCGAGTTTTCAAGAATTTTAAGCGTAGAGTTTGTAATCTTGTCATTTTCGTGGATGGTTTTGATGTCGTTTCGTACGTTCGAAATGTCATTTCGAATGACAACAAATATATTTTTAGAATCGGCCATAATGACGTAATCTTCTTAGTATATAATGCGGTCAATGTCAATCTCATCTCACAGTCATCTCGTCATTATGCAATCAACCGACAACAACGATAGCACGGTCACGAAACTGACTGATGTTTTATTCAAAAAAATCGCCACCATACTTTACGAGAAGATCAACGAAATGCAGCTGCGAGAGCTGCCCGAGATTACGCGTCAGAACAATCTATCGATGCACGCGTTCAATATGTGGCGCGGCACGTTCATCCACCGGACCAGCGTTGTCGCCAAGGAGATACGATCGTTGATCACAAACTATAAGCACGACAAAAAATATAAAGCGTGGCTTCTGGAGAACTACGCTCGCAACGAAACCGAAGAGTTCGACAAGCTAGTCGAGTGTGCCGTCAACGATGTGATGCCGCAGGTAAACTTTGCCAACGACATGACCTGGCGCCGAGTGTTGAGAGCAAACATCGACAAGCATGTTCACCAAGATTCGTGCAATTGCAATTAAAATGTATAATATATAACCTGTAGTTTTAACTAGTCTCAAACATAAACACACATCATGTCACCCACGGTACACCAACCGTATTCGTTAAGCCTACTTGCGTTTAAACACACGTTACAGTGTGGCACACCGACAAACGGCTACGTAACTACGCGCACACGCAAACATCTGTGGAAACAATTGTTGTCAGTCGAGCCCAGCTACGAATGGTTAAAAATCTTTTTGCAAGAAACAAAAAACCTAGGAAATGTGCTCAGATTTTTGTTTACAAACAAATGTGTCGAAATAAATTTTTGGAGCGAAGCCAACGCCCTGACAAAATTGTACACTTTAATCAACAAAGACATTACAAATCTGACAGCGAAGCAAACATTGAAATTCATTGTGTTGTATTTGTATTTGAATGATTTGGACATATTATTTATGCCCGAAAAGTTTGCAGTGTTTTGGTGTAAGAGCAAAAGCAATCTGTGTAAATGGTGCGCCGATGTGTATGTGAGCTGCGAAAGCGGCAAATACATGACCGAATGCTGCGGCAATTTAAAATTTTCATACTACGATCACTACGATGTTCGAAACTTTACAAATACTGTGACAGACATTGACAGCTATTGCCATCAGTGCCATAGACCACTGTATACAATTATGGACGTTACCAATCAAAGATTTCCCTACAACATGTATTTTTGTACGCTGTGTGACTGAATAAAAACTATTAATATATCAAATAAATCTTTTATTATCATCATTTCTTTACAATCAATTTAGAATTTAACATGTGTTTCACTCTTTGTTCAAACTGGGCCGCATCCTCGGCCGAGTCGAAACTCAACGATCGCTTCGACTTTTTGACAGGCACCCTTTGTTCGCACACTTGATGCGTGGCATTGTTCCAATCGACCTGAGGGTTGGGACGTTTGCTTTCGTGCACAATGTTTGTTTCGTTTATGCCGCGTTTGTTCTTCTGTTGTTCCACGTACGGTCTTTGGCCTGCGATGGCAGTGAATGTCGTGCCCGATTTGTCTTTGGCAATGCACAAAATTGGCTGTTTCTTTTCGCTGACTGGATACTCGACGGCTCGATCGGACAAATCGATCACTTTTTCAACCAAACTAGACACTTGTTCGTCTTTCTTTTGCAATATCTCGTCCTTCTTTTGCATAGTATCTTGGAAGCCGGTATACATTCTGTTCATGTCGGCCATGACGCGATTAATCTGTTGGTCTTTGTGCACAACAATCTTTTGAATCAATTCGTCTTTTTCCGCGCATATTTTCTGCATCATCTGCTGGTTTTCATGCAGCTGCTCATCTTTCCTCACTATGGCATTACGCAAATAATCATTATCTTCTTTGAGACAAACAATATTTTGCGAGATCGTTTGCAACAAAGCCACCGTGTTAACGTCATTGCCATTAGTCGGCGCCGCCGCAGTGTCCATCTTGTATTGGCCAGTTTTCCTGATGGTAGGCAGCACTTCTTCAAACACCCACTTCTTGAACGGCTCAACACGATTATTTTTTAGCTTCGAACTTAGAATCATTTGGTACAGGCCAGGTTCGTTTACAAAAACTGTATGCGGATGAGTTGATGACGTAATACCCTTGGTTTCGGGGACATGAAATTGTTCATATTTTTTACGATATTTTAAATCAATTTTTTCTAATATTATATTGTCCGGACGCTGATAACCCATACAACGGGCAAATTCTGATGCAGCAAACCAAAATTGCACTTTGTCATTGTCAAAGTCTTCTTTAATAAACTTGACTTCGACAGGTTTATCGTTCAAATAAAACGTTTGTTTAGACAGAGCCATATTGATGACACGTTATCGACAGTCGAAAGGTTAAACACAAATGATACACGTTGTCATGTTTGAGTGTATTTATTGATAATTTGACAAAGGTTATCGAAAATGACCTGCAGAGGAACACAATAAACTTCGCCGTTGTCTTGATACTCGTGCAGCGCCAACTTCATGTCGCGTTCGATTTTTGCATAATGTATGCTAGGTGGCGAATGAAACAGCAACCTGAGCACATCGTACTTGGCCCGTCCACAATTGAGCAGATTGATCCTTTTTGATATGTTGACGGTTTTACCGATTTTATACAAATTTTGTTCATGGTATTGCTCGTTGGAGACAACATAAAACACTCCAACTTCGGTATTGGGACAATTGTTCAATCGTTCAGCTGCGTCTTCTATAAACGAACCGTCAATTTTAGGAAAAACTTCTTCATACAACCATTTTTGTAGTTTATCAGCATTTTTCAATTTGCATTTTGTAATCATTTGAACCAATCCAGCTTTATTCACAGATACTGTATGCGGATGAGTAACAAATTCAACATTATTAGCATCTATATCACATGGCTGTATTAATTCTTTGTATTTTCGACGATAGTCAATATTTACTTTTTCGAAAGCCGCTTGAGGTTTATCATAACCCATACACCGAGCAAATTCTTTAGCCGCAAACCAATATTCAAATATATTATTGTTAACTTTTTCTAAAACTAACTTGACTTCGACAGGTTTGTTATTCAAATAAAACGTTTGTTTAGAGAAACCCATGATAAATGTTTATTTGACCACAAACTTGACTGTATTATGACAATTTCAAGACACTAAGCAGTATTTATACAATGTGTCCTAGTCCAAAAACATGTCGATCAAGTGTTCGGGAAATAGAAACTCTGACGGCAAAGCACACACGTCGCTCAACTTTAGATTGTCGTTTTTGTAGCAAATGTTATCGTTTTTAATGTAACCATTCTGTAGCACCGTGGTGTTGTGATAAATGTCCCCGCCGCCCACTTTGACACGATTGTGCGACGATATGTAATTATTGAGGCTTTTGATGGCACGGTTGGCGATCAGGTCGATTTCGGTGCTGTCTGTCTTCTTGTAGTTGCGTGTGCTCTGCACCAAATCTTTGCTGCCCTTGGCGCCGCATTTAATAATGTCGCGAAACTGGCCTTCGAGCGTGAACAGTTCTCGATCGCCACACACCATCTCCTCGTCACCAATTATTTCACTCAATCGCTCAAACAGCAGATAGCTCGTGTTCGAACTCAGCACCAAGGCACAATCGCGCAACATTAAATCTAGTCGGGCGGCAAAAATAACATTTTTATGCATGTCCCATATGGTTTTGAGTAGAGGCATACTTTTAAAGACATTTTCGACTCTCTGCCTGTTCTTGTACAAATAGTAGATTTGTTGCGACACAAACGCCAATCGATTCTTGTCGAAGCACACAAAGTTGTAGCGTGGATCTCCGTACAACAAACATTCCAAATCGATCAACGAATTTGGCTGCGGCAAGAACGTAATAACTTTTTTGTCGCCATCGCAATCAGTGTTGGCGCCCGTGAAAATGCCAAGGCCAACTTTGACGTTCCAATCGGTGTAAGTGGCGGGTTGACGCACGTCGGATACTTGCGTGCTTAGTTGCGAAATGTTGGGGTGACGGGTGGTCCAAGCGCGAACATTGCTCACGTCTCGACCGTAGTAGCGATGTATGCTCGTTTTCGGCGGGACAACGACGTTGGCACCGTTGAGGCACTGCACGTTGGCGTAAAACGATGCCGTGTTCAAAAAAGTCGAGTACAGAAACTGTCCGGCGTAGCCGTTTTTGCTTTGAAACTGATCTTTGATGATGCCATGATTGAATTTAATCTTTTGAAGTTGGCCGCTAATGTCGATGAGGCCGGCGTCATGTTTGCTGTTAAACGATTTGTTCAGGAATATGATGACATTATGGTCCCACAGTATAAAGTTCGGTATGATCAAGTAGTTGATGTTGTCGGTGAATTTGTTTCGTTTGAGTTTTTTCAAGTAAACATTGGAGGGCAGATCGCGAACCACGATCGTGGTGGCCATTAATATGCGGCTCAGCATCTCGGTGTGTTCGTTTCGCTCGTCGCGTTCTTGGTACACCGAAATTAATTGTTCAATGAGGCTATTGAAAAAATTAATTTTAATTCTTTTCACGTCTGCAATAATGTTTCTGAGAAACGTTTTAAATTGATCAATGTTGCAGAAAAAGACATTATCAATGTCGGCGGGGTCGAACAAAATATCAAAGGTCGTTGAACTTTTGGGCACAAACTCAACACACGTGCGCTGCGTCGCGTTAGACATGGCGGAATGACCGCTAAAGGTCATCGATTTAATAAGAGGGTATTTTATTTAAATTTTTGAGTTTTACGTAAACTAACATGACGACTCCGACTGAATTAATTAATGTGCCGATTCTAAAAAGTCTAATTAAAACCGAAATTGATCGAAACGTCTCCGGCAACATCACAATTTTAAACGGCAAACTAAAAAAATTGGAAGACGATCATCTCAATACATGGGTGGAAGTGTACGGAGTGCACAACTCTAGGCTGCTAAACAAAAAGATTCGTAACAATTACGTAAAGAAAATCTGCACACTACTCGATCTCGACTACAAGGCGATCGTCGAAAGCGACTACGACAAGAATCACATTAAACTAAAACTCAACGATGCTGCCACGGCACGCGACTGGCAGAATCGATCGCGCGAAGTTCGTTTAAAAAATTTCGATCTCGACATTGACTTTGACGGGCCCATTAAAATATTCGTAGCTGCTTCTGCCGAGCATAAGCATTTACTGAAAAAAACTCGTGACGCTCTGTTGCCGCACTACAAATATGTATCGCTTTGTAAGAAGGGCGTGATGGTGCGCGAGAACGAGCGTAGTAAAATTTACATAGTAAAAAACGAAAACGACATATACGATTTGCTTAGCAAAATGTCGAACGCCGTTCATCCCATTTGACTAACCGATCCTGTCTGGCCAATCAAATGGTTATAGATTAAATGTTAGATTAGTTATCAAGTTGAATCTCTAGCGTACATATATAAGCGATGGTCGATTACAGTTGTCACCATTATCGTGGCTTCTCGTTCGCCGTTCGCAATGGAATTTTTTAAACAATTATTTAAAAGTGGTGCTAGTGCCGCCGTCGACCCAGCTAATGCAAATGATGGTGCCGATTATTTTGTCTACGCCACCGACGATTCTGGCTCGACTACAGACACCAGTTATTATAACGACAAAGCACCCGAAACATTAACAAAATTTGAAAACGAAGTTGCACAGTTCAATTCGAAGAATGCCGTTGTAAAATATTTGCATTGGGGTTCTACTTGTCGCGAGCAAAGTCGTGAACAAGTTTTGCAACGCTACGAAAACAACAAATATGCCGAGTGTGGCGGGACTTCGCCCGAAACAATCATCGACTGGATACAAACAAAAATGGTGACGGAATCCTGGACAAACTTGAGACTGTTGTACATTATTACAGACGGTCAAATAAGCTCGAACAAAGTATGGACATGTAAACAATACATGAAACGTTATCCTTTTGTGTTTGATCGTGTAGTGTTTCATGCCATCAGTGCCGACATAAATTATGTCGATTTGTCGGTAGCGTCAACGTTCTTGGGCAAATCCGATTGCAGCATACTGTACAATATGTCGCTCGTTGAACAAATTAATCTTGCCGAACCCTACGATTACGAGGCTGTGACACCTGAAAACTTTGAAGAAAAAACACAAGAGATGCTGTCGTATATTAAATTGCAATTTTTGAATACGAAATCTACTGATGCCGCGGTGCTGCAAGAAATTGAAAAGCTAAAAAAGATGCGCAATCGGTTATTGATGCACGACAAATTGAAAATGGACATGTCGAGCATTTTTGAAACCAAAAATCGTGCCACGTTTGTTGCTGCTTTTAAAGATAGCAATTATTATAACACATTCGTGAACACGTATTCGTTTATGTCTCAAGTAGACAAAGTTGTGTGTACAATGATCAACTATTTGCACAACGATCACAAATCGTACTCTTTCGACGCTTTGCGTGTCAAACAGTATTGCAACACGGTTGGATCTGTGAGCGAAGAGGACGTCGACCAAGTGAGTTACGAAAATGCGCAAATTATCGAATTTCCCGATTGCATTTTGGACGACGAGAGTGGTGTGCCTGCCATACTGCTGACGCATTGCAATCTATTGGCCGACATTAACGATACGGTGACTTTGACTAAATTCAAGAAAAACATAGAGTTTCCGTTGCATTATATGAGCAACAAGGACGTTAAAGAATCGATTGAATACTTTTATAATGTTAACACACTAAAGTCACTGCTAGAACACGATGTGACCATTAGTCCTCGGTCGCGTAAACCATTTACGGGTGCGTTGGTGCCCAGTGCCGAGTTTGACGCCTACAATGATTACGTATTACTGAGTACATACTTCAACGGAAAAAGAGTGCCTGTAAACAAAGGCCTAATGTACTACGTGCTGTACAAACACATGATTAATGCGGAATACATAAATTCCGATGTTTGTGAATATTTTCGCAAATACGTGTTACATCGCATATCCAAAACATTGTGTCCAATTTCGTTTACCCTTCAACCTTTGGAACCACAAATGATGGTGTCGTTGCCCGCCGCCCTGTGGTATTGCGTAGATATTTCGACAGAGTTGTTTGCAAACGACCCGTTACATTTTGGCAAAGAACGCTTACGCGAATATGCCTATTACGCAAACGATATGATAACAATGTTGAAGTGGTGTTCGTATACATTGGATGAGGAGGCCATTAAAACGCGCGCTGACATTCTTTTAACGATAAACGCGTTGAAACGTATCCAACAGTACAGCAATAAATTGCAGTTTATTTTTAAACTAATCTTCAAAGAAGAACAGGGATTTTTCTTAAATGTAATTAAAAATAAAAAACACATTTATAAATTAAATTTACTCGATGTCGGCCACAATCAGATGGTGGACAACAAAAAGCTGGAGCGCGCTGTTGATTTAAATGAATTTGCATATTTCTACAACAAAACAGCAAACGTTGCTTTAAACAGTAGCGTTATTGACTTGCGAACTATGCGACCTCGATTTGTGTGTGCGGACAACGTTAGTTTTTATGAAGATTTGCTGAAATTGAGTTGTAACGTGTCTGCCGACAACAACTATAACATTCAAATTGAGCCCGCAACTAAATTGAATCTACACAAAACGGTTTCTTTGTACAAAATGTATATTAATTTCGTCAACGAGTACCAACGTTACCCTTCATTGTCCGATTACCAGGAATTTGTGTGTGAACGGTATCGTGTTCGTGACAACAAAATTGGAGTATTCAACACCAACATAATAAATAATATTACCGCCGTTTACTTCGAATATAGCACGCCGACAACAAATATGAGCGTTGATGAGTTTTTGATGAAAACCAAAATGTCTGTTAATAGAGAACAACGCATCGTGGTCGAGACCGACAACACGTGGAATACATACGACATCAAGCAATTTATTACTGAAGCGGAGCAACGTGTTGGTTTAATGTGTTAATTTGTATTGTATAATAAAGAATGTTTATGAAAGACTGGTTGTTTTTTGTTAATACTAAGTATTTCGTTGATATGGAGGGTCATATTGAAACCCATCAATATCTAATAAAGTCGATAGCCGACAAAGATACAATAATACAGCATAAAGATGCTCAAATTGCTGAATTATTGAATGCAATTTTACTTGCCAACTCGCAATGTATGAGTTTGTCTAAACGGTTGGTGGACATTGTGCAAGATGTTGTGGTAAAACCACAAAACTGTCAATTGTTGCACGCTCTAGCTGTGTGCGAGCTGTCGTGCAATAAATTTGCCTTTCTCAGAACCCAATTACGTTCTTTAAAGCGCAGCATTAAACGTTTGCAACGAGTCGAGCAGCATGAGCCCACTATTATCTATCAAAGCGAATACGTGCCCAACTCTATGAACATTTTGAATAAAATTAAAGAACAGCTGCCTAAGGATAAGTTTACGGCTCGTCACAATAAAATACAACTGGTCGACGACTGTGGTAAGGACACGTTGGTCAAATTGTTGAGTGAATTAAAAACAATACCATAAATTATAATCGATTTATTATAAGCATAGAGACATGTATACAAGTATTTCAGGATTACCGACGTCCACTCAAAAGTTGCCGTACAACGGCAAAATAATATACATGAAATTCTTTAATCGTGCCTACGAAAAATATCATTCGGACGCCACCGCCGACAAGCTGGCATGGCAGGCGGTACGACGAAAGTACGTGAAACACAATCATACATGGGTGCCGCGCGTCGACGCAAACTCTTACGACACCACCACTACGGACGAAACCACCGACACTGAAGACGACGACAATGACACTTTTTACGTGTACTAATATAAGCGTAAAAATGTTTCACTTGAACGAGTCTTTTTACAAGCAAGAGATGCCCGCGCGGGCAAAACGGCTCTTCGTTAGAACATTTAATAAATATCACAAACTCGACGGCGGCGATGAAGAAGTGGCTTTACACATGGCACGGCAGGCGGTCGACCGCGAATACGTTATGCTTAACAATCACTGGATTCCAAAAACTGCCGCCGAAGAAATTGTCCGTCACGACATTGACGAGGATAGTTTGAGCGAATCCGAAGGGTTACCGTCACGCGTCACCGTTGCCGCACCGGCAAAACAAAAGCAGCGTCAGCAACAAAAACAAACGGTTTCACACAAGCGCTCCGTGTATCAGCAACTCTCTGAATCCGATGGTGATTACAGCACGGACGACGACGACGACGAAGATGCTACCAGCGAAAGTGACGCAGACGACGTCGGTTCTCAGTCACACATAAAAAATAAATTATTGTTCAAGTAAATTCTAGCATTTTAATCTCCCACTCCCTGTCGATAACGGCCCGTTTTTTCTCGTCCGGCTTTACATAATGTTTGTTGTGGCGATTTTCAAAGTCAATAAATCCGCTCACTCGTTTATGATAGGTCTCATTAAAATACATGGTCTTGGCCAACACCAAACGTGCCTCTTTGTGCAATGTTATCATCACAGATTTGTTGCGATCCGCCTCAATGTACGCCACGCAATCACCCAACTCGCCCGGTCTGTTTACAAGCACGCTCGCCACGCTGCATTTTGTCTCGGTAAACAAATATTCGGCCAGCGTTTCAAGTGACAAATCGCTGAATATCTTGAAATTTGTAAATATACCACCACGAACATTTAAAAATATAATGTACTCTGTATCATTTAGACCGTCTGCACTAAACGACACATGTCTCAAGTCAATTATTGTTCCGTCAAACTCGAGATATCTGCTGCTTATCGAGGACATTGCGTCCAACTGATAAATGTAAACGTACTAACGGCGCGCCGCCGCCAACTTTGCTTTTATATAGAGAGCAGACTCGAGTCTATTTGTAAATAATTTGTATAGAGTGGCGTATGGCCGCTTGCGGTGGTGACAAATATCTTGTTAAAACTGTAACTTAATACCTCTACTTAAGGTCGCTTGTAACATAAACAGGGTAGAGTAATAAAATTCAATATTAAACGTAATAATTTTTAATAAATAAATTCTAGTTTATACAGTAGAGTCGGAATTTTCAAATTTAATTAAATCAGGCACAACAATTTCACGCTCAACATCACACACGCGTTCCAAAATAAAATTAAAACGCCTATGTAAACGTGTGTACTCTTCAAAACTCACGGACATGGGCGAAACAAAACCACATTCTTCGCAGTACACAATCTGGTCGTAAGTGTCGACGCGTCGACCTCCGCTATCCTTATTACCACTTGTATTTCTTCTCGTCAAACAGGGTTTTGTAGTTGCGTTTTCCGACGACATCGTACGTCGTGCTGCATCCAACTCGCGCCGAGTCGTTTTTGTGCTTTTCGTAAAACGTTGCGACGTTATCGTGCTGCTGCTGCTGCTTGCTTTTGAGTTTAGTGTCGACTGTGCCGTTGATGACCTCCTTAAGTTTGAAATTCATTTTGTCGCCCATTTTATGCTGATAACGCCTCAAGATAAGCGTACTGTTGACTAGGTGACACACTTTGGTAGATTGTGACCTCAATTCCAGAAGCTGCCGATTAAATACTCGCGCCGGGTCGGGCGTCACGCCAGAACAATACCGAAAAATGTACGAAAATCATCTATAAAATTATACCAATCCATTACGACAAGACTGTTTGATGAATTGATAGCAGCCGGAGTGTTTGCGTCGTACACACGATTCGTTACTGGTGGGGTTACGATTAATTGAAAATACCGACTGTAATTTGTTGGGTTGCGTGCCCATTTCGCGTAATGAAATATCCTCTTGACCATTTCTCGAGGCGGGCACATTACGTGACCGGGCGCGTTGCCGCCATACCGCAAATCACAACATTTGACGCGTTCCTTGTTGTTCGGACACTTGCCCAGCGTACGGAAAATCACTGATATATTTTTTTTGTTATCGTTAAACGGATTACTTTGCTGGAGCAGCATCGTTAGAACGGTATTGTATATTAAAAATGTCCTGTAAATCACTTGACTTTGAAACGCTTCGTCCGAATACGGCACGCTGAATATTCGCAAACCATCGTTGACGGGTTCATTTTCACTGTTGTACATGAAAACCATGCGTTGCGGCAGGACTATGCAGCGAAATATCGAATAGATTACATCGATCTGCAGTTCGTCAATCATTAAAATGAAATTTTCCTCGCAAACTCTAAAAGCGTCTATGATAGTTTTGATCACGGTTCGGATGGTGCTCATGTTTTTTTCTCCCGCCTCGTCTATGCCAAAGAATTTTTCATCGTCATCCAACTGCTGCAACATGACGTAGGCAAACATTTCGTGTGCATTAGCGTAAACGCCGCGAATCTCTAAATCATTTTCAGTGTTAACCAGACACATAAAGTACGGGCGACGATCGTAGTTTTGATAGATTGCATCCAACACGGTGACATGATTGTCTACAGTGGTGTCAGTGGTTTCGTCAGAGTGTTTGATCACTTTGCAATTCGCTCGCAACGGATGTATCCGACACTGGGTACCTTGCAGTTTTATCGGTTTGAAAGGAACCAATTTCTCCGAGACACACCGGTTTAAGCGCACCACAGGTTTGATCGACGACATTTAAAATAATATAAGAGTTGTCGATCAATTCGAGGTTATGTTTTAGAATGTTGGCCACCACGTCAGTCGTCGCCGGCACCTCGGACATATTTGAGCAAAATAAAGTAATAATATTGTCTTATGACAAATATGCACAGCTAACTCGCTATAAATTTGCTCACAAAGATAATCGCGACTACTACTACAAAGATACGTGCACGAATAAGACAGTAAAATTTCTAACACCTCTGTCTACACTGGACAAATATAAGGATTTTGTAATTTTTGTATATTGACCACTGTTACACAATGAGCAAAAATGAAAGAAATAAAAGCAGACTTAGCGACATTCTTAGATCTAAAAAATCCAGACAGGACGATTTAATTAGTACGCCTTCTAAAAAACCAAAAACCAGCGAAACCACCAATGTGATCAGTGAATTTAGTTTACCGGCGCCCCTTTCGCCGATGATGGAGACAGATGTGGACGAGAGCGAGACGGAAGAAACTGTCGAAAGACCCGAAGAACTTTTCCAATTAACGTGTGTCAGGCCCAAAGCTTTAAAAGCAGGAAACGTTATATTTATAGCTGCGCCTGTACTCAACAGCGTCTCGATGCATCCGCAGAACATTAGACAAATTCAATGTGTTATTGACAATCTGCAACGGTACATGGACCAATTACAAAAAAATATTTTTCATAACTCAATGACTTTAAAACAACACTTTTCCGATACACAGCATAAAGTCATCAAACTATACTATGCAGATATCGTATCGGCAATTGTTCAAAACAACACTGTGCACGCGCACAATTTTCATAGTGTGTCAGAAATGTTTTTCAATTATTACATGGGCATGTTTAATGTCATCGAGCCGATTATGCACGCAATAATTAACGTCAACTATACGATCGGCAAAACAAACATTTCGCAAGCCGTAACACATTTTTTAAACGTGTGTGCTCACTATGTTGTATTTTTACTACAAGAATTGATTAACAGAAACACTACTGTAAAAAATAATATTCCTGCGCAGTATATGAACGATATAAAAAAACGACAGAACATATTAACAAACATATTTAATTCGCATCTTCTAAGTTTACAAAGCTCCATGTTCTACAAACATACGCCGAACAACGACGACACCATCAATGTGGGCGTTCAACCAACGAATTATCGCGACCGCATCATATCGGTTCATTTACGCGTGTACAGGGACGATTTTAAACTCAAGTTTTAACCGTCATTTGTATCGCAACAATGAGGAAAAATCTAGTTCTAAATCGAGCTCGTTGGCATCGTGCACTCGGCGATATTCGTCACCGTACAAACGGTCGGCATGTTCGTCCCCGATGAATCCGACTGTTTGGTCGAGCAGCGATGCGCATTCGTTTTCGCTTTGTGGCGGAAAATTAAAGTAGTATTTGACGTTGCGATTGAATGGATCGCGATTGCGCTCGCGCTGCCACCGACGCAGGCATCCGGAATGAAACATTTTCTCAATGTTTAACGTCTTGTAATCGGTCACGGCGACCACGCCGTCATCGATAATTCTATCGAAGCATATTCCACATTCTATAGTGCACTCTGACCAGAGTTTATTAAACAATCTGTACAGATAACCTTTCTTGTCCTGTACATGTAGCGTAATTAACATACTGCTGAAGCAATATAAAGGCGAAACTTGCCTCGATACTGGCAGATTTACATGAGTCATGGAGCTTATAAAACCTTTTGTCAAGTACTCGCAATTGTATCGACGCACCAAGGGCGACGACAATGCTCGACGGCTAATCTACAAGAATTGGTGCAGCGAAATTGGCGAAACGCGCGTGCAATCGGTATCGTCGCGCAACAACGTCAGTTGTGATTACTGCTACAAAGTCAACGATCAACAGCAGCAGTTTTGCACGCAATGTTTTTTCCCGTTGTCTGGCAATGATCCAGAGTTTGTAACGTACTGTTTGCTAAGCGTGTGTTATTACGAAACAAAGTGCGAGTCGCTGTGCCATCGCAACGTCTATCGGCAGCGATTGAAAATGATATGGTACGAACACGAACGCAGCGATAAGGTGTACGAAATTGTCCATTCAAAGTGTTATCAGTGTCAGCAAATCAACGAGAATGTTAATGCTAAATATACCTATTTCAACGATGAAATGTTCTGTAACACATGTATGTTTCCCCTGTTTGTTATACAAATACAGGCGTCATAACCCAACAAGCGAGTATTTTCATTTATTTTCCGTTAATGTTAGATTTCACAGACCATGTTTTTTGAAATCAAACTTTGCTACATTTGTTGCATTTAAACAAAGATTGATCTGATTTAGTAACACTTTAATCAATGTTGGATTTGGAAGAACATGTTTATTGAAAGCAAAGATTGATTAAATTTAAAAACAACTTACGTCATTCTATTTGAAGTTGGATTTGGAAGAACATGTTTATTGAAAGCAAAGATTGATTTACTTAGTAACGCATTTAATCAATGTTGGATTTGGAAGAACATGTTTTTTGAAAGCAAAGATTGATTTAAATAGTAACAAACAACTTACGTCATATAATCAAAGTTGGATTTAGTAAAACATGTTTTTTGAAAGCAAAGATTGAGATTATAGGTAGTAACAACACGATAAACTGCGGGTTATCTGTTTTAAAGTGACAAACAACTTACGTCATACTACAATCTTGGATTTGGTAAAACATGTTTATCAAAAGCAAAGATCGATTCGACATAGTAACAACAAAATTACGTCATACTACAATCTTGGATTTGGTAAAACATGTTTATCAAAAGCAAAGATCGATTCGACATAGTAACAACAAAATTACGTTATGCTACGAACTTGGATTTGGTAAAACATGTTTTTCGAAAGCAAAGATTGATTCGACATAGTAACAAACAAATTACGTTATGCTACGAACTTGGATTTGGTAAAACATGTTTTTTGAAAGCAAAGATTGTTCGTTTTGTATGTAATAAAAACAGATTATTGCATCATTCTTTTGTCGAACTTGGATTTAGCGAAACATGTTTTTTGAAAGCAAACTTCATGTTAATATGAAATGTGACGCAATTTGATTCGGTTATCTGCAATTTTTATCGGTCGGTACAATCGCATGGTTCGCTTGAGTTTTCGTTTAGTATAGTCGCGTTTGTTATTTGGTGTAAATGTAAGATAAAGTATTATCATTATGTTATTTAAAGTTAAAGTTTAATTTATTGATTGGCAGTGATACAATGGATTCGTATAACGATACAATGAAGCTATATGCCAATCGCCTTATGAGTTTTGATAAATGGCCGCCTAATCATCCGCTAACTCCACATTGTTTAGCCGTCAACGGGTTTTATCACTTTAAAGACGCTGTGTATTCCGATAATGTGAGGTGTGCGTTTTGCAAAGTGGAAATATGTCGTTGGCAGGCACACGATAACGTCGAAGAGGACCACAAACGCTGGGCGCCGCAGTGCAAACTGGTACGCAAACTCGTCGACATCGACGGAGACTATAACACTACAAACAACACTGAACCCTCAATCGACGAATGTGGTGCGAGGCCTCATTATGCGCATCCTCAATATCGCACATACCAATCCCGTTTGACGACTTTTGAAAGCAAAGAATGGCCATCAACCATACCGGTCTCGCCGCACGAACTAGCCACGGCAGGATTCTTTTACACGGGAAAGAGCGACAGAGTTAAATGTTTCGCTTGCGACGGAGGCCTAAAAGAATGGACGAAAGGCGACGACCCATTCAAATTGCACGCTCGTTGGTTCGATCGGTGTTCGTACGTTATGAAAACTAAAGGAGAAGAGTTCATCAAAAGTGCCAGTGGTCCGTCGGCACCGCCTCAGGAACCGTTGCCATCCTCGTCTCAGCCTACCGCGCCTCCGCTCGAAAATGACGATGAAACCGCTTGCAAGATTTGTTTTGAAAACCAACGAAACGCCACATTTGTGCCTTGCGGACACGTTGTGGCGTGCTACACTTGCGCTTTGTCCGTGGATTCGTGTCCCATGTGCAGACACGCCATAACCACTATTGTAAAGCTGTTTTTTTCATAACAATAATAATAATTAAACTAGCATATTTCAAAGTGTTTGTGTTTTATTTTATAAACTCTCGTTGTCCCACTCATAATCGTCCTGTTCCATTGTGTCTTGCATGTCATAATCATCATCATCATCATCGGTCAAGCTTTCCAGCACCAACATGTCGAGCGCGGCTTCGTCACTTGCGTTTACGGGTTCGACCTTCTCTAATTCCAAATCAATTTTGTCTTGTAACTCTTTTAGCTCATTTTCGATTGCCATTAATTTATCTTTTTGTACGGTAAAATCCGTGTTGTTCGCTGTGTATTCGGCCTCAGTGTAATCTCGCACCGACGTGAATACCGTACCTTTTGCTTCACGTTCGATTATGCTTTTTACACTTTTCTGTGTCAGCAGTTCGATTACTGCACAACCGGGCCGGTTGCTGCACAAAACCAATCCCACGACACCGTCGTCTTGAAAATATTCCTTCAAATATTGTTCGTCAATGTCGTTATAAGCATTCCATTCCACCAGTATACGATTAGTTTTAGTAGTTTTAAAATATTTATTTCGAGTGTTGTTATCGATTTCCTGTAATACTTTTTCTCGGAGCCGTTGTGCTATATCGGATTCGTAAAAATCGTTTAGATTGTTACCGATGCGCAGCACATTGTTATAAAAAGCGATAATATCGTTTTCGAGCGGCTTCAAAACTGTCCTTTTGTAATTTTTAACCACTTGTTTCTTGTCCAAAAGGGAATTGTAGGTGTCACGAAGTTTTTTACTACTGAGCGTGTGATTTGCATCGTTCAAAACCTTCAGAATGTCGTCTAAACTGTTTGGTGTTGAAACGGTAGCTTCTTTCGATTCGCCGCTATGTTGGTAAGGTTCGTTTTGCTTGTAGACGCGCGTCAGTTTGTTGATGGTCTTTTTAATATCGTGAAATGTGGTAGTGCGCGAAACACCTACTATTCTGTAGTAGTCTACATACTTTAGATTAAGGGTGTACAAGCTTGTAACATACTTGAGCTTTGACGTGACACGCGTATCGCTTTTCAAAGACGAGTCGTCGTATTCCTGATCGGAAGTTCGCCTGGACGGCGGCTCGCTGTTCGGCGGGGTTTCAGGTTTGATTCGTTTTCGAGCGTTTATGACGCCAACCTTCGGACTGGGCGAAACGGCAACAGCAGCGCCAGGTTGAAGTTTTCGCGCTTGACTACGTGTGACAGGTTTACCGGTGCTCATTGTCGAGCAACGTAGGCACAATGACGGACGTGATTGACGATTTTAACAAACTCTACGACAAATTGGCCGGAAAATACAATTTGAAATTTTACTTGAACTGCAATACGAAAAACATCAATAGTTGCACCATTAAGTTTTTGCAAGAGCGACGGTCTTACTTTTGCTGTGCTGTCGATCCGCTCGACAGATGTGTGCTGCACAAATGCGTTCTTATCATTTTTGGTACATGGCTCGACAGGCAGTTTCGCGCGGACGATCCCAGCATTGCCCGCAACCTGAACGGCACGTTCATGATCGACGGACGCAATCTGAGCTTTCCCAACATCATGATGAACAACAACATACTCATTCACAATTTTTACGATAAACTGTACTCGAAGAGCTGCAAACGCATGTTTCTCTACGGCAACGTAGACGAAGAAAAGAAGATTAATCGCGCCATTCAATTGGTGTACGACAAACATGAAAATGTCTTGTTCGCAAGAGACGTTTACGCGAGTGATTATGTCGTTACCGAAGATTTAAACGCGATTCTCAGTATGTACCTCAAAGACAGCGGCAAATGGGAGCCGATAAACTTTATTTTCGATTTTGACAAACAACAGAGCGGCAATTTGGTGGAACAAATCAAATTGATTATGGCCACAGACATCAATTACTCTATTGACAATCTGGCCAACAAGATTATATACAAACACGATTATCTGCTATCGCTCATATACAAGCCTATTTTGAAGAATTATTGTGCGATTCGCGCCAACGATAAAGTAGTAACGCCAATGCGGAAAAAAAAATTGCAAAGTATTCTGTTTCCGAAAGATTGCAAGAAAATCATCGACACCATTGTCAACGGCAAACTCATTTATTCCGTATCGAAAACGTTTAGCAAACAAAAAAAGAATTTCATCAATTACCAGGACAACAGCAGCAACAACAACATTGAAATCAATTCGCCATCGCTAAAGTATCGTATCGGCAACGAAGTTGTACGTATCACAAACGACACGATGCGGCAGGACATGCTCATGCAAAAATACGATTTCGTACAGTTTATAGATAGCTTTTTTCATGGCGAAATGACGGTGGCGGGCAAAAAGTTTTTCCTGTGCCGCGACGTTCGTTTGCCCAGCGTTGATTACGGATTGGTAGCCGAAAAATTTAACGCTCTTCAAAATTCTGGCTTGCTCGTGCGCAACGGCGGAGCCATGAATGACGGCGAACTCATCGTGGCTTTCAATAATCGTCCTACAGTGTACACGTGTCGCAGAGATCAACTAGTTTACATAATCTACGAACTGAAACGTAATCGCTTTCCTATTGAATTGAAATTGACCGACAGAATACTCTTTATCAACCATCACGAAGGAATGATCTGTATAAAGAAAAAACTTTTGATCCACGACATGCAATCGAATACGACGGCCACAATAGCTGCCCTGCTCACCCCGTACGAATATCACAATAGCGATTCGATACTAAACAAAGTGGCCGGTTTGCAGATTGTTCAAGATCGACACGTGTCCCAACTCATGTCCAAACTGCTACAATACTACTACGTGGGCTATATGGACATGTTCGCAATAACGCCGGTTCCCAAACTAATTGTTTCGGTGACAAATCTAAAGAACGCGATGCCCGTCGTCGAATACTCAAGTTTGGCGGATCGAGAAGTGTTTTTGGACAATCTACCGTCCGGCAACGCGGTGGTAGTGGCGCCAGAGATTATGCGCAACGACAAAATGTTCTATCTGTGGACCATTGTGCGCGACAACAAACTGCAAACGGCCGAGGATCCGTACATTCCCGACATAAAGTTACCGATTCGTCTCTACAATAATAAAATAAACAAACTCAAGGGTAAACTTAGTTACAGTAAAAACGAAACACCCGTTGTCAAATACAACAAGAGTCATAACAATAATTGCGTGTATGTCGAGGGCGGCAATATGCTACACATGGCCGGCGTGGTGGTGTCCAACGTCAAGATCGGCTGGATCTACGACGGCAAACGATACAAAATCGAGGCGTGTCGAAACAAGAATTTTTACGTGTCCAAAATCTACATTTACTTTCGACAGATTGATCATCAAAAAGTCGAACGACTCGACTCGACGCTGACCGTCAATAACAACACCGTGTACCTAAAAATGACCATGATCACTTCGACCAGCAATCTGGAGGGTGTAAAAATATGCGGCATCCACGGACAAAAGGGCGTCATGAACGGTTCGGAAGATTTGACACAATGGATGGCCGAGGACGGTACGTGCGCGCAAATCTGCCTGTCGCCCATATCGTATCTGTCACGGCAATCCTCCTTTAAAGATATTGAAAACAAAATTGTAGTGCGCGGCGGAGATTTTAGTAATGCACAGAAAAACGACAGCAATCCCATACGCATCTTTCGTATACCGTACATGTTCTTCAATAACACTCCGGACAACATTTTTAAAGAGTTTATCAAAGGCAACTATACTGGACACGAGAAGGTAGAGGGCACTCGTTTGGATCCGTGGACAATCAACCAATCGATGGCGGGCAACCGTCTAGCCGAAAGTTTGCAATGTGTAAGAAACGGTTCAAATTTGCCGGAATGCAGCGGCGAATATAACGTTTTGCAGAGTTTGCTTCATTGCCACAACACAGTGGTTCGATGACAAATAAAACATATCATTTTAAAATTTTAATTTATTCTCCAAATGAATTATACCACAATTCTTAAATTCTTTATATCTACGACTGTTTTTAACAATACACGCTTTAACAACATTGTACTCGTTTTGTGTTAACGCTTCCTCAAGCTGCCTGTTCATCGTGACCAACAGTGTAGTTGTTGCTTGTACCAAAAATTCTTGGGCTTCCTTTTTGTTTTCAAATTTCCACTCGTTCCAACCTGCTAGTTTAAACGGTTTTAATTGACGCACCAGTTGTATTTGATCGGGACCGACCGTAATGATTGACGGTATCGTCAATATATTCAATTCAGGGTGCGTAGTCATTTTGAATAACAGATGACTCGTTTCTAGTATTTCCTTGTGTTTGTTCATTAACAACATCTCAAAGTTGGTCGTCACCGTGGCATCTGTTGCGATCGAACATTGTGGATAGGCCAAAACCGTATACGACGAACCCATAGCTCAAATTGTATTACGAATATTAAAATTCAAATATATATATACTATAAAAAATTAGTATTATTATTCATGATTATGTATTTATTTATGTACACTTCTCGGTAACAGGTAATACAAAGCACTCTATTGTGTTTGAGGACGGCTCGAAAGCGATTGAAAAATTGATCCGACACTTTATTGCTGTACCGTTTATTGATGTATACAATTTGTTCGCACAACAAACAGTTCCCGTAGCGATTTGTCATTGAAAACTCGGATCACCTACTAGAATTTGCCGGTAGCAAATTACAAAAGTTTTCAAATTTAGTATACAAAACTAAATTGATTCGACTGAGTACTTTTACACATAAAAGCAAATTCCGTTCGCGAAATTTTGTCGGAACGCAAATTGTCTACGCTCAACGATATGTGCTCTAATAACCGGCGAATTTCGTCAAAGTGTATTGTGTGAACTTCTTTAGTCACACTATAGGCATTATTAATAGTGACCTGGCGAACTTTGCTATTTTTAACAACTACAAACGGAAAATCAAATACACATTCTATCGCACCCACTACAACCTTAAACAAGTATCGAGTGCTGTCGGCTCTGGTGACGATCGTCGTGCTCGTGTCGTTTTGCGTACACAAACTGTAACATGCGATGCCTACGCCCGAGTTAATTTCGTTCTTGTCTATCACTTGGCGCACATACGAAACGTTATCGCCCACGTTTATAGCGTCAAAGTCCACCAGTTGTTTATAGTTTATCACGTTGTGATGTTTCGCGATCATGCCGTCATACATTAAACTATTACTGGTGGTGTCGCGAGAATCTCGCACTAACACCACGCATGCCGCGTTTCGGTCGATGGCTTGCAAAGTTTTAATTCTGTCGTACAATTGAAACATGCCCGTTGGATGAAATACAGTATACGAATAGTATTCGACATTCAATGCGTCAAACTTGCTGTAGGACGTGATGGCGGCACAATCGTCGGTGGCCGCGATGGCCGTGAATGCGGGATTGGGCAAAAACGACATGGACGTGTTGGGCGAAAGCAGCACGTCGTCGGCGGGCACGCGTTCTTCGCCTTGGTCGCTAACTAAAAGCAAAACGCCACTTTCGACAGCGCTGGCATTATTATAATTCGTCGAGGAGTTGTTGGGCCATATTCGTTTAGTCATAGTCCACGGTAGAGCATGTTGGCGATAATCAAAGTTGGCCTGGTAGTACGCCAATCCGTTCACGGGACACACGAGCGTAGCACAATAATTTTCATTGCGCACCGTTACAATCTTGCTAAAGTCGGCACAATAGATGCCGTGCGCGTACGCCATGATGGTGCTCAGGGCCGGCATGATCGTGCTTGCACTTTTATGACCGATTGCGGGGTGCACTATGCCCATGTGATTGCCTATCAGATTGATGCTGGCGTGAATGTTGTCAAAACGAACCAAACCAGCGCCAAACAATGCATTATAATAATCTAGAACGAAATAGTTATCGATTAAAAAGGAATAGTTGCGCACGTTGATATCGACAAAATTGACGTAGTCGCCGCGAATGCCGGTGCCACCGTCTCGAAGCTCGTAGGCAACTTCGGCCAGCACACCGGCGACAGAACGATGGCGCATCAGCAACGATGGCGTCGAACCTTTCAGCATTTGCGCGTACACATACGGCACGCACATTCGAATCGTGTAATTGGTTCCGCGACGCCAACCCATCGAAAAGTTCGCTTCCACCAGGTATTGATCGATGATGCGTACGACTATGTCGTCCATGTCGCAATACGAACGTAAAACTATGCACAGCTGCATCGCGCACTCGGGCAACGTGACGCTAAACACATACCAATACTTTTCGTCAAAATTCCACGGTAACCGCTGCGTCGGTGCCGTGCTGGGCAGTTTCGAACCGATTATTTCGAGAGCAGTCACCAATCTTTGCGCCAGCGCTTCGTTTCTATTCTCTACCAAAAGCGCCGAGTATGCTATCAATGTGTGCAACAATACACTAAAGTCTTCGGCATTAACAAACGGGCGCAAACCTTTAATGATGGCGTCGTCATCATCGATAAAAGAGCCAAGTTCATGATAATTGATTCGCGAATTTCGCTGTTTGAATTTTACGGGCAGGCTATTAATGTAGTATCGTTCAAACGTTTTCAATTCATTACTTTGGTAGTCGTCGTCGTCGTCGTCGTTATTGATCTTGTCGTGGTTACTATTGTTACGAATGTTTTGTGTGTTGATCGATGATCGAATGAACAAAGCGACAATCACCAACACGGCGATTATGACGAGTGCGTGTACAAGCATTCTAGTCAACTTAATACTTTCAACGCAATAGTTGTGACCGATCGGTCATGGCGTTTGCACGCTATCACGTAACGCGCACGCAACCATTGCCTCAATGCTGTAAATATTTGAGCGATCCCTTAGCGCTGTATTTGTTGTATGTCAATCAGGTTGACGTCACGCAGACGCGTTATGTACTTAATAAAACTATTCAAGTCGACGACGACGGTTTTGTTGTGCTTCAACAAGTATCGGTGTACTTTGACTTCCAGTTCTTGGAGACAACGTCGAGTCCGCGCGATCTTGACCAATACGCCCAAGTCACCAGGCCCAATATGACGGATCACGACATGCGAGTGTACAAGTTGCTGTTGCGCGATCGTTGGTACAAAGGCGATTTTGTGCGTTTAAAAAAAATGATGCTCCAACAAGACGTTTCGGCTCTTTTAACGTTTGCGTGCAATGTCCTGTGGGAAAGAGGCTACGAAGACAATTACACATTAGGCCAACAATTGAGCATTCGCATCACCACAAAACTCATACAAAGCGGTCTCGACTTTAAGCATCAACAAGATTCGGACAACACAAATGCCGTCACCGTTCCGGGCCGAGGCTGGAACAGCAAAGTACTTGAAAAATTTATCGGTTCAATCACATCAATTTCGGACGTAATAAAACGCCACAAGTGCTCTCTAAAATATATTGTCGTTGAAATTGATCTGGCAAACTGTGCCAGAGTCAAGGAGTGCTTCAACGAACACTTTACCGTCATCAGTAATGCGCACACTGAAAACATTTGCGCTATACAGCTCGACGACGACAAAAACTCTTTGCAATACCTCGTTAAACTGTCCAAATTAATTGCGGACAAAATAATAAATGTGCTCTTTGTTACCGACGTGGAATTTTACGTTAAACAAAACGATTATCTATTCTATTTGTACAATTCTCTGAAACTCTACTATTACTGTCTGTGTAACAAGTTTGTTTTTGAGCATAAAGATTATGAAATAATTTTTTTGTTAAACCTAATTATATCTCTAGAATGGCACAACAGAGGACATTTGAATTCGTTTACTTTGGAAAAATCCCAGATTTACAACCCACTCGAACTGTCTACGCGAAGATTAAATTCAATCAAACGAGCAGCCACGCAATCGCGCGTGATCTGCAATGATAATGAGATAAAAATAGACTTTATCAAGGGTAAACGCATGAAAATGGGCACACATTACGGCCCACGACTTTTACAACTCGAATAAAACACATATTTTTCTATATAAACAGAGTTTTATTAATACCACTACTACTGCTAATATGACGTAATATGTTTGATTGTGCCTGTGTGGCGTCAGAAAATGTTACATTAAACGATATCTGCGAATTGGTACACGATTCGTATTGTTTTCCGGCCAATTGACACAAGTGTCTCAAAAATTCACCACAATATATGTAAAAGCTATACATGTCCACAGTGTCGGGCGCATCAACATGGTTATTAATCTTAAAAGTGATCATATCGATCGGTACTCGACAATCGGCGACAAGGGCGTACTTCTGATAAACGTTCTTGCGAAGCGACTGCGCCGCGTTCAAAACAAATTCATAACAATCTAGTTTGCAATCTGGCAGAAACGTTGGGCCGATTATTTCTACGCATAGTTTGTATAGTTGGGCCAACTGTGAATAGTTTACATGTATCTGATGCGATCGTGACCACAGCAGACCCAACATTATTTGAGCACAAACTTTGATTGATATCAATCGTTCTAGAGCGTGTCTCGCCGTGATCGCAGCATTATTCTTTGTGAAATATTTAAAAGTGTCGAGACGCGCATACAACTCGTAGGACAGAATCGACACGATCATGTCAAACAGCTGCGCGTTCTTGTGGCATAATCGTCCCAGATCGGTAAACACGTTGCCGCCCACGTTCATAGTGCTGCATTGATAGATGTCGAAATTGAGCTCCCAAGTGTCGCTGCCGTCACAATCATTGTACGCGTAGGCACGCAATATGTTCAGCTTGTTGGCAAACGATTTTTTTTCATTCATAAAACAGCAATCTTGATTGTTGGCGTAGTCTTCATTGTACATAACAACGGCACGTTGAAACGCAAATGCTCCTTTGGTACTGGCACTTTCTACGGGCACGTACATTAAAAATCCTTTAGTTTCATCAATGTCCAGATCACTGATGTCGGGCAAAGTATACAAATTACCGCGCGTATATATTGTCAACTTTTGATTGTAGTCGCATTTGTACTGCATTAAATCGCTCACAGCACACTTGACAAAAATCACACTGCATCTTTGCTCGGCCATTTTCGATAACTATATGATTATTGCGCAAAGCTTGCACTTTCATTTTATACGATTGTTATCTCAATGTTTGGCACGTAATCAAATAATTATTATCATTGCTCGGTCAACATTGATCTATCTTTGCTTTTCCAACATTGACGTTGATTTGGCGTTAATCATTGGTTTAGCGTTAAGTAAAAATTTAGTAAAGTTGGATTTCGCGAACAATGTTTTTTGAAAGCAAAGATTGATGCGACATTTAGACAAATCACAATCTTTGCTTTCAAACAACATGTTTCACCAAATCCAACATTGATTAAATAACTAAAACTCTGTAATCAATCTTTGCTTTCAAAAAACATATTTTACCAAATCCAACATCGATAATTGATCCTACAATCAACTTTGCTTTCGAAAAACATATTTTACCAAATCAAACATCGACAAAATGACGTAAGTTGTTTGTTACTAAGTCGCATCAATCTTTGCTTTCGAAAAACATATTTTACTAAATCCAACATCGTTTAAATGACGTACTTTGTTTATCGAATAAAAATGATGCAATAATCTGTTTTTATTACATACAAAACGAACAATCTTTGCTTTCAAAAAACATGTTCCGCCAAATCCAACATCGTGAAATGACGTAATTTGTTTTTGTACTACATTGAATCAATCTTTGCTTTCAAAAAACATGTTCCGCCAAATCCAACTTCAAATAGAATGACGTAATTTGTTTTTGTAATACATTGAATCAATCTTTGCTTTTGAAAAACATGTTCCACCAAATCCAAGTTTAAAAAAAATGACGTAATGTGTTACCAAGTCACATCAATCTTTGCTTTTGATAATTATAGCACGTATAATTCAAGTTCATTGCATGACGCAATTTGTTTTAAATAAATCAATCCTTGCTTTCAAAAAACATGTTCCGCCAAATCCAATTTCATCGCATGACGCAATATGTTTTTGCACACATTGAATCAATCTTTGCTTTTAAACATTATTTTATACAAAATTTAACTTCGATAGAATGACGCAATTTGTTTTTAAGTTTTATCGATGTTTGCTTTTAAAAATCATTTTATACAAAATCCAACTTCGATAGAATGACGTAAGTTGTTTGTCGCTTTTTTATCACAAAGGTTATCAAGTAACTCTTATCAATGTTTGCTTTCAAAAAACATAATTCTCCAAATCCAACTTTAAAGAATGACGTAATTTGTTTAATATTAATGATCTTTGCTTTCAAAAAACATGTTCCGCCAAATCCAACTTCAATACAATAGAATATTTTTGTTTTAATCATCTGCGATATATAAAGCGATCCTGGATCGGCAGTCGTTGCACTTCACCTTCGATCATGGAAGTGGGAACATTGTGTTTGGCCATAGACAGCCTCATTTATAAACTACGCAACATCAACCATCGACTGTTTTACTTGCAACATTGTCAAGATTTTCAAATTCCTATCAACGACGACGAGACTATACGCATCGAACTTGCCCTCGATACAATCATGGCTAACTTTGATTTTATCATTGCCAATGTGATCGATAAAAAGTGTAATGATCAAGAAACTGTAGCAAAGATGCAAGCCATGATCCACGATAGTATACGCAACGATCTTGCCATGAAACTTTGGGAGCACGTTGGCGTGAGCACAATCGATCTAGACTATGCAGCTTTGCCGAGTTGTGTGCATGTGCTCGAAAACAAAAAACAACTAAACACAACAAATTTTATCAAACGCCTCACAGACAAGAATACTATCAGCGACACGGATTTGGTGGAAATGTTTACATATCTTACGTATCTGTACGTCGAGCGGCAGGACAGCATCGTCGCGCACATTGTGCAGAACTTGCGCAACAAGCGCGCTCTGTGCCAGGAACTGCAGGATCGATTGAATAACTTTAAAATTAATCATAAGTTATGGATATAATGATTGTATATAAAATAAATGATTTATTTCCCATTGAAACAGTAGTGTGTATTATTTAACCATGCGTTGTGCGGGTCTGTTCATGATCATGGAACCTGATAAGGCCGTGCTTTTGTGCGCGCGCCGCTCTTACGACAGTACAGTGCACTACCACGACGCAGATCAGCTGAAGCAAGTAAACTTTTTGGAGAAAATATCAATTCCGCGCGGCAAACGCGACGGTCGCGACATATTTGACTACGAAACCGCCGTACGTGAGTTTATTGAAGAAACGGGCACGTTCTTTGAAAGCGCCTGGGTGTACCGAGTGCCGTTCGTCCTACAGTGGAACGACGCTGGCGTCACATACAAATACGCCATTTACGTGGGCGTCGTGCAAGGACTGCTGCGAAACGTGTCGCGCGAGCCAAACACCTATTGCGTCAAACTCAACTGTGACAAGCCAAACGACTACAAAATTAATTTGGAAACGCGCCGACACAATAACGAAATACCTCGCAACCTATATATCTTGCCATTACAAGACTATTTTCAGTATATGAACGAAAAGCAACTCGTCACTTACGACTCTAGCAATTACTTGGAGTTTTTCGAGTTTGTCAAAAGTGTAAAAGCAAAGTTTGATCAGAGAAATTTACGTAGATTCTTTTTGCTGTCCCTCAAGCTTGAAAGCTTTGATTTTTTCCACAAATGGATGAGCCGAGGCCCGAGGCCGCTAATGTTGACTCCCAACAAAATAGTCAATGTTGTCTGACACGCAGCGAAGTCTACGCTCTCGTCAGGGAGGTAATAAACAAACGCAAACATCACAATCTAGTTACGAACGTTTGCGATCATGTCTTTGACGACGGCTTCGAGGAACAACTGAAATATATAAGGGCAAATATTGACAAAGCGCTCATAACCGTTGGTGGAGAGCATAAGCATTGCAAGCGATTAGCTGCGCACATAAAAAAGATTAATAAAATATTCAAATTGAATAAATCTTTAGAGACCGAATACAAACAATCAATCGACAGATATGGCAGCAACCGCTTTAATCGAAACAACTAATGGTGGCGATGTCGGCAAGTTTGCCTGTGACAAGGCACACATTGAACAAGTGCACGCTGTAATTAGTTATTTGGAACGGAAAAAAATCAAGCATAATCTTTTTTCTATGCCCGTCAAAGACAATGACACTGTACAAATGGTGCACGGGATCATATTCAATAACGACAAGAAAAACGCTCGCAAGAACAAGAAGATGATTAGTTACAACAAATATATCCTGTTCAACAGCTGGTACACTAAGAACCGACAAGAGACCTGGCCCAACAGCCACACCATGTGGAACATTATGAAATCGCAGCCTGTTGCCAAGCCTTTTGTAGATATCTTTGATTTTATGGAAAAACTAGGCAAAACCATTGCTCCTACCGTGTCCGATCTTGCAGACGAAACGAACGTCGAAAAGGACGAAAGCGTGTCGCGCACCGACGTCGAAGAGGGCAACGAAAAACGTAGCAAGATTTACAATGAATTCTACAGAATCACTAGTATCACATTCGAAACACATTCTGCGCCATCATCTAGTTTCATCTACGATATTAAATTGAAAAAGAGCCATAATGGCACCGAACGATTGACGCGTTCAATGCTCCAATCGGGGATAGACGCTTTGCGAAAGTGTTTATTGCACGTGTCGCGACCATCGAAAACGGAAGTTATTGAACAGCAGCAGCAGCAGCAGTTGGAAGAAAACAAAGCGTCACGCAAGCGTAAACAAACTAATGCTGCTGTTGTAGCTAACAAGAATGCTAAAAAAAGCAAGCAGCGCTACGAGCCACCTGCTTTCAATATGCAAAACGATCACATCGAAGATAGCCAAATGTCTTTTACCTAATTGTATGGTTGTAATAAAATAAACAAAATTTTTTCAAAATATATGTATATATTTTTAATTTTCTAACACTAAATCTATGAACATGAGATGTTGGCGAATGATCCTAGCGTTGACTTGTAGTCCGTCGTAGATTATTCTGCCCGAGTTGGGTGCAACGATTAAAATTGCCGAGTGGGTTTCATAGCCGATTACGGTTGCTTCGTGTAATCCGCATATTCGAGCTCGGGTTATTATTGCGACTACCGCGGACATGGCCGCCTCGTAAACGCAAAACTAAGTGAATCGTAGACTCTTTTTGAATGTTATAATCGCTCATTGTGCTCGAGTCTTCGAGCTGTTTACCAGCATAGATCAGACGTTGCTGATCGGGAGGTATGCCTTCTTTGTCGGTGATTTTTTGTTTTAGCTGTTCCACTGTGTCGGTGGGCTCCACCTCAACGGTCACCGTCTTGCCGGTCAACGTTTTTACGAATATTTGCATAGCTTATGTTTTACCTTCCTCTTATTATTAATATGACGGATACTGTAAGATAGAAATGGCATACTTGAATACGGTAGAGTTTTGTCGTGATCTCGAGCAGCACACGGCTCGAATTACTGCCAAATGTCCTATCGATCCTAATTCACGTTTAGGCGATGTAATACAACACATGGGTCGCAATAAATTACTTTTGAAACGCAAGAAAGATGATGATTTTAGCATTGCCGAAAGCATAGAGTTGAGCGAAGCCGCTAGATTGTATCTCAACGCTTTGCAAACAGAACGAATGTCGTCGTGTCGCCTTTGCTACCATAACGACGACTCGTTTCGATGTGAATTTCATAAAAAATACATATTTACCAAAAATCACATGGAAAACAACGACGAGTACGTACAGTTTTTGAACAGTGACATGGGCATTATTAGCTATGTCGAACTGTACTACGTGTATTTGGGCATTTCGACATGGCGCATCATTGCATCGAATCGATTGAAAGACCTCACAGATTTTTCGTCAATCAAAGAGCTACTGACATTCTACAACTACGATTGCGACGACGACGCCGACAAAGTGCCCGACGAAACAATGGACGAAGAGTAATTGTACGCCAAACCTTGTATGCAAAGTTCAATTAATAAACAAAAAGATTGAATTGTGATGAATGTTTGATTGTAGACCGAATTCGATTAAAATTATGTATGCGCATCGTGCAAACTCGTTGATTGGGCGTGCGAAATGCGTAGATTTTTGGTACGAAATTAACTTTACGTTAAACTTGACGAAAATTAGCTTACGCCTCGGCAAAGTCTGAGTAAAAGTTTATTAAATGAAATTATAGACGCGGCGTAGTCGAGTTTGTTGAGGGTCTGTTATTAAACGAAATATGATTAATAATAGAGAGCTTAATCAATGTTGACTTTCAATTAGTTGTTCCAACAGTATTTATTCTATGGTGGCTTCGTCAATAGCTTCATTATGGGCTGCGGTAATCTGTAATTGATCGCCATTCAAGTTGACTGCCAGCGTGCCTACACATTGTTTGTTTGACGCGTTAATCACGTAGACTACTTCGGGTTTATTGTCGCGTATATACAGCGCATAATCGAAAATATTCGTTATATAATCGGTGAGAGGATCAATCTTTAAGTGGACTTTTTCCAATTCTTTTAATGACTCTACGTTTAACGTGACCGGCACGATGCCTTTGGCCAAATTGATCAGTGTCATGTAATGCTCAAACTTGCAATAGTGTTTGGCCGAGTACGACGCGTTCTGTAGTAAATCACTGGTGCTAAACTCCATTTCGTATCTTACTATATAAATAAAACGCAATACATTATTATTCAATCTATATCAAGCAGCGACGCACATCACCTCAACTATGTCAAAGCGTTTAAACACCGACGAGATCGGAAACGAGGTTGCGGCCAAACATCGCGCCGATAGCGCTGGCAGCAGTAGCGACGACGAACTGCCGCTAACGCAACAATTGAGTGTGTACAATAATGGCGCCGGCGGCGAGGACGAAGACGACGAAGTACACCATCCTGACGGCAACAAAATGCTGTGTATATTCAAAACGCCCACGATGACTAGAGACGTGACTTGGATGGATAAACTTCGATACAACCTAAAAGAGAAGAACATGACAGTGTTTCATTACAACAGCAAACTGTTTGAGAACCTGGGATTTTTGCGAGAATCTATAAATATCGACGATAACATTTCCGAGTTTTTGCCGACGGTGTCGCAAAACATTGTCATCACTAGACCAAAGAGTCCGCGCGTCGTCTATCAAGTGGGCAAACTTTGCAAAGGCGGTATGATACCGTTTTTCTTTTTTGATTATGTTCGCGTGACGGCCGCCGAAAGCACGTTTGGCAACTATCTCAGCTTGAACTGGTCAAACATGTACCTGCACAATGAAGCTTTCGCCAAGTTGATTATCGAGTTTAAACGATGGGAGTGCGACACTATGAAACTCAAGAACGTGGTGTACGTGAACATGCCCGCGGGTATCACGAATCCGGCCGATGCGCACAACAATGTGGCGGCCAAGGCAGCATTTACGCGTAAATTTTTCGACATTAAGCAGAAGAGCAACGAACAAAACTTTATGACTGGCGAACTAAAAAAGAAGATTGTGTGCGAGCAGTTTACCCAAGAGCGCTTTCGCGAAGTATTTAAATTCCAGAACGCCGACGATAAGACATCATCCGAGGTTCAGATGTTGGCGGGTGTGCTCATCGAAGGTTTCAAGCAGAGCAAAGAAGACATTGATTACGAAACAGTTAACTGTAAGACACTTCAAGAGAAAACGTATTCGTTGTCCGTCAAACCTATGGTGTTTTTTAATATAGAAGAATAATAAAAATGTACGTGTTTTACATTAACGGTGGTCATGTGGAGAAGCGTTTCAGCAGGGAATTTATTAATTTTATTTGCGGTGGCAAAATAAAACACGACATTAAGGCCGATCAATGTACGCGCAAGCGTTGTGTAGTGTCGTCGCGTTACGCTGCCGACAAACTTTTGGCGGCGAGCCACAGAGCGTACTGGCCGGACGGTAGCAAATTCAAGTGCAAGCTGGTGCACCGCGAATCGAAACGACGCAGATCGGACACGCCACTGCCGCCGCAAAAATGTCATGTGCGATCCGTGAAATGCAGAGCGCCGAGCATCGAGCTAGAGGACAACGACAATTGGTACACGTCAACACACTTTATCGACATTCACGATAACGACAACAACACTCTGGAATCCTTGCATCGCGACCTTCACGATTTGACTATTGACAAATTGTAAATACTATTATTTAGAAATAAACAACAAGTAATTTTAACAATGATTTTTATTTAAAATTTGTCTGTACTAAAATTAAGAAAATCCATCCGCATTTTTAAGAGTTTACTCTCAATGTCTTGCACTTCTTTAGGGTCTTTGGTGATGCGTTTGATTCGCTCCCAGTGTTCCATCTGTATTGTCAATTGCCTCTTGGCTTGAAGTATTTGGTTCAGTTGTCTGCGCAGGTCTTCGTCTTTGCTTTTTTTCACAGCATTTGTGTCAATGATTTTTTTGTCGGTTTTTCTAAAGATGGGCATGATGCTGCGGCGGTTGTGACACTATTTGATACTCATCTCCTTAATCTGGGGGATTATATAGTTATTTTAAATGTCATAGGTCGCAACATGTAAATGATAAGAGTGTTGTATAAAAATGGCTTGGCAAACGTTAACGTTGGCAGTGACACTCTGTGCCTTGGCAGCGGCAATGACGACTACCACTCACGACACTGTGTACTCCGTGGACCATGTTGCAAAAACAATGCAGGTTCACGAAGTGGACGGCAAGCGAGTCAGCATCACTGTCATTCCGCCCAATAGCGACACCAACGACGACGAATCGCTATCGATGTACCATCATTTTCCCGGCGTCGCCACTCAAGTGCTGTTCCCGCCCGTCACGAGCACTGACGATCTGTACGTGCAACTAAGCGATGGTGTGCTGTACAAGACGCGTGCCTCGCGCGTGTTCACCAATTTTCATAGCCACAAGGGCCGGATGGTGTACGGACAACTGCTGACTATCGCCGTGGACGACTTGAGCATCGCCGGCATGATCTACGTTGGCGCACCTATTTATCGTGACAAAAAATTGGTGTCGGTGGTGACGTGCAGATACGACGATTACGACGCGCAAACGGTCCTGTTTCCCGTGTCGGGCATTCGGCCGCGCGGATTGGTGTCTGGTCAGTTTAATTTCGACGATCGCATCATCGTGCAAGAGCTGCGCCGCGGCATGTCGGTGTACGGTCGCGAGCAGTTGCCCTATCAGAGCGCTCACATGTCCGTGAAACAATATGCCTTGACTACAAACAACAACAAGCAAGCGTACAGAGATTTGCCACGCGCCATTGCCGTGTTTCACAATGCCAATGAAATTACAATTGCTCTGGTCGAGGGTCAATTTGAGATTGATCGTGTTCGTTTCGACGGACCGCTGATTACGCCACAAAAATAAGTTTATAATTAAAAATATAATTATATCATACAATCATGGCTCAACAAAACATTTTGCTGTTGATTCGTGCCGACATCAAGGCTCTGGACGACAAAGTGACTTCTCTGCAAGGCCAAGTTGACGATGTTCGCACAAACTTGCCCGACGTAACCGAGATCAACACAAAGTTGGACGGACAAGCCACGACTTTGGACTCTATTTCGAACTCGGTCAACATTATTAACGACATTCTGAACCCCGAAATTCCCGAGGTTCCCGACGTGCCGTTACAAAATAAACACAAAAAAAAGTAATGTGTATTTTAATGTAAGCCACCGCCAATTTGTATATGTATCATTGTATGTAAATAAAAATTTTTTTTGCCTAATTGAAATTTGTATTATTCCGTATAAAGATTGTCGTACCATCTATCCTGTATTCGATGTGTGTAAGCTCGCAAACCCATGTAGTAATGTAACGATTCGTCAATCATCAAATATAGGGCAATTAATATGAAAATGATGAACAAAGCAACAATGTTTGTGTCTTGTTGTGGCATTAGCATGAGAATGAGGGCGCCCATAATGAACATGACTGGCACCACCATCGAACTATGATGACCGCTAAACAAAATTTTGTTGTGTCGTTCAGTGTATTGTAAAAAATCTAGATAAGTGTAGAGAGCGCTTGAAGCTAAAGCGTTACCCACCAGGGTGGCTTCATCAAAGTCGTCAATTACATCGCCTTGGCTGAGATCTAGTCGTTGGCCGTTCGAGTTGACTTCGAGTGAAGCAATGTATTCGAGACCGTCGCGGCCCGTGACCAGATCGATTGTTTCAGAGTCTTCTTCTATGAGATCATCGAAAAACTCGGGTATGAACTCGATCAAGTCTCGGGTGCCGCCGGTGATGGAGTCAAAGTATGCCGACAAAAAAGACAGGGACAGATCGTCGGGAAACTCGCGCGGAAACATGTTATTGTAGCCGAGCGGGTCCCATAGGCCGAGGATTAGATCGGCTATCGACATTATGATTAAAATTATTCCTATAACCGACGCAGCTTTAATGGCAATTCGCGTCATGGCTTTGGCAACCGCCGATATGGTTTTAATGGCGATCCTGTTAAACGTCTGAGCCACGAACGCTTTGTATGATTCGCCGAGCAAACGTACGGTGACTCTTTCGGTGGTGTTGTATAGGATGCGTTTTAGTGTGGGTATCAAGGTGGTATTGATGCGTTTCAACATCAGTTTCAAGTTATCGAATAGAAAATCAAAACCAAAACTAGCCGCAATGCCCATTATCAATGCGTTATCTTCGAGAAATTGGGAAATGACAAAATCAAGATCGGTGTAATAGGGCGAGTTGGTGTCTCGCAGCGTCGACGTCGCCGGGGCAACGGCAATGCGAAACTCTAATTTGCGCTTGGGAATGGGCACGCGAGAGAGTCCCTCTTCGGCGCGGTACACAATCTTTTCGCCATCGTGCAAGTCGAGATCGTCGTAGCTACAATAGTTGACAAATAGTTTTTCAAAGTCTATGTCAGCGGCAGGATCGCGAGTTTGTTGCCAATCGCGCAACAATTGACTAGAGTTGACAAACGGCCGCTGCGGCAAAACACTCGATGGGTTTCGATAGTCGAACGATCTCAGCTCGCTAAAAACATTGTTGGCAAGCATTTTCATGGTTATGTAGATGGTGTCGCCTAGTACGAATCCAATCAAACTCTCCCACCACTGCAAATGACAGCCGCCGTTCTGCAACGAGCGACCGAATCGTCGACAATAGGCATCGTTAAACGTGCCGAGAAACTGTTCGGGTAACAGAGGATTGTTGCTCGCGGCTACATTGAAAGCGGGAACATCATCGATGCCCATTATGACATGTTCGTCGGTGCGAATGTAGGGCGAATTTAGATACATTTTAGTCATAGTGTCGACGAGAATACATTTTCGGTCGTCCGTGTAACGCAACTCGGGTGCTTGTATTTCTTGTTCGGACCCTTCTCTCGTGGCGGCAGCTCTGTCTAGATTGTAACACGCCGGTTGACCGAAAAGCACCGCAGTCTCCGATGTTTGCGTGTAGTTGGCCGGCGTGCTAATCTCGATGGGTCCAAATTCATTGTACGGATAACAACTCATGCTTTCGCAACCTTTTTTACTGAATGTCCATTTAACGTGAAGCGCGCGATTAGCCACAGCGGACGGAATGTAATAATCGTCGAAACCCGCTTCTCTAATTTCGTAATCGATCAAAATATGCGGCAGTTTCGTTCGCCATTTATATATGCGTCGCAGTCGCCACAGATTGCTACAATAAAGATCGACATTCATGTAATCGACAAAAGTCAACACCGTCACGGGGGGAGCCGTCATTCTTATAAAGTGCAAAACTAGTTTAGGCGATAAGACCTATATAACAAAGGTGCGACCCAATTTCGTCTATCAATCGAAAATGGACACTCGCCTGCGAAAGTTTTTGCGGTCGCACGTATTCGACAAAAAAGAGGCCAACGTGTACATCGTGAGCATCAACGACGACAACAGCATTCGGGATATTAAAAAGGCCAAGGATCACGATGCCGTCAACACCAGCGTCGTGCATCTGCACTACTACGAAATTAAACGATTGCGCAACAATGCAGGAGTAACTCATTACATCTACAGGAGTGTGAATAAAATGCCAGAAAATATCAACTATACATGTATTTAAAATAAAAAGATTACATAAAAAAACATTAGTTTTATATTTGGTTTGTCGACGGTGGTGAATGTAGTTTACAATCATAGTTGCAATTAAAGCTATCGATGGCTATGTTTTTCATCTCTTCGAACGTTATCATTTCGCCCGTGTAAAAGGCCGCAAGTTTTAGTAAACCATTGTGTCGATTGTTAATCTCCTTTCGATTGTTTGTGTTCAGATTAAAAATATGATGATTAAACAATCTATACTTTTTAATGATATCACTGACTATAATGTCTTTTATGACGGTGGTGACCCAGATAAACTCAGTGCCCATTTTAATGCCGTTATGCGTTCGTCTGATTTCGTAGTGATCAGTATAAAGTTGTGCGACTCTGGAAACTGTTTACACGCAGACAAGTATTCTTCGATTAGCTTTACAGAGCCATTCTCCTTTTTAATCTTAAACAGTTTGCTGACATTTTTGTCGGTGGCATCGTACAGTACACGCACGACACTGCCAAATTTGTAGGTAAAATTATTCTTCTCTTTAAACTCACTGCTTTTCGTATCTTTGGAACGTAGCCAAAAACTCAAAGCATTCAACACGTTTTTAATAACTCGTGGACGATCGTGCTTTTTCTTATACTCTTGCAGCACTTTAAATTTAATGTTTTCGGTCAGTTTAATAATGTCGCTGACGTAGGCTGAAGAGTAGGCACGAGACATTTCGTCGTCAGTGATTTCTTTCTTGCACATGTGAAAGGGTAGCCTGAACAATGATTTATCATTAATCATTTCCGTTAAAGTGTTATATATTAATCGAGCTTTATATTCTCCGATAGAAGCCAGCAACAGACTAATCTTTCCTTGAGCATACACTTTGTCCAAATGAAAATAATTTGTGAGAAACGTTAGAAACTCGAAATTTTTAACCTCTTCAAAATAACATTCCTTTGGATTGGTGTTTTTCAATTGTGTCTCGCTAAATTGATCCTGTTGCGGGATGTCAATCTCGAGATGCAGCAACAGTTTGTACGATACCATGAAACGATAACGTTCGTACGTGACGACGAACACGAATCGATCGTGATGCATGTGCCGAGCCACGTACTCGTTGTACACAGAATGAACACAATTGACGTAGCGAATCACAAATGAATCGTCAGAATTTTGATCATACACCACCAAAAACATATAGTATCCCGTGTCGAGCAAATGGCTCGCAAACAGTCGGTTGTTCTGCAGATGCATGTCGCTCGGTTGATCTTGCAAGATTTCATCAAACAATTGTTCTGTGGCAGTATCGTGTTGAACCTGTTGAGCGTGAGCCTTGGTCAATGCCGACATTTTTTTTCCATACCTGCCGCGCGTTTTTTGCTTGATTATTGTGCGCTGTGGTCCTTCAGAAGCAAAAAATTTTGCAGTAGTATTAACACCATTATCATCATCATCATCATCATCATCATCTTCTTCAATAGCGCTATGGTTTCGCTTCAATTCGTCCTTCATTGAAACTGCTTTTCTGGCAGCTCCTTTTCCGACATGGATGTAGTTTTTGGGCTTTTCATCTTTCGGTGGCAGCTCAATGTCCACGTAATTTCCTTTATTACACTCCATTGATGGTGCAAAATTTTCACTGGTCAACGCGTTAAAAAAATTAAGATTAATGTTTTGCAGGTTGCTGGCGTCGTCGTAAGTGTTGTTGATGCCGTTGACGTTTTCGATAAGATTGATGTAATTGTTGTCGGTGTAGGGTTCGTCGGTGCCGAAGACTTGATCGATAACTTCGGGTGTGCTCGGCGCAAACGTAAGAAACGATCCGAGCTTATCGCGCGCTGGAGTGCTGCGTCCCTCGCAATTCTTGTACGCTTGATGCATGTTCACGACGTGTGACCGGGCAGACTGAAACAATCGTCAAAATGAACGTCAATTTATACTGCGCCAAAGACAACGACAATATTATCACGTTTAGTATGTTGGGCACAATAAACTCTATTAACATATTTGTGTTTACTATAGGACCTCCAATCGCCGTGGGCGGCGGAACGCGTTTGGTCAGCGGCTACGAACGTGGCTTACGCAACATTTGCATGAACGTTGAATGTGTCGCGTCGTACGATAAACAAGCATACCTAATCAGTTGCGTCAGAGTGCCGTATGTGCTGACCAAGTTAATTGCGCACAAACACTTTTCTAAACCCGTGGCGCCGATAGTGGTGCGTAGCAACAACGAAACACAAGTGTGGCACGTATTCGGCGTGTGCAAAAGTCGCGAGCTATCGTCGATTAAGCGCGTACAAGGCGTCACCGTCTGCGAGAATGGACACGAAAAATACGTTGCCAAGGAAATGATTGCGCTCCGCGGCAACTTGCCCGCAGCCTTCTTGGCGGCAATCACGCGAAACGCCCCGCACGTGCAAGACGTAGACGTCATGTTAAACATGTACCCGAATCTGCGCGTCAACATGGAAGATGTTTTTGTTCACAGCAAATAAAGTGATTAAATAATGGGTGTATTTTTTTATTAACGACAAGGATAAATTAGTAAAAAAAATTATAGTAACAGATTTTTGTAAAGCCGTCCAATGCAGCCAGTTTCCAAACTTGCTTCAATACATTTCTGTTCGGTCAACTCGAATTGTTGGCCATGCGGACAATAAAATTGAACTCGATCGGGACAAATGTAGTAACTGTCGCAGTCGTACGGGTCTGGCGCCAAACCGTAGTATCCTTTTGGGCATATTTTATTAGTGTGAATATCATAATGCATATCCTTTAGTTTGTGAAACAGCACCAACTTGACTACAATCAATAGTGCTAATAACAACCACATGTTAACTGTTGTAACTCAATATGCCAATATTAGTTTTGTTGCTGTTTTTGTCGGTGTCTTCAACGCGAAACTTAAATTTACTCAAGAGCATATTAGAATAGTTGCTGTTCAAAGTAGGTTTGCATTTGTTTGCAAAAATAGTGTGGTCCAACAACGATTCGGAATAATTGAAAATGCCGTAATTTTTCAGAATGGAGTAGTGACCGTACGCGTGTTCAATAATGAATAGTAGCGTGACATACTGCGTAGTTTCCATTTCGCTGATTTTGATCAAACTCTCGTGTTCGTCAGGTTTGCGTTTGCGCGACGGAGCAAACGTTTTCATCAACTTGACTTTTTGCTTTTCTTTCATAATGTTACCGACAGACATGTCGGTGTCAAACTGTCTTTCAAGCATTCTAACAATACTCAAACGATCGATCGTGCAAACGATTTCCTCGCGTTCGTTCAAACGAAACATGAGCGGTTCACCGGGAATAATGACGTCGGGTCGATCCGTAACGACAAACTCCATTCTATTGTCAAAATTATTCACTAACGGATGAACTCGATTGTGTACAAAGCCCAAAGAGGCTACGACTATTGCGACGATATCGCGAGCCGCTTGACGATCTCGAAAAATGGTCAACAGAGGCTGTGTCAATTGCAAAGTGTTCAACATTGCCATGTACTTTACTATAACTAATTTTATCTTTAACGTGTCATAACTCTCTAGACTGTTGAGGTTCTTGGCGTCAAACTCGGCTAGATCATAGTCTTTGTGAAGCTTTTCGTTGCCGTTAATAATCTCAGTGACCGTTCTAATTTTGGGCGATTTGTCACACTTGAACTGTTTCATGGCGACTAAATATTTGATTAATGTCTTATATCAACGGCTCAAAGCATGTTTCGTTGTGCTGGATTTACAAACGGATTGGCTCGCATTGTAGCGTTTAGTGGATTGACAAAAGTGTTTCCACCACCACCAGGAGGCTGTTGGGGTGAACTGTTAGGGCTGCTAGATTGGAACAGTAGTATCAACAGAATGATAATGACGAGCGCAATCAACACCATCATCATAGTGTTTTGGCTCACGCCGGCCAGGTTAAACCCGGACGACGTTGTAGTGGTCGGTCTATTGATATCCATTTTATGGGACGAATAATGTCAACAATGTGTTCTTGACCCACGGATTCTGTAAATTATCGAGCGTTTTGAATTGAGAACTTTCGTAATCTCCTCTTATAATTAAATAGGCAGGCACAGAGGTACCAAATATGTGTTTGGTCAAATAGATTTTATGTTTGGCGTCCACGATGTACGTGTCTCTGTTGATGACGGGCGGGCTACTAAACTGTCGGTAAGGAATGAGCCGATAATCGAAATACAACAATTTTGTGCTGCCAAATAGACTGTTGCTGGCCAATATGATAAAAAGCTGACTTGACGGCACGTAAAAAGCGTTCAGAGTGCCTTTTATCTGTATAATGTCGGGATGGACAAATATGCAGGAAGTTTCGTTAGTGCGCAACGTCGGTAGAATGCTATTCACTTCTGTTTTTATATTTAATTTTCGATACTTATTAACGGCATACCGGTCCACTATTATTTCATTGTAGCTGCTGTACATTTTCTGATTCTGATCGGTGAACTTCATAATAAACTTGTAATACGATGTTAACGTGATGTAATCGTTCAGTAGCTCGAGCAGATCGTCAGGAAACTTGGCATCGTAGATGTAGTCGCGTTGAATAAATTTAATATAGTTTGTGCTCGTGTCCAGTTCAAGATTAATTTCTTCGAAAACTTTGTTGGGTTTGCGCGTCGAGAAATGTTTGCTATTTATAATTGCGTAATTATTGTGTGTCAACGGCAGGCCTTTGTAGAAGTTTCGCAACAAAAAATCGCCAGTCAGCTCGTTTAAAATGTTATTACGCAAAAAATGCTGCGCCATAGGTTCGCCAATCAGATACAATCTATACGGATGGTTGGGCGACGACACTTTTGGCATTTCGCACATTTGCACGCCCGACCAATCAACATAGGCATTATCAAACAGATAACCTTCCCGGCCTTCTATCAATGTAAAATTATTATTACTCTGTACAAACAATCGTTGATTAAACACTTTTGTAAATTCATTATAGAAAAACAACAAAAAAGGTTGGGGATCGTTTACGAAAAAGTTTGTTGCGTACACCGGTGTGCCGGGTTGGATGTAAACGCGTTTCTCAAATTCAATAATGTCGACGCTGTCGCGCATACATGTAAATTTAAATTGAGGCTTTATATACTTGAAAACGTTAACGTCTTTATCTACAATCAAATGTTTCAAACTAATTTCGTTTAGATAATTAATGTAGCTAAGCAGCGTGCCATCTTCGATGTTTTGAAAATTATTGCGCAAATACTCTTGTATGAACGGGCGCACTTCAGAGGGTATTCGATCAAAATTTTTCACATCAAAATACGACGCCAAAAACAGATATTTCAATTGTTTGTTTTGTAGCGCGTGTTTGTTGGCGACTAAACTCATTTTGAATCTTACTACTACTATATTTCTCGTTCTACCACTTGCTTGCTACCCTTAAAACTCGTCTTACATACAGGACACTGAGGGTATAGGTTGCAAAATTTCCACAGATTTGCATAGCACATGTTGCAAATATTGTAGCCACAGCATTCGTTGGGCTTCAAAAAATGTTCTTCGACACTCGTGTCTTGACAAATGTTACACTGATACAACTTGGGCTCTGTAAACACATTTATCAATTGCATACGCTCGTTCATCGAAGCAATCACGTGCAAATATTTGTCACAGTGCGCTATCAACAAATCTAGAGCGGCACTGTTACTCTTCACAATCTTGCTACAGCAATAATCGTTGATAAATAACGTGTTTATCTGACGCAACTGACGTACGTACGGCAAAAATATGTACATGTTATACTGAAATTTAGGTTGGTTGTTCAAATGACCGATAACGTCTATCACATTCTTGATATCGTTTATTAGATAATGTACGCACGAATCGCGTGGTAACACCGCTTCGCTTATCGATTCCCTGTACGCGAGTAAAGAATCTAGAGCGTTATCGTACGACTGTTGATACATATCTTGAATGATTTTAAACGCAGCCAATTTCACAGCAAATTGAGCCTTGGGACATTTACTAACATTGTTGGTGTCGTTGTGCAAGTCGTGTAATATAAAATTACTAAATACCTGTGTGCTCAGCTCGTTGTTGTATTTTTGCATGGTGCTCTGGTAGCCACAATTGCTCTGTTCGAGCGCTCAAACGAAACTGAATTCCAACTTTGCAAAACTCAACTTATATAGCGAAACATGACGCAATCAAATGAAACATTATAGGTTTTGTGTAATCTTTATTTATTAGGAAAGAAATCAAGATTGACAGCTTGCACAATCGCTATTTTTAGTACATTCGAGGTTAGGAGCGACGGTAAATTGCTGGGAATTGGCCGCCGGAAGCGTACGAAAATAGTACATGCCCGTCTTGAGGCCACGTTGCCAGCCGTACATGTGCACCGACGCCATCTTAGCCAAAGTAGGGTCGGCCATGTACACGTTAAACGATTGACTTTGATCAATAAATGCGCCTCTATCTGCTGCCATGTCGATCATGAATTTTCCGTTGTTGTGCCAGCATTCCCAGATTGTCATGTACAGCTTTTTAATGTTGTCGGGAATTTCATCTATGGAAGCTATCGATCCTCGGTTTGCCATGATCCTTTTCCGCATACTACTTGTGTACAGATTCAATGCGATTAGATCATCGACCAAGTAGCGGTTGACAACTTGAAATTCGCCCGACAATACACGTCTCAAAAACAAATTACTGTGAAACGGTTCAAACGACTCGTTGTTATTGAGTATTTGTGCGGTCGTGGCCGTCGGCATGTACGCCACAAGCAACGAATTACGTAATCCGTGTTTTTGTATGTTCATCTTCAATTGTGACCAGTCCCATAACGAAGTAGGTATCGCATTCCACAAATCGTATTGCAATATCCCTTGGCTAGCTTTGCTACCGGCAAACGTGCTATACGGCTCACTGTCAGACGCCAGTTTCAAACTGGCATCGAGCGCGGCATGATACACAGTTTCGGAAATCTGTTTGTTCAGTAAAACGGCAGCATCGCTCACGTACGGTATGCGCAACATGACAAATGCATCGGCCAAACCTTGAATGCCAATGCCTATGGGACGATGGCGCATATTAGATTTTTTTGCAGCTTCAACAGGATAGAAATTGCGGTCGATAATTTTATTTAAACTAATCACGACATGTTTCACCACAGAATGCAACAGTTGAAAATCAAACGTTCCATTAATGATATATTTGTTGACGGCAATCGACGCCAAGTTGCAAACGGCAGTTTCGTCGGGGGCGCAATATTGTACTATTTCCGCACACAAATTGCTGCATTTTATCAGGCCGCAATTACTTTGATTGCTTTTGCGGTTACAAGCGTCCTTGTATAGCATGTATGGTGTGCCGGTTTCGGCTTGAATTTCTATAATAGTACGCATCAATGTGACCGCGGGCATTTGATCGCGAAACTGGCCCTTGTCTTCGTAGTGTTTGTACCAGTATTCAAACTCATCACCAAACGTATTGTTAAGCTCGGGACATTCGTTGGGACACATCAGTGACCATCGGCCATTTTCTTGAACGCGACGCATAAATATATCGGGAACCCATAGGGCGTTCATCAGGTCGCGCGCTTTCGTGTCTTCGCTGCCAATGTTTCGACGCATGTGTAAGACGTCCATTATGTCGCAATGCCACGGTTCCACGTAAACTGCTTGAGCGCCTTTACGCTTGCCGCCCTGATTTACGTGACGCACCATATTGTTGAAAACCCGAAGCATGGGTAGCAGACCGCTGGCGGTACCGTTTGTAGATTTAATCTTGCTGTTGCGGCCTCGAACGCTGTTTACGTTTAATCCAATACCGCCGCCGTGTTTGGAGATCATGGCGCAATCGTTCAATGTGTTATAGATACCACGAATGCTATCGCTTTCCATGGTCAATAGGAAACATGAACTCATCTGCGGAGTTGGAGTGCCGGCAGCAAACATGGTCGGGCTTGCGTGCGTGTACATCTTTGTGCTCAAAAATTTATAAGACTTTATGGCATTATCAATGTCGTCTCCAAAGATACCTAGAGCTATACGCATGTGCATGTGTTGAATCCTTTCGGCAACTTTTTCGTTAATTTTTATCAGGTAGCCATTTTTGAGCGTTTGATATCCAAAATAATTGTAATCCAGGTCTAGTTTCATATCGATGTTCTCCTCTATGATTTTGCTATGTTTAATTGTTACTAATAATAATTCGTCGCTGACAAGATTGTGTTTGTGTAATCTTTGCACAACTTTGGTGAAACTTTCGTCCACGTATTTGTGCATGTTCGTAACGAGTAGCCGGCCCGCCAACATATCATAATCATAATGTTTGTAGGTCAATGTTGCAGCGACGCTGGCTGCGTAGATATCTATGTCTTCAGTGGTAGTGTGATCGGAAAGACTTTTTATCACTTTTAAACTCACAGCTCTAGGATGCACAAATTGAGAGTTTAAATCATGACACAGTCTATGAATGCGATTATGTAATTTAGACGGTGACACTTGTTCGAGACGTCCGTCGCGCTTTACCACGTACATGATTGCACACAGTGTGATGGCGTCGGTTTCGTCGACGCGTATTTATATGTTTTTTGGGAAATGTAAGTAATTTTCTCCTTTCGTAGAAGATTGTGAAAAATAAAATATA